GGTTCTAAAACAACGCTACTTAGATACCTGGGATGGCGTGTTGCCGAAGTTTGTTGGTGCTAGCGACATATCGCTATTGATGCAAGCGCCTGAGTAAGTTAGGCACGGCGAGCGGTATGCGCATTAGGGCATGGTTTTGCGGGTTCGAATCCCGCTACCGCTGCGAACCGCGAGGGTGGGTGAAAGGCAAAAAGTCCTTTCTCCAGGCGTACTACTAAGCTGAGTAGCCACCCGAGCGGTAGAAAAAGGGTTTTTAGGAGGTAGTGAAATGAATGATCGAATGAAAGAACTATTAGAGATAGAGGAACGGTGGCACGCTGCGTCACCGGCCTTAGAACAACCGGCTGAGGTTTTATCGGAGCCTATTTTAGTCGGGGGGGAAGCGATAGGCCAGCTTGCTTGGCTTAGTGACCCGGATGCTAACTTTGTTAGTCATGCTCGCCAAGACGTGGGTACACTTATCGGCGAAGTTATTAGGCTTAATGCTGAACTAAGTGGATGCGGGTGCGGTAGCAGTTGAGGACATTAGGGTATCATCGGGAAATGGTGTTGGGTGTATTCGGTGAGGGGCCAGCGCTGGAATATCTAGATAAAGAAATAAAAGAAGCATCGAATGGAGCGGATGAATTAGCAAAAATGGGCGAAGCAGAGATGGTCAATTTGTTGGGAAGGATGCAGTTTGGCAACGCGGAAGACACCTAAGGCCGGGTGGGAATATGAAGCCCCATATGGCAGTATCGATAAGGCTGCCAACAAGGTTGTTCATATGGCTAACGTGGAGGGTCAAACTTTCACTCTTATTTTTAACGAAAAGCGAATACAGGTTTCGCCGAAGAGCTTAGTCAAGGATGTCATTCAAGCGTATTGGGATATTGTTAATAGGGAACAGGAAGAATGGAATAAAACTCCGGAAGGTAAAGCTCATAAAGTTATGATGGCAGAGGCTGAGAAACGTACTGCGGAGTTCAAGAAAGAACCGCTACACTCTTTTGTAGTAAGGGGGGATAAGCAAGACGAGTGGCATAAACAAGTTGAGATGAACGACGATGATTATGGCAGTTGTTGTATCCGGTATATAGCTCGATGGGCGAATTATATGGAGCGGGAGTTGGCTAAAGGTGCTGAGTTGGAACAGATCGCTAAGGCTTGTGGCCACGAAGCAGACAAGGAAGGGATTACTGGATTCATGTACGGTGTGTCGGTTAATATCTTATCTCAGGTTTGGGTTCACGGCGAGGAATTAAGAAAGTGGCATAACCTTGATACTCAGATGGGTAACGAGGGTGAAAAGGCTAACGAAAACGGCGGTGTTCTTAATCCGGCGCTTATAGGTATTGGGGGGGGTGAAGATTGATGTTGATTGCAATAATAATTATGGCTGCATTTATTGTAGCGCTTTCTGTTGCGGCATTTGATTTATTAAAATTGCTTCGAGAAAATGATAAGGAGCTTGCTGCGTTGGGCGATCAAATAGCTAAACTACATGACGAGGATGCACGCTTAGCGCAGCATAAGCACTTGCGGGGTAAGGTTGTTTTGCCGGACAAAGATTAGGCGAGTAGTGCTTGGGGTATAAGCAAGTATGACTTTAACGAGTAAACCAGCGTACAGAAGGCCATACAGAGTTTTCGTTAAGGCGGGAACATACTGGTTACCAAAGTTGCTTAAGGACGCTAATATGACACTCAGCAATGCAGAGGGGCGGCGTATGATTAAGCAGCGCGGGGGTTTATGGATAGATTGCAAGGAGTCGGCAAAGGCTGTGGCTCCTGGTAATGAGACCGTTATTCATGATAGGCTAGAGAAAGTTTATCCTTTTCTAGACGGGGAAGAAATTGAACTTAAGCCTGGTTGGGCAATTTGTGTAGGCAGGAAGATAGATGATGCGGCTTGCCATAGAGTAGTTGCCATGAAGGAGAAGGGCTAATTGATGCATAGGTTAGTTATAGATGAATATGGTCAGGTTGAGAACTGCGTTGAGTCGGCGCTGTGGATTCACGAACGGGTCGTTGGTCTTTGCGAGCCAGTTGCTATCTCGTTATCGCTTGGCAACATGACCCGGTTTGAGATGAGCTTTGTGCCGCTGTCGGCAGCCATACCTCTTGACGTTATTTACGAAGACGGTTCAGGCACGGGTGTTCAAATTAATATAGATAGGCACTTATCATATTCGTTGCCAGTAGGCTCTGAGATGGGTGAGGCTGGTTACTTGGCTAGTAAGTGGAGGCTAATGAGGGGCGATGCTGAGGCGTTGTTGCCGTTCTTTAATACGGTATTAACGGGGAGGGATTGCTATGCCAGTTGATATAGATAGATTTGTTGAAGATGTAGTTATAAAGCAGGCCAAAGAATTCCTTGTGGACGGCCAAAATTTGATGCCGGTGTTCTTTATGATAGGCGATACTTTGGATAAAGAAGTAGGCGTACTTCCTGTGCTTATGGATTTGAATGAGCCGGGGGCCAAACAAAAGCTTGTCAGAGAAATAAGAAAGATAGTGGATGAAGAAAGCTTTCATACTGTGTTGTTTGTTTCGGATGCTCACTTTAAGCAGTTTGAGAGTGAAACGTGGGAAGAGGCGTTAGTTGAGCGAGATAAAATAAAAGGCAGGCTATCTGAAGACCCAACTAGCCGGGAAGCCATAATCGTGGCGCGTGTAACGGCACGTAGCAGCTCAAGTACCATGATAGAATATAAACGAACTGACGATGGCATTGAGTTTAATGAACCCATGGCAAACGATAAAACTCATAGCACGTGGATAACTAATATATGGCGGGATGTGAATTAATGACGCTCAAGAGCTTCTCGGGAGGTTTTATAGTTGCAGTTGCTATCGGCCTTATATCGTATGCAGCTTATCTTGATGAAGGGTTATCAGTAGGGCTTATTATAGCCGGGTTAAGTTATGGGACTTTTGGTTTAATTATGATATTGATAGATAGTAATGATTCAGATGGAAACGAGGAAGGGGGAGAATAATATGTGGCCATTTGATCCACCGATTTGTAGGCATTATTGGGAAGCTATAAGCACTACGTTTACGCCACCACTTAATCGCGGGGTGACCGGGAATATTTCGGGAGAGCGTATGGCGAAGTATGTTTATGGCTTTACTACGGTAGTATCAAAGTGTACTGGTTGCGGCGAATTAACTACTGAACAATTTGTTGGGGAAATCGTATTGCCAGATTTTGCCGGGACTCAACATAAGACCAAAGAAGTAGAAAACACTGGGCAATATAAGGATATTGGAGATACGACTAAGACGGTCGGTCATATTGTCAAGGGTAAGAAAGCTAAGGAATCGGAACCGGGGCCAGAAGAACCAACTAAACTTAAGCCGGTTTAAGTTTGAAGGTAATAGGGTACGAAGTATTGTAGTAATAGTAGCGGAGGGAGGAGCTAGATGAAGAAGGAAAATGACGATGAATTTGCAGGCATAGTTAAGGCTTCAAGGAGTACGGGCGATAGTGGCGGCGCTGAGATTAAAGGTGGCGCTGAGGATACGCTCGGGCTCGATGTTTATTTAGCGGGTGCTGAGGAGATCCAGGATGACGACTTTTTTGGTAGCCTTGAGATCTGGGACGAAGAGGTTGATGGCAAGCGCGATGTAGTTTGCGAATCACTCGATAAAGGTATTGAGCGGATCATGAGGGCGTCGCGCCATTATATGCAGTGCCACCTTGAGACGGAGCTAAAGCTGAAGCTGCGGAACAACAACGACCTTACGTTGACGCGGAAAGCGCGGAAGTTTAGCCAGATAGCAAAGATCCTCATGCAAGCTACGTGGCTGGAAATCAACGATCATTATGAGTGTTGGGAAACTGACACAACGGCCATACGGCTGCGCAACGGTAAGATCGTTGTCATATCGTTTGAGGATAACGGTATGGAAGATATGTTGGAAAAATTTAAGAAATTTATGAAGAGTCGCGGCGGTGGAATGAGCGGTGGCTTCTTCGGCGGCGACTTAGATGACCTTAAGCGCATGATGGACGGAATGGACGATTAGGCGTGGCTAAGCAGATATGGAAATTCCCACTGCCGGTTGCGGATAGCTTTGAGTTAACTATGCCGGTTGGGGCGGTTATCATACAAGTTCACGAGCAAAAGGGTGAGGGGATGCTTTGGGCTGTAGTTGATACCGACCCTGAAGTTGCGGAAGTGGTTCGTAAGTTTCGAGTGTTTGGTACGGGGCATGATTTGCCTGATTTAATATATATAGGTACGTGGCAAATGGCAGGCGGTACGTTTATCTGGCATTTGTTTGAAGAGGAGGGATAACGTTGGTTCTAACTTGTACGTGTAAGCATTCTGGTCAGGATAAGCTGCACGGCAAAGGCAGGCGGGTTCACAATTCTACCGATAAAGGATATCGGTGTACCGTTTGTGGGAAAGATCAAAGTATGGGAGGAAAGACGTAAATGGGTTTTACACAGTTCAAGACAGATAGTCAAAGAGGGGTCCGTGGCAACAGTGAAGAGGCCAGGGCAATACCTAATTGCCGGATTACTAGGGCTGGGGCAGCTTCATTTAACCTAGCGGCGTCCCAGCTGTTTACCGACAATGGTATTGATGGTCACGTTAACCTCTTTACTGACAGCGGGCGTAAGGCGGTCGGGTTGAAGGTTGTGCCTAATGGTGACGATTTAGGGCACAGCCGGAAGATCAGCAAAATACGGAGCAGTAAAAACAAGACAATTCGGCAAGTAGGAATCGGCGTCGTTTTGTCGGCCCAGAAGTTGCGTGACACACGGGGCAACGGCAAGCACTATAAAGTCACGTATGATAAGCGCTCTAAAATGGTTGTCATCGACTTCGATAAGGTCGTTAGCGCTTAGTTTTATTTCTAAGAGTTAGCGCAGCCTCTACGGTTTAGCCGTGAGCTTCAATGCGAAAGAGGCGCTATGAAACTACCAAAGATATTTAGGAAAGTTGAGCCCGAAGTAGATACGCCGGTTGAAGATAGGCCGGAGTATTGTGGAGAATGTACGTCGTTTTCTACGGCGGGTTCGTTTGCCCCTAATGTTCTGGGAACCTGTAGTAAGCGCGGGATGATGATTGCTATAAAATTAGAACCGAAGAGTGTTAAGTGCACTACGGGAGTACGAGCATGAAACTAGAATTAGCAAAGAGACTGAAAGAGGCGGGGTATGAGTCGGGGTCTCTTTATGGTTGGGATAAGGAAACCGAGCAAAGAGCGGATTGGGCAAGCTATATAGTTTCTCCTGGTTTCCCACAAGAAATGGCAGACAAATTAAGGGACAGGTGGATATCTGAACCTGATACTGATGAATTGTGGGAGGCGCTTAAGCCCCTGTGCGCCGCCAAACGGCTACGACTTGAATTGGTTTGGGGCAACAACATTGGGCACCATGCTTGTGCTTATCTTGTAGGCGAACCGGCTGAGTTTTCATGTCAAGGCGACTCCCCAGCCGAAGCTTTAGCTGAGTTGTGGATTGCGATAAACAATAACGACAGAAAGGGTTGAAGTAACATGATAGGGGAAATAATTGTATCGTTTTTTGCGATTGCGAATCTTGGTTGGTGGTTGGGATTTCGTAACTCTGATCAATATCGAATACGAGTAACAACACCGGGAAATCTATGGGCTTCTGGATTTAGCGCAGGTGTGTTTATGTGTATGGTTATTCCTAGGGGAATATATGGATAATGGTGAACAAGTAAACACCCTCAAACAACTGATTGAGTTGGCGCTTGATAATGGCTGGGGGATGTTTGGGCACAAAGTTGAAGGTAATTGTCGAGGGGAACCAATCTTTAGCTATAAGCTTCACAGCGGCCTTCATCTTGGTGCACAGCTTCAAATAACCGTAAGAGATTTTGGTGGTTCTGAAAATTACTTTTACTACTTAGAAAAAATTATATTTGATGTTGATTTTGCTAAGGCGATTTTTGGTGAGGAAGATGAATGGCATACGACTTTATGTACTTGCAATGGTATGGACTTTCATATATTTGGGCCTGATGTTCATAGACCTAGTTGTGCTAGAGCTTCCGCAAGCCGGGGCTTTAAATATCACATTCGAGAATATGCACCGATGGGTAATGAGGAGCGGTTGGAGTATTTGAGGAAGTGGATGGAGGGTGGCTAAGGGGATTGTTGAAGCTTGGGTTGAGCCAATTGAAGAATGGGCTAACTTAAGGCATAAATGCCATAAGGTTCAAAATAGTGTTGGGTGGTGCACTGATAGGGAGCAGCAGAAGTTATTTTCTGCGCATTGCGGAAGGTGTGCGGCGTATAAAGAACAAAAGCCTTGGTGGAAAAGAATGATGGGATTTAAGGTACACGGGTTTATGCCATTTTGGGGGATAGTTGGCGGCGTTGGGTGGCAGTTAATATGGTGGTTGTGGTTGGTGAAGTTGTTATGAGTGAAGAGATCCCCGAGGGTTGGGAAGTTGCTGAGTATAATGTTGAGGGCGGCAAGAAGGTAAGGATGCCATATGACCCTAAGGCACTTTGTATTGAGTGCGGGTTGCCGGTTGAGGCTGCATCAATGGGCGGAACGAAAGTTTGTCCGTGGTGTGATATGGGCAAATATCGGGATGGAACTAATTGGGGCTTAGAAAAAGTGAATGTTGATAAGATGGTTGAGGGGATATCTGATTTTATTGGAATTGATAAAGGGGCTGTAAGGGAAGTTGTAATGAAAGTTGTTGAGGAAATGGAGCTTGATGAATAGCCCAGGAAGGCCTGATGTAAAGGGGGTACGGTATAGAGCTGAGCAGTTTCTAGAGGATAAGGAGCATCCTGTGTTGGGGGCGATTAAGGATGATGCTCTTGCGATGGCGGATTATATTGAATATTTGGAAGGGACGTTGGAAGCAATTGGTGTAAAGGTTGATGCTATTTATGATCGGATGATGGAGGAGGCTGAAAGTGCCGGAGTATAGCAAAGGATTTTGGGCAGGCATATTTATGTCTAATGTTATGTGGTTTGTTGCGGTGGTTGTTCTTAAGTTATTTAATTGACTTCTGTATTAGAATGGAATAGTATATCTTACTAATAGAATATTAATAACATAATAGTATATAATAGGAGAACTCTTTACTAAAATAGAGAGAGATATCCGAAAGCCGAACCTATGCCCCTCAATCGAGTTAGGGCACCACTGTTTTTAAGGAGGACTTTATGTCCCTACGAGAACAAAAACAAACCCGCAAGCAACGCCGGATAGCTATGGCAAAGAAGCTAGCAACAGGTGCAGTAATACTCTTAGCGTTTGCTACGTTAGCAAGAGTTGCCGACCGTCCACCTGAAGTCAATCCAGATTTAACAACGCAACTTGAAGAAATCAAAGAGGAGCTAAAAACACTGAAGCGTCAACAGAAAACGATGCAGGGGGATATTGATAAATTGAAAGACACTACCAAGGAACCTGAGTGGTTGAAAAACGAACAGTCCCGAAGTAAGTTGCGCAGCCGTCGCCGGGTCTTAGCTGATGCTCGTGGGGGGAATTGGATAGGCCGTATTGATCAGTACTTGGCTGGCACGCCTTTGGCCGGTCAAGGAAGAACCTTTTTCATGGCCGCCGTCGACAACGGTTTGCCACCCAACCTATCTGCCGGGATAGCTAAGCGGGAGTCTCAATTGGGGCGACACATACCACCGGGGAGTCATAACCCGTTCGGCATGACGGCAGGAACAGCGCCGGGATACGGTGTAGTCAGCGCACGAGGGCCGGATGGGACTAGGCCATATCAGGCATTTCCTAGCTGGGAGACGGCCATTCGCGAGCACGCTGAGTTTATCGCTAGGCATTGGGGCGCAGTAAGTAGCCCAAGGCAAATGCGCGGGTACGCTATGGACCCAGCTTGGGCAAATGGAGTGGTAGCTAGTATGGGGGAAATTTAGGTTTAGCCTTCAAGGTGATAGGGTAAATACTCTGAAAAGGAATCAACCGTAGGGGGAAGAATGAAGAACGGAGAGAAGGTCAAAGCCGAGGTCTTGAGGATATGTGAGGGTTTGGCATCAGAAGGTTGGCTGTCTTATGAAGAGTTGCGTGAAGGGCTCGAGGACACAGTATACCTTGACAAAGCTATTACTATTCTTAAAACCTCCATGAAGGAGATCACCGAGACCAGGGCCGGAACGCCGAAGAAACAAGGTTTGCAATTGACCGGCAAGAAAATCACCCAAAAACGTATTAAAGAAGTATTAGCTGAATGGGGATTGGCTAGTGGTGGGCCACGTGAAAAACCGTGGAAAGATTGGCAAGATGTCACAATGACTATCCGCTTTAAGACTCCATGCCTTTCCGGAATGCCTGATGAAGGCAAAACGAAAGAAGAAAAGCGGAATATGTTATTTGATCGTAATGCAGCAGGGCAGCTTATCTTTCGAAGCGGTCATTGGCGAGGCTTATTGGGGAAGGCAATTGAATTCTTGGATGATTTCCCTAAGTATGGTAAAGACAAGATCATGTTCGACCCGCACCCGGTAACTGTTAATGGTCAAATGATTAAACAAACCCGCATTTGCCCGAAGGGTACCGGGTTCACCTATCATGAGGCGTTGGCGGAAGGGGCGGAAATAGTAGTTGATATAACGATTCCCACCTCACGCATCACAATTGAGGATTTCGCAAATATGATGGCCAAAGCTGGTAAGTTCGTCGGCTTTTCAATAGCTGGTAGCGGTCAAGGGTTTGGCAAGTTTGAAATAGTCAATCTGGAGGTGAATGGATAGCACATAGTTAATGCACCGCATTACAGGTCAGGGTACAACAAGGCATGTCATTGCATTCCAACCTAGTCAATCATAGCTTACAACGGAACTCACAACATTCAAACGTAGCACAAACTAATGCACAACACTAATATGTCAAGTTATCACAATGGAGTACATAATACAGAGAATACACCTCAATTTACTAAAGGAGATGGTACACCAATCTATTGCACGCCACATCAACAGATTTCAGCACAACGAACTTCAACTCAACGCAGGTAAACGCAAACCAGCATAAGCCCATGATACGTCAAGCCATCACGGCTCAGGATATAGCAAGTTAAGCTAGGTAATGGTGGGGGTTTCGGCCCCCACCCCTTTAGGGGAAAAGGAGATATTTTGAAGAAACCATCTAAAATGTCAGTAGCTAAACAGTATTGTCAGGCGATATATGATGAGCATGGTCATATCACTCAAGACTTGCTGGTTGCTTATGATGAACGTCACGGTAAGCAATTGCTTACTTGGAACGATAAAGAGGCAGCACGAAAGTTTCGTATTGATGAGGCTGGGGAATGGATTGCGAAGATTGCTCTTGATCGTCAGGAGGGTAAGGCTAGGAGAGTTTATGTTAATGCTGTTAAGAATAACGTTCGAGCCTATTTTCCAGTTGAAGACATTGTAGCGAATGATCAGGCGTATAACTCAGCATGCCGTATATTCTTGTCGCAAATCGAAGGGTTGACAAGGCAATATAGTTATCTTGAAGAGGCAAGGGCAGTAGCTGAAACGGTAGAAGGGTTAAAAAGTAGGGCAGGTTAAGATATGAGCTTCTTAGAATCAATTGGGTGGATTACGTTAGGTGCAGTTTATGGCAGCTGGATGCAAGAACGCATCCCTCTTCATAGGGGTGGTCGTTGGCTTCTAGGGGTAGTTGGCTTCGCTTTATTGGTAATTGCCGCAGTAATGGAATAGAATGTGGACGACGACGAAATCACCATACTCATAGTTATTTTCCTTATTCTTATCTTCTTTCAATAGGCTTAAATTTTGGTAGTTGGGGGTATATATAACTAAAGCGATTGCGGGGGGATTATGAAAGACCAGGAAGTATGCAAGTTATTAGCAGAAGCAGGTTATAGGCAACATGGTCTTGACGCTTTCGAGGGACCACCTTATTGGCACCCTAGCACTATTGATCTTTATTATTATCTTAAGAAACGTATGAGGGCTGACACACAAATAGACCTAAAGATAATGTCAAATCAGGTTGTTTTGAGTTGCGGTGATTACACTTCAATCAGTAATTCGCTTTGGCAAGCATTGGCATTATTAGTGGTTGAGTTAGATGGGAAAGGGGATTGATGAAAGACAACGTCATAGTACACCTAAGAACGGGAGAGTCCATTAAGGGGATTACCGCTAATTGGCAAACTGCTGGCGACCTGGGGAGCACTCACCTAATTTTGGTGGTTTAAACTGATACAGCTTCAATGGAAATACCTAGTCATTCAATCAATTATTTGGAGCGGGTGATTTAATTATGGATATCAATGAAACGGTTATTTGGGCACTGATAGCTATTGCAGGGGTCATTTTGATGCTAGGCATCGGCGCAATAGCAGCGATTATATTTGTGGTTAGGCTACCGGCTTGGGGGAAGAGTGTTGATGAAAATTAAAAAGCTTATAATAATTGCCTTGTTTATTGGGGCGTCGTTAGCAGTTCAAGGTTGCGAAACCCCGAAGGAAAGGACGGAAAGACTACATGTTCCTGCCTCAGAAATGGTGCCATATGGGGCGGAGAATGTTGTGGAGTTATTGCCAGAAATGATTATGTACGAAATTCACGGTAAGTGCTTCATTATAGACAACAGGTTTTATGAACCGACCTTGAAGAACTGCGACAAATATAAATGAGTTTAGTTTACGCACATTGGGGGTAGGAATTAGGTATGACTGAAATTATAAGGCCAGATATATGCGGCGAATGTAGATATCATTGTATTAGAGATCCGGAGATATTAAAGGAAATGGAGCCCGGAACGCCTAATCAAATATGTTGCGTTGACCCAGATATAAGAATACGGGGGAGGGCGTTACCGGCTTGCCATCGAGGGGTGAAGAAGGGTGATTGACCTAACCTCAGATCAATGGTTTTTTGTTGTGTGGTTTTTGGGGCTTACAATGCTTATGGTTGGTTCATATTTTTGGATGGAACGATACAGGAAAAAGTCTGATGAACTTTGGAAAGAATTAATGGACGGGCTTATAGATAGCTGGCGGGAAAACCGTAATGAGGAGTTGCAGTGATACCGAAGTATAGAGCGTGGGATACAGTTCAAAACCAGATGTTTAATACAGGTTTTCATATATCCCCGCATAACGGGGTGGCTTTATCCCTAAAATATATTGGTAAAGATTCTGAAGGTTGGTATCGTAATGATGACCTTATCCTCATGCAGTCCACCGGCCTACACGACAAGAACGGGGTTGAGATATTTGAGGGGGATATTGTTTATTTTGATAAAGTTAACTGGAAAGTTATCTGGATGGACTATCAGTGGTTCTATCTAAGCCCAAAGGATCAGCGAGAAGAGTTTCCTGGGTTCAGTCATGTTAAAGTCATCGGTAATATACACGAAAATCCGGAGTTGATGGAAGCAGCCCAGGTTTAATATGAATTTGGGGGGGGTATAAATAGTAGTATGGGATTCACTAAACCAAACACAGAAAGCATTGAATATAAAAGACTCTGGCGAAACCTCAACCAAGAGCAACGGGATTGTTTAGTCAAATATAATCGGATCCCAGTACGGGGCAGGGATGGCCGTCTATTTGTAATTCCTTATTCAAGGTTTAATGATGGGGAGTATTGGGGTTCAAGGGCATTCGTCCATATGTCAGTACAACAATTTACTAGAACTAGAGACGGCAGGGATATCTTTAACTTTGTTCGCTGTGGGGGAATTGAGTATACTCACGCAGCCTCGAATGTGTTAGCGCTTAAGCTTTCGTTGGAGTCAATGAAGCAAAGGGATTATCTCACACAAAGCAATGATATGCCTGCTGGGTTTAGTTGGCCGCTAGAAAGGGGCATGACTTTTGAGGAAACGCTTGAGGTAGAAGTAGATAGTATTCCCTTACTCGGGGAGGAACCGTAATGAGTTTTACTAAACCAGACCCCAATAACATAGTCTATAAAAGGCTTTGGCGGAAGCTAAATGAAGAGCAACGAGAATGCCTTGTTAAGTATAATCGTATCCCCGTTTATACGGAAGATGGGCGTCTCTTTGTAATACCTTATTCTAGATTTCACGATCAAATGCTTAAGATGAGACATGTTAATTATTTTTACCAGGTATCGGTGCAGCAGTTCCGTAAGTGGCCTGATGGAATATACAAGCTTTACTACATTCATTGTGGAGGGTTAGAGAAGACTGAGGCAGCTGCTAACGTGTTGGGAATAAAACTTTGCCTGGAAACAGATCCAGACCTTTATACTGAGGAATGTCGACCAATCAACACCAGACTTCATGGGGAATTTGAAGTAGGTATGACCCTAGAAGAAACATACGAAGTGCCGATAGATAGTATCCTCATATTAGGGGAAAAACCACCGCGTACAGTATCAGCGGTTAATAAGTTGCGGGGCCAATTATCATGAGCTTTACTAAGCCGAACACGGAAAGCGTAGCCTATAAACGACTCTGGCGTAACTTGAATGAGGAACAGCGGGAATGCTTAGTCAAGCACAACCGAATCCCGGTTTATACGAAGAAGGGGAATCTTTTGGTGATTCCTTATTCACGGTTTCATGATCATCGGCTTCAGTCTAGAGGCGACCCATTTGATCATGTCTCGGTACAGTTGTTTAAGAAGGATGAAAATGGGGTACATAGGTTCTGTCGACTTTATTGTGGAGGGGCGGATGAAACCGAAGCAGCTGCTAATGTGTTAGGTATAAAGCTTTTACTAGAATCGAAAGAAACTGAACTCTATGCGCAAGCGGCTCATTTACTTGGTCAACTATGGAGTGGAAGGTTTAAAGAAGGTATGACCTTAGAAGAAACATATGAGATAGAGGTAGATAGTATTCCATTTTTAGGGGAAAAACCATGAGGGGAAAATTCACCAAACCAAATACGGAAAGCCCTGAATACAAAATGTTATGGGCTAATTTGAATGAAGAGCAACGTGAGTCTTTAGTTAAATATAATCGCATATCTGTGCGCGGGGCAAATGGCAAACTTTATGTGATACCGTATTCGAGGTTTCACGATCATGAGCTTAATAGCCCTAATAATTTTTATCACGCATCTGTGCAAGAGTTTTATAAGGCGGTTGGTGTAGACGGCAAAGATCTTTATTGTAATCTTCGCTGCGGGGGGATAAAGTTTACTCATGCTGCTATGAATGTATTAGGAATAAAATTTTCGTTAGAATCGAAAAGCGAGTGTGAGTATCTTATGGCGAGCGCTGGCCTTGATTATGACTTCAATGGACGATACCTCAGGAGGGGTATGACCTTAAGGGAAACTTATGAGGTAGAGGTAGACAGCATTCCTTTGTTGGGGGAATTGCCACGGGTCATGGTTGCGGCTAATGGCTAGAACATTCATAACTACGGATACACACTTTGGCCATGAACTTATGGTCGATGTTTGCGGTCGGCCTGTAGACTTTGATAGGCGCATTGAAGAGAGGTTGTTGCATTTAACTAATAATGATCTCCTCATTCATCTGGGAGATATCAGCTTAAGCCGGGAAAAGAATCAGGACGTTCACCGGCGGTACATTGAGCCGTTGCCTTGCCATAAGGTATTGGTTAGGGGTAATCACGATAGGGAAACTAATAGCTGGTACTTAGAACATGGATGGGATTTCGTTTGCGATAATTTTGTTGATAGGATTATGGGAGATTTGGTATTATTTTCGCATGTTCTTATGGAAATGCCTTCAGGTATTGATGTAAACATATATGGCCATTTCCACAATAACCCCTTCAAGGTAATACGTGAATATGATAGGCTGCTCCTCGAGCGGCTAACGGAGCATCACATTTGCCTATCGCTAGAGGATATGAATTATCAACCGTTATTACTCGATGACGTTTTAAAATCCTACTATACGGGTAAGAAAGTACCAGGGGTTAGATTAGTAAGCGAGGAGAGAGCGTGAACGATCAAGATATATGTAAGTCGTTAGCGGAAGCAGGTTATCGCCAACACGGCTTTGATGCTTTTGAGGGTCCACCTTATTGGCATCCAAATATTGAGGATCTTAGCTATAAGTTAAACGACATAACTGGTCGAGAGCAAATTTCGTTAAATTTCGGAAAAACTAATGCAAGGGCTAGGTACGAGGATATCATGGTAACGGGTAACTCGCTTTGGCAAGTATTAGCTTTGCTGTATATAGAATTGAGCAGGATATGATGAAGCCAGATGCACCACCCTGTATAAAGTGTGGACGTTATTCTTGGGGGAAACCAAACGGGGCGCGTCGCGAGGATCATTATTGCCTTGTTAAAATAAGAAACGACTACAGTGAAATTACTGGGGAAACCGATAAAGTACAAGTGATGGCTCGTTGTGAAGGAGTCAGGGGTACTGAACGATGCGAGCATATAATGCCTAAAATTAAGGTGCCCAAAATACCAAAGGTCAGTTTCTGGGGAATAGTGAATAAGCTTACGGGGGGCAAGGATGATAACCAAATCGATTCGTAGAATATTATTGCTTATAGTGACATTATGTATCATAAGTACGGTAGCAATATCCAGCAGTATAAACTCAGTTCCAGGGTATCAGGAAATACAATACCCCGAAGCAGCTGAAGCCCTATTAACGCTCGGTATGTGGCCGGTAGCTATAATGTTCATGGCGCTAGGTGTCATAGTAGCACTAGAGGGCATTGATATAGTGCTTGAGGTGGCGAACAAGGATGGATAGGCCGGATATTGAGGGAATAGAGGAACTTACGCAATTAAGGGATTTGTTTGATGGGCCTACGATTGATGCCTTACAAGTTCGCATCCTTATTGCATATATCAAGGAGCTTGAAGGGCATATTGTATTGGTCGATAAAGCCTTAAAGGGTGAGGGCGCATGAAGCTTGAATTAGTCCAAGAGTTAAAGGAATTGGGGTACCCGCAGGAAACAGAAAAGAATTGGTATTTTGTTGATGGCGAAGTATGGGCCGAGGTTCCAGAAGGGTATTATGAGGCTTGTGAATATACCGATTGGATAGCAGCGCCATCTTTAGAAGAACTCATTGAGGAACTTGGGGATAAGTTTGAGAGGCTATTGAGGTATGATGATAGGCTTGAAGGCTTATTTCAAGCATGGACGACTACCGAAGAAACCGCTAAATTACCGAAAGGAAAATGGCGAGGATGGGGCAACACCCCAACGGAAGCAGTAGCCAAACTATGGATAGAACTACGGAAGGGAGGGTGCATTTAATGGACGATACAAGAAAAGCTTGGACAGGCGTAAGCATAAGCACGGAAATGAAGCTATCCGGGGATGAACGTATAAGCGTTCCCGAGGAGTCGCAAGAGCCCTTAGTTGAGCATTTAAAAGAACCGTTTATGGCTGCATTCGCTCAAGCCTACAAAGAGGTGGGCAAGACGGTAAAAGAGGGTAAGATCCCTAATCGCATTGAGATGGTTATAACCCTTGATATGAAAGAGGTTGAAGGGGGGAGTACAGGTGCTGCCCGATTCCACTGAGCCGGAACGTACCGGCCTAGAAAAGCTTATTGACTCTCAGAAAGCCTTAGAACACGTAGCAGCCCACGGTTGGTCTAAGCCGAAAGGTGAAAAGCTATTCAGCGCTAAGGTAAAGCAGGATAGCTCTAAGACTAATCATGATCCTGATGCAGTCGCTAGGCTAGATATGTTTTACGATAAGGCATTAGCCTTGATTGCTGAGTATGGTAATGATTTTCCTGATGCCCCTATATATTGGCAGGGGCTTTATGAATACTTCGAAGAAAACGATGACCAAAAGAATTTACGCAAACTAGATAAGAAGCTGACGGAGATAGCTGACGATATAAATGGCTGGCTTATAGACCGGCAAATACAAGTATTAGGCTGCACCCCTCCGGACGATTGCCATACGATAGATAGAGTATGCGGCCATAACACCGTAAGGGGATGTACATTAAAAAGGAAATAAATATTTTACCTTTATGTGCGAATAAGGTTATACTCAAGCTGTTGGGGTGTTTACCTACCCTTAAAACTCATGGCTAATGCTAATGTGGGCGAAATAAGAATGGCCTATCGTAATCCAAATAATAATTTCTTGAATATTGATGCGGAGATTTATGTTGATGGGGAATGGTTGCGATTAGAGCCTTACGAGCCTAAGCCCAAAGACGCTCAATACTACAAAACTCACTGCGGTCCATGGTTGGCTACTATGCAAGTAGATATGGGTTCAGGCGATTACTACTATTGGGTAGAGGGTAATTTAGTTAGTATGATGAAGTCTGAGTGCGCAATACAGAATCTTTATAATCGGCAACCGGGCGAAGAAGGTGAACTTTCCATATTCAAGAAACACCGTCAATGGCTTATGGACGAATACGGGATAAGTTGCGCTAAGTACGTTTAAGCTTTTGGGGTTGGGGTATAGATATTATATGAGTGATAAAGTAAAAATAATCTACTTCCGAGAAAACTTTTTGCAATCAGTGCTTGCTGACTTAGCTACGTTTATAATCATGGGCGCAAGCATCACCTTGAACGAACTATTTGTGGGCTCAAAATTTCTTAATGGCTTAATAGTGGTTATGCTTATTCTATTTATCATCACGAAAACTAATGATAAGAAGCATACGTTCTACAGTAAAGAAGACTTCCTAAAATACTTGGATGAAGAATGAGTAAGCCAGTACCGACTGGAGAAGTCATATGCGGGGGTTGTAAGTGGGCTAGGCCGGATGGTTGCCATTTACATTTCGCTAAGATGACTAATCAAGAAGTGGCTGACGTAGTGTTTGATGGAGACCTTGAAAAAGTTCGCACTTATACTTATGGGGGTTTAGCTTATTACAATACAGGCTCTGACCCCGCGCAAGCACAAGCGCTTAATGGCACAGGTCGATGCGGACACTACCAACGTCCTTGGTGGAAGGTGCTTACATGTACTTAGCAGACGCCTGGTTAGTAGAAGCCACTGAAACAGTGACTAACACCAATATTAATATTGGCCTTCCTTGGTGGGGTTGGTTAATTGTCATAGCGGTTATAATTGGTTTCTTTAGTGATTAATGGCTAGGCAACGAGTATGCGATATATGTGGCGATTCCGGTCAAATAGTGACATTTAAGTTAAGGCGTAAATGGCGACTTATAAAATGGTTTCATATTATGGATTTACCGGGCGCAGATATGCGAAATTGGAAAAAGCAAGATATTTGCGATAAGTGTATGAATGGGATCTTAGAGGGAATTGGCCAAAAACTAACGAGGCGGTGGCCTGCCAATTAAATTAAATATTTGCTCTGCCTGTAATGGAAGCGGTCGGAAGATAGTAGATACTGTTTGCTCCGCCTGCAACGGCACCGGGAAGAAGGCAGAGGAACGAAAAGAGAGGTTAGTTGGGGCAGCCAGGGGGCCACTTAATCCTATCCCGCCAGGTTTAGCCGATACTTCGGTAGTAATAAACTGTTGCTGGGTGTGTGAGTATAGGCAAGGGATATGGAGCGCAACACATCCTGATCAACAAAAGTGTTTGAAACAGCATTTTATATATGGTGAGTATCAAGCAGGAAGCATCAACCTGTTTAAGCTGAACTGTAAATCTGACTTCCAACTAAAAAAGGAGCTGGCCGGGTGAGCTTCATTAAGGTATTTCTCTTCGGGTTCTCCCTCGGCGTTATAACCTTAGGCGTATATTTATCTTGGGTGGGCGCAATTTGAGCATGCGGCTAAAGTTAACAAGAGTATATTCAGGGAAACCACCATATAACAAACGATACATAAATCCTCGGGAACCGACTAAGGGGTCGACGAAGCGACTTTTAGAGTGGTATGAGTCGAAGATGTCTTTTGACTCTCCGAAGGAGCTGGCCCGGTAAGCCGGGAAATGATGGGGGAAATAAATGCCTGATAAGGTTATGTGTGGCAACTGTGATCACATGGATATCAAGGGTTGCATGTTAAATTATAGTGAAATGAGTGACCAAGAAGTTGCCAACGTAAGGTTTGATGGGGATGTCGAAAAACTCTATACTTTTGCCTATCGGGGCTTAGATTATCATTATTCTGGAGAGCCTAGTCAAGAAGAAACACTCAATAAAAATGGTGATTGCGGCCATTTCAAAAATAGAAGACGATATAAAATAACAAAATCGCCGGAACCAAAGAAACCGAAGAAGAGTTTTTGGGATTGGGTTAATAGCTTTAATGCCTAACTCATACAACCATGACGACGGTTGCCCGATATGCGGCGCTAAGGAATGTGAGCGCGGTAGTGATATCAATTGTGACATTTGCCACACTAAATGTTGTCACCCCAATAAAAAGGAATGGCATTGGACTCAGGGTGAACTAGATAGGGCTGAGCGGGAAGCTGAAGAAGTAGCTAAATTCTTTGAGCCAGCAATAATGACCGAGCAAAGTCAAGCCATAACGATAGATGAAGCTTTTGAAATGGTTGAAGGTTTATTACTAGGGGGTGGGAATATGGCTGAAGCATATTGTATGAAGTGTAAGGAAAAGCGTGAGATTCAGGATCCCGAGGACGTGGTTATGAAGAACGGGCGTAACGCAACAAGGGGTGTTTGCGCGATTTGCGGCACTGCGGTTTTTAAGATAAATAAGAAAACAGATTAAGCTTCACCCCGGCGTAAGTTAATTGTAATGTAAACACATAGCACCCTGGCGGGTGCTCGTTAAAGGTTTTGCTACCTAGCATTTTGGTTACTTGCCCACAACAGCCGGGGTGATAAACAAATTCTACGAATTAGGTTTAGGATTGATTCGTTCGGGTATAAATTAAATAGCCACCGGAAAGGCAAATGTAACCGATTGGTGTTGGGGGCAGACTGATTCGGGGCTGACTGAGAGCGGCGGGAAATTCAAAAATTGCTTTGCTTCTTCTCCTGCTGGACGGGACAACCATCGCCGCCGCTCTCGCTCGGGGATAGATTTGGTATCGACGGGAGTTAAGGCCAACAATGGCAGCGTCCGGACGTGGGTTCGAATCCCGCTATCTCCACTGACCTGGTGAGGAACAGTGAAAAGGTATGGACGAGTAGCTGTTAGGGAGCGACTGATGGCCTCAGTCGCCAGAGAGCATGGGGTAGCTGAGCCGTCCATGCGGTGAATATAGCTATTGGGTAATCAGGTCTTAATATCCCCAATTGGCTGAAGAGCTTACAGGAGGGGGTGGACGTTTTCTAGGTAACTAGGGAATAACACACTTTATACGAATTAAAATAGGAAAGTACGAGGTAGGCATCGCTTGTCAGTTGAGGTGAAACTGTCGATTTTAAGGAGCGGGTTCAGTTCCCGTCGGTGCCACGAATTCTAGTGAGGCGTGAGCGTGAAGGCTAAGCGCAGTAATGGGGGATGGTATGGCTCAGGCATGCTACAACTTGAGAAGGAAAGAGCCAGGTAGCTAGGATTTTAATGCGAAGTAGCTCTAGCGGTAGAGCAGGGGCTTGAAGAGCCTTGTGACGCTGGTTCGATTCCAGCCTTCGCAGCAACGGCTCAGCTGCAAACTGATGAGGCTGAACAAGGCCAATAATGCAGGAGCCGATGGTTGCCCAGACCTTGGCAGACTGGAGGGAAAGCGCAAGCAGTGAGCGTTAGTAACCAGCGAGCCGAAACTGGGAACCCATTCGGGAGAGCGAGTAAGGACAGCTCTATAAAAACAGTCCCTTTGCTACCGTAGCTCAATTTGGCTAGAGCAGCTGCCTTGTAAGCAGCAGGTTACAGGTTCGAGTCCTGTGGGTAGCTCTATGAGAATGACAGCATTAAGAAGAGGGGACGTTGTCCAGCTTAACCCTAATAAGGTTGAGAATTTAGCTTTCTCAGCTTGCTTCATGGTGATAACTGATCCTAAACCGTGGGGCGCTCAAGGGTATGTTCAAGACATAGGAACTAGCAGTCAACCAGGTGGCATAGCATATTATCGAGCAAAATGGGAAGAAATGGAGCTTATAGGTAGCGCTGAGTGGACGGTAGGCGAGGCTGAGGCTATATGAATAGTCAATTAGGTAGAACATACGAGCTTATTGCACGTGATGATAGATTAAAGCGTTATTTAGCTCACATTGAAACGCTACGAGACCCTATATTTGCGGTTCAACTTGAGGGCATCGTCAAACACTTCGACTTGGACGTTTCTGAGTGCAGGACGAAAGCATCATGTTCTAAGTGTGAACGTCGCGAACGTTGCGCAGGTAAAGTAGCATGAGGAGGTGAGGCATGTTTAACGAAACACCAGCATTAATTGGTTTAGCTGTTTTGTCTACGGGTATATTTATGATGTTAATGGCAGCGATAAATGGTCAATATAAAAAAGCGGGGAGCAGCATTAATGGGGGCAACGCAAAAGAGAAAGCCGAAGATAGCGACAACCGGGCTTAGCGAGGAAGTAGTTAAGCCAACGACCAAGGTTACAGTGCCAGACGTGACTAAGGCTATTAAAAAAACTGATGCCGCACTAGCCAAGGTAGATAACGTCAAGAAGACGGTTAAGCGTCGAGTTTATAAGAATAAGAGAATAAAAGTTTGTAGCACTTGTGGCAAAGAGGGTTGTGAGTGGCCAGACCGGGCGGGGAGTAATTACTGGGTATACAAAATAGTCAAAACTTGGTCATTAGAAGATGTAGAGGGGGATTAGATGCTAGTCGGATTTGTTATGGGTTTCTTTGTATTTGCCTTAATTGTCATAGTGGCGCTTATGGTTTTTGAGAAATCTAAAATAAAAACAAATGAAACGAAGCACATCAAATATGAAGCTGATAACCGAGAATAGAGATAAACTCTACATCAAGCAAGCAGTAGCTATGAGCATGCTTGAGGAGGCGATACGTGTATTCCCTAGAGAGGCTTGTGGTATGCTAGGCGGGTCACGGCGTAGGGTCGCTAAAGTATATCCTACAAAGAACCTGGAAAAGGGTAACATGACTTACGAAGTTGACCCGGTTGAGGCGTTTAACGTTATCAAGCAAATGCGTGAAGAGGGTAATGAGCTTATTGCTAGTTGGCACTCACACCCAATGAGTGAAGCTTACCCCTCAATGATAGATACGGCTAAAGCAGTTGACGCTGGCCTCGTTTACGTGATCGTATCCTTATCTGATATCGATATAAGGGCATACTATATTGAAGGCGATTGGATCAAGGAACTTGAAGTTATTATTGAATAAAGGTTTATTATTGGGGATAGCGGGGTAAGAACTACCTATGTTAATACTTTTGAGAATCTCTTTAAGTTTATTTTTAGGTGGCGGAGCAGCGTTGACGTTAGCGGCTGCCCTTCAAGGAGAGCGTATTGTTGGCGCAATAGGTTGCCTGATAATCGTCCTCGCAAGTGGCTTCATATATATTGGCGAACTAGTCAAAGAACACCAGAAGTGGTTGGCCATTAGCCGTGAAAAAGAACTTACCAATTGGAAGAACGAATTACGTGGGCGATTATGAAATCAGTAAGGGTGTATAGCTCAATTGGGAGAGCAGTGGCTTTGCAAGCCAAAGGTTGTAGGTTCAAGTCCTATTACATCCACAAGGGGGGCTGCAAGACCCCCGAGATAGGTTAGTGAGGTTGTGGGACGAGGGATCGTGGGTCGTGAGGCTAACGATGATTAGCTAATCTATCGACATAGGAGCGCTGGGTATTGGTGAACCCAAGTGCCTGTAAAGCACCCGTTGCGGCTGTGTAGGTTCAACTCCTACCGCTCCTACAAGCTCAACCCTTTCGTATGCATGCGGATGGGGGGAGTCCCGTCATGCCTCCGTGGGTTGGGCGAGGTGCAACACGTTCGATAAGGTGTTTGTGGATGTATCCCATGCGGGACGCCAGGAATGGTAGCTCAGTGGTAGAGCGGCAAGCTGATAACTTGTAGGTCGGAGGTTCGATTCCTTCACGTTCCACAAGGTGAGAGGCCGGGTAAAAGTAGCATATACTTCTCCGCCGGAAAGTCCCCTCTCGCCGTATGCGCTACAGCGTAGGCTGTGCCAGACCGTCTCCAAAACGGTCTTGACCGGGTTCGAATCCTGGGTGGCGTGCTAGAGGAACTGGGAAAAAGATAGATTCACCTCTTCTTACTTACTCCTAGTTTGGTCGCTTTGGGTTCCGACCCAGTTCCTCTTATGCGACTATCGCACAATGGTAGTGCTGCAGCCTTCCAAGCTGTTATTTGGGGGTTCGAGTCCCTCTAGTCGCTCTGGTCGGGAGTTTTTTGGGACTCACCTCGCTTTCTTCTCCCGACCTTTAGGAAGAATGGCAGAGTCTGGATTATTGCGGCGGTCTTGAAAACCGTTGGTCCGTAGCGATACGGGTCCGTGGGTTCGAATCCTACTTCTTCCTCTGTGGCCGTATCCAATAGGTAACGGAACGGGGCCGTGACCCCCGGTTATGTGGGTTCAAATCCCATCGGTCACCCCAGACCATCGTAGCTCAATGGTAGAGCAGCACCCTGTTAAGGTGACGGTTCCAGGTTCGAGTCCTGGGGATGGTGCGATAGCGGCGACAAGCCCGTATTATGTCAATGCATCACGCTAGAGTGCGCTCCTGAAATAGCGGCTCATAGAATATCGCCCTGGTATGTGATGTGTTCAAGTCTCGGGTATAGTTCAGGCTCCCTGCCCGAGGCAACCAAGGGCTTAGTGTTTGGAAAGATGGCTGAGAGGTTTAAGGCGCTGGTTTGCTAAACCAGAGGGGAGAAATCCTCCGTAGGTTCGAATCCTGCTCTTTCCGCGTTATCTGGATGTAGCTCAGTTTGGTGGAGCGCTCGGTTTGGGGCCGAGAAGACGGAGGTTCGAATCCTTCCATCCGGACTTAGGTTTATATTCCCGTTATAGGGGTATAAAGTAATTGGTAGTGCGGCGTGTGAGAAACGCTGAAGTTCTACGTTATAAGTTGGCCGACAAGCCCGTTAGTATGCGCCCATAGGTAGCGAGGGAAGCGGGTAGTCGAGGGCGAAAGTCTTAAATTTGCAGACCTTTAAATGCTGCCCGCCAGAGAAAACCATGGTACTGGTTGGGGACTTATCTTCGGATGGGAGCGGTGTAAGTCCGTCAGAAAACGCCAACAAGTCGGTTTGAATCCGGCCACCACCAACATAGGCTGGTATTCCAACGGCAGAGAAACTGGTTTTAGAAACCAGGTAGTGAGAGTTCGAATCTCTCCTAGCCTACTTTGCAGGCGAGTAACTCAGCGGTAGAGTGGTAGGTTTACATCTTACTGGTCGGGGGTTCGATCCCCTCCTTGCCTACTGCAGAAAGGAATATATATTAAGATTTGTGGACCGTATATTAGGTCGGATGGGCGAAAGCAATTAATCATTAAGTTTGCTGACGGAAGAAGAACTACTAAATCTTATCCAAGATATTTGATGGAACAGCATTTAGGCAGGGAGTTGACGGCGGATGAAACAGTAGACCATATCAATCGGGACTTCACGGATGATCGAATTGAAAACCTAAGAATAGTAAGCCATAAGCAGCATGGGCTAGAGGATGCTAGAAGGGCTAAGCGGATAAAGGTCAACTGTATTTGGTGCGGGGAAGAGCTTCTTAGAGTTCCGTGTAAGGTGCGGGCAAATGCTAAACAAGGAAAGGCTGGCCCTTTTTGTGAAAGTTGCGGAGGTAAATATGGTCAACAAATACGGGCCGGGGCGATTGATAAATTAGCCCCACAGCCAAGCGTAGAAACTGAATATTATTATTTAGATAAATAATTTTGGGCTGGTGGTGGAATTGGAATACACAACAGGTTTAAGCCCTGTTGCCTTCGGGATTGAGGGTTCGACTCCCTCCCGGCCCACAGGTTTAATGTTGAAATATAGAATGGGGGAAATGTGTTTGCGCTAAAGAATGTGACGGAGCGGATATCGAGTGAAGAAATAAACACGGAGGTGTTACAGCTTGAGTTGGCGGTTGAGCAAGCAAAGGAACTTCAAATACCGACTTCTCGTTATGATCACGAATTAAAAACAATTGAAATTAAGCTACTTGTTGCCAACATACAAAACAATAACGATAAATTTTGTGTTCCACTTGAGAATATTTTGTTAGAGGGAGGGACTGAAAGATACGATAGCACCCCGATATATGGCTTACTGGCTAATAAGGAAAGAGTATTCTGTAAATACAAAGGTCGAACTACACGGCGGTTTAATCGAACCCCTTTGAAAGATTTCACCGAAGAAAGAGGGATGGTTCCAGCGGATATCCTTATGACTATAAATAAGTGGAAACAAGAATTAGGTGTAAAGGTAAATGATTGTACTTTTACTGTGTATACTCCTAATTATGATCACTCAATACGTTACTCAGACCCACTTATAGTTATAGAGTTTGCGACTGGTCAAAAATATGCAATTGCTGAGTGGGAAGAATTTTACGATTACAAGCCAAGCTTGGGGAATATACGGATAAACGCAATTGATCATTTGCGGGTATTTTGTAGGGAGCACCCTGATGGGGTCGGAATAACTGCTGTTATTTCTGGCATAGCCTTATTATTTGGATTAGTCTTTGCTGTTCCTTTATTATTTTATTAAGGGTTATTAGCTCAAAGGACAGAGCATCGGGTTTCTACCCCGAGAGTCAGGGTTCGAATCCTTGATAGCCCACGGGTTATTAGCTCAATGGAGAGAGCACCGGACTACGAATCCGGGAGTATAGGTTCGAATCCTTTATAGCCCACTGAGGGTCATTAGCTCATCAGGTAGAGCATCGGACTTTTAATCCGGTGGTGCGAGGTTCGAGACCTCGATGGCCTACTAGATTTAACAAGGCAATATAGCTTAGTGGCTAAAGCACCACCCTGTCACGGTGGGGGACGTGGGTTCGAATCCCATTATTGTCGCAAAGGTTTAGGAATTGGTTAACCGGGGGATAAACTAAATATGGATAGATTAAACATAAGCATTCTTATTTTGTCGATAGGATTAGGGGCAACTAGCGCTGCTTTAGTAATACACATAATGTGGGGGAGTCACTTATAAATTCATAGCGGAGTAGAGCAGTGGACAGCTCGCCAGCCTCATAAGCTGTAGGTCGCCGGTTCGAATCCGGCCTCCGCCACTAGGGTAAAGGTTCGGCAACTAGTTCAGAACGACACAAGACCACGGAAACCGTTGCGTTGCTGGCTGAGGGCATACTTGGAATAGCTTTCTAGGGTGCACCTACTATCCCTTTTATGGCGCTATCATCTAACGGCTAGGATCCAAGATTTTCAATCTTGTCAAGGCGGGTTCGATTCCCCCTAGCGCTGCTGTTTATGGCTACGTGGCCGAGTGATTAGGCAACGGTTTGCAAAACCGTTCCACGCTGGTTTGAATCCAGCCGTAGCTTCTATCGGATAGCGAGGTCGTGCTCTTGCTTTTAGCTTTTACGGGCTCCGATGTTTGAGGTCCAAGGGGGTTGATAACCCTTTAAGGATCCGGTTACGAATTTAGAAAAGGCTCGACGGGCGTCAGACCGTTGGGCTTTTTCTTTTTAGGTTAAAATAGTGCAAGACTGTTTGATTAACGGCTAGGCAGATAGGTAGGCAGAAAGAGAGACAGGAATGATCGTAAAGGTAAAAGAAAGTGGGGTAGACGACCAAACGGTTTGGCATTATTTTGAAACTGAATCGTTTAGTAGTCACTCACACCCAAGGGCGGTAGTTGAAAGTGAATGGCGCGAATATGAACTTTATGCACCAACACCGGCAGACCAGAGAGTTGAGAATGATTGTTCACATATGGCGGTAATAAGCCTTAGTAAGGTAGGCGAAGAAAAACGCAAACTTATTGCAGCTGAAATCGGTTCTATTTTTGTAATGAGCGATGAAGGAAAAACTGTAGAAAGAATTTAACGGCCTAACTTCTGCCTAGCCGTTAATTTAATTGGGGGATTATGGTTAGAGAAATCAAACCAATGGACGAACGCTACCGGGAATCAGTGATAGACCTTCTTGATGAGGCCGGGAAGCAAGGCTACACAAACGTCATAGTAATTGGTTTCAAGGACGATAAGATATACACAGCGTTGACGAAGAATGAACTACTGCAAACGCTAGGGGCATTAAGGCTAGCCGAGATTGAAATTATAAATGAATCAAGGGGGATATAAGCGTGCTGGAAGGACTTAACGTATTAATCACAGGAGGCACAGGCTCATTCGGTAAGGCGTTTATAAAGAAAGCATTAAAGCAACGCGCTAAAAAGGTTGTTATCTACAGCCGGGATGAACTGAAGCAAGAACAAATGCGTCAAACTGGCTTCCCGGATACCTCAATTGATCCCGACAGCCGGTTACGTTACTTCTTAGGTGATGTCCGGGATCCAGGGCGCTTAAGGATAGCGCTTCATGATATCGATATTGTTATTCATGCGGCAGCGTTGAAGCAAGTGCCGGCAATTGAATATAACCCTTATGAGGGTGTGAACACTAATATAATAGGCTCTCAGAACGTCCTAGAAGCGGCCATAACGTGCAGAGTTAAGAAGTTAGTGGCGCTATCTACTGATAAAGCTGTAAACCCTATAAATGCATATGGGGCGTCCAAGCTAATGGCTGAAAAATTGTTCATTCAGGGTAACGCTTATGCTAGCGGAACATCAACTAGGATATCGGTTGTGCGATACGGTAATGTGGTGGGGAGCCGGGGTAGCGTTGTCCCCAAGTTTAAGGAACAAAAGAAAAAGGGTTTGCTCACAATAACGGATGTTAAGATGACCCGGTTCTGGATAACACTCGACCAAGCTACCGACTTTGTACTTGAAGCGCTAGATACTATGGTCGGCGGCGAAATATTTGTTCCCAAGATTCCTAGTTGCAACATTATGCAATTAGCTCAGACTATTGGGCCGGATTGTAATATTGAGGTTTCAGGAATTAGGCCAGGGGAAAAGCTTCACGAAGTTTTGATAGCTGAAGGAGAAACAGCGATCAGTCAGGAAAATAGATACGTGGTGCTGCCATCACATACCTGGTTTGAACGGGGTAGCATAGAGGGTAAGCCGTTCAAAGGGTCTTATGCAAGTGACAAGAATGAGTTATTTTTAACAGGCGACCAAATAGGGAGCTTGATTAAATGATGGCTTATAGTGATCAGCATTGGGGAATTTTTAGAATAGGGGTAGAAATTATTCCAGCAGATAAAGCTTTGTTCATAGATCTAGGGTTTTTCACAATAGGCTTTCATAAAAAAGGTGCAGTAGGTTGATACCATATAATCATCAAAATATTGACCAGGATGACATTAAGGCGGTAGCGGAAACTCTAAGGTCAGATTTTCTCACCACTGGCCCAAAGGTTGAAGAATTCGAAAAAGCCTTTGCTGCTAAAATTGGCAGTGAATATACATTAGCTGTAAGTTCGGGGACGGCAGCCTTACATTGTGCAATGGCAGCTATTGAGATTGGGGTGGGGGATGAAGTTATCACACCAGCTATTACGTTTGTGGCTAGTGCTAATTGTGTGGCTTACATGGGAGCAGTACCAGTTTTTGCTGATGTTGCGGCAGATACGCTTCTAATAGATCTTGAGGATATCGAGCGCAAGATAACTGCGAAGACAAAAGCTGTTATCGCCGTCGACTTTGCCGGGCAACCTTGCAACTACTTAGGGCTAAGGCAGTTGGCTGATAAGCATAACCTATGGTTAATTGACGATGCTTGCCATTCACTAGGGGCCGACTACCTAAAAATACCTCATGCTTTTTGGGGCCATATAAATTGCTTCTCATTTCACCCAGTTAAGTCGATAACTACCGGCGAAGGGGGTATGGTTTCTTTTGAGCATTCTGATGCTGAAGCACTTTATGAGCGAGCTAAGCAATTTCGTAATCACGGTAGAAGTGAGCGCGGTATGGAAACCCTGGGCTTCAATTATCGGCTTTCAGATATCAGTTGCGCCTTGGGAATTAATCAATTAAAAAGGCTTGACCACTTCATAGATAAAAGGAGTAAGATAGCTAATAGATACAATGATGCTTTCTCACAAGTTACGGGGGTAACGCCATTGACGCAGCTCGGGGGATGTAAAAGTTCTCATCACCTTTACGTTATTAGGTGTAAAAAAAGAAACAAATTAAGGCAACACTTAAAAAATAAAGGGATAGGTAGCCAGGTACATTATAGAGCATTGACCTTGGAGCCTTATTATCATAACCCAGGGAGTTGCTTAATTTCCGAAAAAGTATGCAAAGAAGTATTAAGTATCCCAATATACCCTGGCCTAACAAACAAACAAGTTGATTATATAATTGAGGTTATAGTGGATTATGCAAGTTAAGGGGAGAAGGGTTTCTGGATTTAAGGGCAAGAAGCATACTGAAGAAAGTAAAGCAAAAATGAAGGAAGCACATAAGGGTAAAAAGCTTTCTAATAAGCAGAAACAGAATATTTCTATTGGCTTAAAAGGGTATTGGGGGGGTTGTTCAAAAGAAGAACGAGTAATAAGGCTTTTGCCAGCTTTTAACAATGGTGCTAAAAAGTTTTGGGCTAACGCTTCACCAGAAGACAAGCAAGAACGGTTAGATTTGCTGCACAAAGGTGGTAACGAATGGTGGGGTAGCTTATCAATAGGGCAAAAAAGAGAGCATACTCAAAAAGCATTTAAGGTAGCACAAATATCAAGCCCATCATCTATAGAAACAGCTATCCATAAAGTTCTAAATGACCTCAACATTACTTATGAAGCAGATAAACAAATTGGCTCATATTTCCAGATATCTTCATCCCTTGTTGCAACCTAGTAATAGAATGCGACGGGGACTATTGGCATAACTTACCGGGGAGACAAGAAAACGACGCTCAAAGAGATAATTTTATGGGGGCACATGGGTATAAAGTTATTAGAATTTGGGAGCGAGATATTAGGAAGGATGCGCAACAAGCTTTATTGTGTGCGATCAACAAGGGGGAAATAGCTTGAAAATTGGTAATAGGGAAATCGGTAGCGGCGCACCCTTATTTATCGTAGCTGAGGCAGGATCGACATCAAAAGGTAGCCTGGAAATAGCAAAGAAGTTGATCGATGCAGCAGTAGATGCTTCTTGTGATGCTATTAAGTTCATTATGTCAAACCCGGAAGAACTGATAGCCGACTTTACACTTCAGTATGAAGATAAATCTCTGGTTCAGGTCATATTGTCTTATTGGGTGCCTGACGAAGACTGGCGCAAGGTAGCTGCTTACTGCAAAGAGCGGGGTATTATTTTTTATGTTTCGGTTGGAACAATAGACTACATTCCTTTAGCTGAAGAGCTTGAAGTCCCTTGCTACAAAATAGGCGGCTGGGACACTACCAATAAATACCTGATTGAAGCAGTATTGGAAACAGGCAAGCCGATACAATTCGATATTGGGGCAGTTAATAGCTCCGAAGTTGTTGCGCTAGTTGAGCAAATTATTGAAACAAAGGGCAGGCAGTGGTTTCAACGTAATGTAATATTTGTTTATGAGTCACACTCACCTAATGCGTCCGAACTCAACTTAAAGACTATTCCTTACCTCAAAGATAGATACGACATAGCGGTAGGTTACAGTGCTGATTGGGCAGATTGGGATCCGGACGGCTTAGCGGTAAGTTTAGGTGCCGTTTTGATAGAGAAAAGGATTAAACTCAACAACGACGATCCTGGGGGCCACCATCAAACTAAAGCTATTGAGGCTAAGAAGTTCAAAGAATATGTTTATTGGCTACAAAGTGCTTCCTACGAATTTAGTCCAAGGTTCCCCCGGCTAGAGATGTTAGGTGATTATGGTTTGTTTCCCTCTATGGCAGATGTTTCGCAGCGTGAATTATGGTTTGTAAGTTTGGTCTTTAACCGGGACGTTAAAGCCGGTGAGGTTATCACAAGAGAAATGCTGGCTGCGAAGAGGCCGGGCAATGGTCTTTCACCTTACCTCGATTATTTATTCATTGGTAAAAGGGCTAGTCGTGATGCTAAAAATAATGAGCAATTGACTTATGACTCGGTGACTTCATGATTGAAATTGAGGAAGTTTAATTGTGAGTTGGTCAAAAGGTAGACCAATGCCTGAAGAAACTAAGAAAAAGATAAGTGAGTCGAGCAAAGGTAAAAAGCATTCTGAAGAAACTAAGAATCGTATGAGTGTTGCGCATAAAGGGAAAAAGTTTTCTAAAGAACATTGTGAAAAGATTAGGGAACGAATGACTGGGAATACTCCTTGGAACAAAGGGCGGAAAGGGGTGTATTCAGAAGAAACTATAGAAAAACTTAAGCAAGCAGGTAGGCAAAAAACTTTTACTCAAGAACATCGACAAAATATAAGTAAGGCCAACAAGGGTCGGGATGGCTGCTTTAAGGGGCATAAACATACTAATGCCGCTAAAAATAAAATGAGTATTGCTGGCAAAAAAGTATGGGCTGCTAGGGATATTCATGAGCGAAGAGATTATTTAGAAAATGCTTGGTTGGCGCGAACCGCCAATCCATCTTCAATCGAAATAGCTATTTGTAAAGAATTGGGGCTTCTCAATATAACGCACCAAATTGGCAAACGTATTAGTCCATATTTCCCAGATATCTTCATCCCTTGTTGCAACCTAGTAATAGAATGCGACGGGGACTATTGGCATAACTATCCTGATGGAAGGGAATCAGATAGAAAGCGTGATGCTTATATGAAAGATAAAGGCTATAAGGTAATTAGGCTTTGGGAGAGAGATATTAGAAAAAATGCTAGACAAGCTTTGTTGGAGGGGATGAAAATTATTAATGCATAAAGTCGGGACTGCGCCTATACTTATAGCCGAAATTGGCCTAAATCATAATGGGTTAATTGAATTAGCCAAAGAAACTATCAATGCAGCGGTTAGCGCTGGGGCTAATTACGTTAAATTTCAACATGCACCCCCAGAAGATTTTGATAGTAGCGGTATGCATAATGGTGAAAGTTTATTTGATTTATTTAAGCGTCATGAATTTTCATTAGGGCAATGGCAAGAAATAAAAGAACATTGTGAATTAGTAGGTATTCCGTTTTTTGTTACCACTGTTAGCGCCCGAGGTGTCAAGGAGATGGTTGACTTAGGTGTATGCGCCTTAAAAGTTGCATCAGATATGATATTCAATACTGAAATGATAAAAGAAATGCATCGTCAAAATCTACCGATTGTTATATCAATGGGTCATGTAGCAGATTTAAACAACCTTCACGAAATAGCTAATCCAGAAGATTTAATTCTTCATTGCGAATCACAATATCCTTGCATTTACCCCAAATTGTGGAAAATACGAGCAATACAAAACATGGGATATACTTGCGGGTACAGCAATCATGTAGCGGGAAAACAAGGAGTAGATGTTTGCATACGTGCCACTGAATTAGGGGCAGTAGCTATTGAAGTCCATTTTACGCTTGAACATGAAGCTGATGGGCCAGATCATTGGTGGTCCTTAGATACTACTGAGCTTAAACAGCTTAAGGCGACAATAGGCTGATGGCGGAAGTAGTAACTGGAGATGCAAGAGAATATATATTATCTGGAGAAATGAAAAAAGGGGACTTAGTTTCGTATATATCGAGTGAGAAAAAAGTGGTTGTTTATATAGAAGGTGGTTTTGGCGTATTTAATGAAGCTGATATTAGGTTAATAGCAGAAGAATTATTGAATTTTGCTGATGAAATAAGGATTACACATTGATTCGCCTCGCCAAGAAGACTGATATGCGGACGGTGTTTAATTGGCGGAACATGCCCGATATGATAAGCGTAACAACTACGCAAAAGGCGGTAAGCTGGGAGCAACATTTAATATATTACCCAGTTGCCATAGCAAGTGACGAGGTTTTGTATTATATAATTGAGCCTAATGTTGGTTTCATCCGGTTTGATAGGGTGGATGAGGAAGCTGTTGTCTCCATATATATCAGCGAAGATCACAGGGGTGGCGGCGTAGCAATAACCGCAATTAATATGGGGGTTAGGGAAGTTTTTGAAAAGTGGCGCATCATTAAGGTTGTTGCGGTCATTCGGGAGGAAAACGAGCGCAGTATAGGGGCTTTCCGTAAATGCGGTTTCTACCCGGAGGGTAAACATGAGCCTGAAGGCCACATAAGAATGGCAATATTTTAATGGGGGTTAAATGAGGAAAATTCCAACAATTTTTGACAGAGATTATGGTGACGGCAAACGAGGCAAGCATTATGTAATCGATAAAAGACTTGTTGACTTGCCGGAAGGTGCCGTGGCTACTGAGAAACTAGATGGCACTAATGTCCGCGTGACTATTCGGGCAGGACGTTGCGTCAGATTAGAGAAACGTCGCAATCCCAGGAAGGAGCAAAAGGCAGAGGGGATAGTTGATCCTTGGTATACTGATGCCGAATCACTTGATCCCGCCGATCAACACATGTGGGTAGCAGTAAATAATACAAACTTTACCAATACATCGGATGGTGAATGGTCGGGCGAAGCAATTGGTCCCAAAATTCAGGGTAATCCGCTTACGTTAGATAAACCATTTATATTTCTGTTTTCGGATCCGCGCATGCGTGAGGGCTTAGAGTTGTACGTCGCATCTACAGATTTCGACGATTTACATACATTATTAAACGATTGCAGGAGTATCTATAACCCTAGGGTCAGAATTGAAGGAATCGTTTGGTGGTATGAAGGTATTCCGGTCGGCAAGATCAAGGTGGGTGACTTTGAGTAAAATTGTTGGATCTCTTAATTATCATATTGCTCTTTACGAAGAAGGTTTAATTAGGAAGGTCGCAAAAGAAATTGCTGACAAAAATTATTGCATCCAGTGTATCGCTTGCAGTTGTGAAGATGGTTGTGAGAGTGAAGGCTTTGCTGAACTATTTATCAAAGAGTTAGCGAAAGCGGCTAATGATACCCCACAATAAACCGCTTTTCGGTGAGGCGGAAATGTTGGCCGCTCAAGAGGTTATAGCCAGCGGTTTCTTGGCTTCTGGGCCTGCGTGCGAAACACTTGAATATGTATGGGCTAAATCGGTTAAGGCAACAGCTTCTGCTACTGTCTCCAGCGGCCTGACAGCGCTCAGGTTGGGTTTAAAGGCGCTAGGGGTACTAGCGGGTGACGAAGTAATTATATCAGCTTACAATTGTGTTGCGTTGCACAATGCAATCCTCACGATCGGGGCTGTTCCGGTGTTAGCCGATATAGATGGCGATACACTTTGCCTTGATCCGTACTCGGTAACGGCTAAAGTAACGCCTAAAACTCGTGCCATTATAGCGGTTCACATGTTTGGGCATGAGGCCAAGATTAAGCCGCTGAGGAATCTAGGCATTCCAGTTATTGAGGATATGTGTCATACCTTAGTCGAGCAAACTGCTGATTTGGCTATCACAAGCTTTTATCCCACTAAATTTATAGGTTCAACTGGCGGGGGCATTGTAAGTGGCAGCGAGGAGCTAATCGATAAAGTCAAAGACCTCAGGACTTACGGTAATAAGCCACCATCGTTAAAGCAAAATGACCTTTTCAACGATGTAGGTGCTGCGATTGCCCTTAGTAAGATGTCAAAGCTTATTTGGGAGATGGACTTAAAACGTAAGGTGGCCGACTATTATGATCCACTGCTAGAGAACTATCAAGCTTGTAATGCCAAATTACCTTATAGGTACACGGTAAGGCTGGAGAAACATCACCTAACGACTGACGTTGTTGCAGCCATGCAAGAGCGCGGCGTAATGGCAATGGCACCTGTAACTGATTATCGACTGTGGGTTGATTGGCCTAAGGATTTGCCAGAAGTTGACGAGGCATTTAGGCATATAATTTCGCTGCCGTATTACGTTACAATAACCAAAGAAGAGCAGAATGAAGTCGTCAGAGTATTGGGGGAATGCATTGCCTGAAAATGAAGAAGAATTTGGAATAACGGAATTGAAGATAGCCGCAGTTCAGTTACACGAAATGTTCGTAGAATATATGAACGCAGGATTTAACAGGGTTGAAGCATTTGAGTTAATAAGAACGGTGCTAATTGAATTGATGCCACAAAATGACTGACATAGCTAAGTTCTATGATAAGCTTGCAATGAAGCATGGCGCAACGCCTAAAGCAGTGGATGCCGGTAATCAGCGCTTGTTAGATGCCCGGTATAAGGCATTGAGTGAAGTTTGCGATCTGAATGGTAAGAGCGTTCTAGACGTGGGCTGTAATTATGGTGGGCTGGGGCGTTATCTTTCAACTAGGGGTATGACGGTCAGCAACTACACCGGCATAGATATTTCTCTGAGGGCAATTCAAGTTGGTAATAAGGAAAACCATGACCTTAACCTTATTCATGCCGACCTAGAGACGTATTGGCCAGTAGATTTGTTAACCGGCGGCCAAAAGCAATATGACGTGGTGTTAGCTCAAGGCATTTTCTATAAGTTACCCAACAACGAAGAGGGCGGCAAAAAGGTTTTAGAGTTAATCAGTCATATGGCTAGGCTATCTAAGTTTGCAGTAGCGTTTACTTCAGTTTGGTCAGGTATGATGAGAACTGAAAAAATACCTGGGGTTACTTGGTTGTCACCCCATTCAATACTAGGCTATCTTTATACTATGACACCATATGTTGTCTTAAGAACGGACTACATAGATCCTGATGATGCTGATTTTTGTTGCTACGCCTATAAGGGTAAGCCATGAGTAACATCGCAATTCGGTGCGACGCCGACGACGGCCAAAAGTTCGGCCAAGGTCATGCTATGCGGTGCTTTGCTTTAGCTCAGGCAATTAGAGCTAAGAATGCTACCCCCGTATTTATAATGGGTCAGAATACTGAGTTCATCAGCGAACTTATAAATGATGCGGGCATGTTTTGTGTTTTGATAGACGCTGATCATGACGTGGGTCAAACAGTTGGGATAGCTAAGGGTTTTCATGCAGAGTATATCGTTGTTGACAGTTACAAGCTAGGGCTTGATTACTGCGCAAAGTTAATGGGTCATGAACTGAAGGTAGTCGCTATTGACGATAATGCAGACCCAATGTTCCGCGAGGACATTTGGAAAGCGAGAAAGAGGCCATTCAGGGTTAGGCCGCAAATTAAACGTGTATTTGTTAGGGTTGATGATAGTTTTTCTGATACCGTTGACTCAGCTTTGGATGAATTAGGGTTACAAAGAGTTGATCCTGGCGGCGCAGATATAATTACTAATATGCAGTCATCAGATATCGCGATTAGCGCGGGGGGGATTACGGCGTGGGAGTTGGCTTTATTAGGTGTACCCAGCTTACTGGTTACTGATTCACCCGAACAAACTGTTAATTGTATGAAGCTTAATAAAGCGGGGGCAGCAGTAAGCTTGGGGTGGATTAGGGAAATCCCGGTTGAGCGGATAGTTGGGAATATTAATAGACTAAAAAACTCAAGGGTGAGAAGTCAAATGACCGCAGCTGCTTACCGAAAAGTTAGAGGTAACGGCACAGACTATTACTTGAAGCAATTAGGGCTATTGGGGGGTTAATGACGGAGAAAGCGTACAGATTCTCAGAATCAACTAGGTCAACAGAAGAACAATCATATTCGGGGGAAATGGAGCAATTTATCACCGATTGCGAATATTCTGGTTATGAGAAAATGCAAAACTTTCCACTATTTACGGCAAGGCAAGACTTAACACGTTACTTAACTAAGTACGAAATATTCAAGCGAGCCTTAAATGTTCAAGGTTCAATTGTTGAGTGCGGGGTATTATTCGGTGGTGGATTACTTTGGTGGGCGCATCTTTCTGCTATCATGGAGCCGGTAAATATGCAACGTCAAATTATTGGGTTCGATACTTTTGATGGTATTACGCAATTATCAGTTCAAGACATAGCTGAAGGTAAATCTGTTGAGGCCAAAGAAGACGGCTTCAAGGTAGATAGTAAGGCAACGATAGAGCAGGCGGTTAAACTATATGACAAGAATCGCACAATTGGGCACCTGCCAAAAGTTGAAATCGTTAAAGGGGATGCTTGCGAAACTATCCCAGAGTATATCAAGAATAATCAGCACTTAATAATCTCAACTTTATTCTGCGACTTCGATATATATGCCCCCACAAAAACGGCTCTCCAACATTTAGTTCCCAGAATGCCTAAAGGTGCAATTATAGCTTTCGATGAACTTAACTTAAGGGCATGGCCGGGGGAAACTCGGGCTGTTTTGGAAGAACTAGATATCAACAACCTTAAAGTCGAGCGTCTACCATGGGGAGGTTCGATTAGTTTTGCTGAGCTCTAATAGTTGCGCTAAATGCGGAGCAGATATGGAAAGACCTGCTCAACCGGGGGATGGTTTATTCAGCATCTTTAGTGTTGAAGAAACCGTTAACTTTAATCATGTTTGCCCTGATTGCACTAAGCGATTACTCCACTGGATGAGCACTGAGCCGGGGTGTTTCGTGTGATATTGGTATCACAGCAACCACTTTATCTGTCTGGTTGGTTGGGTTCAATAAATAAAATTGCTCAAGCCGACGTCTTTGTAATATTGGATACAGTTCAATATGCCCCTAGAAGCTTCAATAACCGCAACAAGATTCGCACCAAACACGGCTGGCAATGGCTTACGGTTCCAGTTCTTAGCAAGGGATACCGAGATAAACAGTTCATAGACATAGAAATAGATAATTCCACGGACTGGAGACGTAAGCATTTAAAGGCGATAGAACTTGCTTACAACAAAGCGAAGTTCTTTGATTTATATTACCCGCAACTTGAAACCATTTACGCAACTCCGTGGGGTCATCTCTCCAGAATAAATCAAACTATGCTCCGTTGGGTGCTAACTCAACTAGGGATAACCACCAGAATATTGCAAGCTTATTCATTGAGTATTTTTGGTGTTGGTTGCGAACGGGTTGTTGATATGTGCGACAAGATACCAGGTGTTGAAATCTTCTTAGTCGGGGCTGGTGCTGAACCCTATACGGATATTGAAGGGCTTAAGGCCATCGGAGTTGAAACGGTATTTCAAGGTTATAATCATCCGGTTTATGAACAAGTATATCCAAATTTCGAAGAGGGAATGTGCATCATCGACCTTTTGATGAATGAAGGCCCAAATAGTTTAAGAATACTTAGGGGGGTTACATGATACGAACATTTACTTGCTTTATATGTAAGGAAACGCATGAAGCTGCCTGGGGCGAAGAAGAACGTGATGCAGAAGCTGAAGAAGTATTTGGAGGTTCAATTTATAAAGACGGCCCAATGGTTCAAGTTTGCGATCGTTGTTATACAACAGTCATGGGGAGTAGGAATTGATTGCTCTGATTCCAGCTAAAGGTACGAGCGAGCGCGTACCCGGTAAAAACATGAGGCTTTTAGGCGGTAAGCCGCTCGTGCAGTGGACCATTGAAGCGGCCATAGATAGCGAGGTTTTCGAAAAGGTAGTCGTTTCCTCAGATAGTAGTGAAATTTTATCATTAGCTGCAGAATTTGGATGTATCCTACATAATAGGCCACCTGATTACGCTAAACCACTTTCAACAATATTTGAAGTTTGTACAGATATCGTTGAGCAAATGAGGCCAGATAGTTTTGCAATGCTTTCACCTACTAGCCCGTTTAGGGATTCAGCAATGATTCAATATGCACACTTAGACTTCGAACACTTGAACTTAGATTGCTTAATGTCAGTAACTGACTATGAATATCCCCCGCAGTGGGCGTTGAGGGCAGAAGGAAATTACCTAATGCCTGATAGTCCGATAGGCTACAAAACTAAGAGGCAAGACTTAGGGTTCTTAGGTAAACACGACGGCAGCATAATTATGTGTAATACAGATAAGTTCTTAGAAGTAGATGATTGGATTAAAATGAGGACATCTCCATATTATTTACCAGAAGAAAAAGCGGTTGACATAGATACAGAATTGGATTTATTATGGGCGGAATTTTTATTGTCCGACGGGGGAAAATAACATGAGTATAATGCAAGATATTCTAGTAATAGCGGCTCACCCTGATGATGAGGTGTTAGGGTGCGGGGCTACTATTAAACGATTTACGATGGAAGGGGAGCGGGTTCATATATTTTGGCTCGGGAATGGGCTTGCGGCTAGGGGGGCAATTGACCCCGAAGAAGAAGAAATGCTAAAACAAGCACAAGGTAATGTTTGTAGGTTATTAGGGGCTTTCCCTATTTTAGACTCAGAAGAACACAATGTTCTACCGGACAACAAATTTGACTCAATTCCTCTGCTAGATATAGTAAAGAGAATAGAGGCAGTAATTGAGGCCATTCAACCGGAAATTATATTTACTCATTCTTCGAAGGATTTGAACGTTGATCATAGGATGGTAGCTTACGCAACTATAACGGCCACAAGGCCATGCTCTTGCAACGTGAGGGAGATATACCAATATGAGGTTCCCTCTAGTACCGAGTGGGCTTATGGCTCGCACGGTGACTTTCGCCCTAATCATTATATTGATGTTCATGGAACTATAAATAGTAAATTAACTGCAATGGCCCTTTATGATACAGAAGTTAGGGAAGAGCCGCACCCAAGAAGCTTAAATAATCTAGAAGCACTTGCCATAGTCAGGGGAAGTGAATGCGGGTTTAAGTCGGCTGAGGCTTTCGAGGCATTAAGGACAACAAGATGAATGAAAAGAAAGTTCTAACACCACAACAACAAATATTTATTAATGAATACTTAGACCACTTTGATATTAAGCGTGCAGCCGATGAAGCTGGCTACATTGATGGTTATTATGAAATGATTGCCACTCCAGTAGTTCAAACCGCACTTGCTGAGGCCATCAAAAAGAGAATTGGCAAAGGCGAGGTTAGCGAGGAAAAGGTTCTTATTGAGTTAGGCAAGATAGCCTTCACTAGCATGAACGACTTTGTTTCTTGGGATAATAATGGTGTTAAAGTTAAAGACTCAAAAACACTTAGCGAAGAGTTGGCATCTTGTGTCCAGGAGATAAATATCTCACCCACCGGCAGAATGAAAATTAAGCTCTATGATAAAAAACCGGCGCTGGAATTACTCACCCGGATCTTCGGGATGCTTAAAGACAAAGTTGAACATACTGGAACGATCGATCACTTACATCATAAATATGATGATTTCACAGACGAGGAGTTAGATCAGGAACTCCAGAGGTTGGTGGCCGAGGCGCAGGCGGTGGAAAATGTCAACGGCAACAAGCAGGGTGCAAAAAGAAATAGCAGTCGGGCTAACGGAAGTAAAAAGAGCAAGAGCTAGCCGTAAGCTACTTCATTTTACTCATTACACCAAGCCGGATTACCAAGCCGGTTGGGTTCACGAGGAGATAGCTGAACGCTTAGATCAGTTTTTAAAAGATGTGGAGGCTAAGCGCTCGCCGCGATTGATGATATTTATGCCGCCACGGCACGGAAAAACGGAGCTGGTTTCTAGGCGTTTGCCTGCTTTGGCGTTCGGGCTAAATCCGGACCTCCAGATTATAGCTACAAGCTATGGGGCTGATTTTGCCGCCGGTATTAACCGGAACGTTCAACGCATTATAGATTCCGAAGAATACAAAAACCTATTTCCTGACACTATGTTAGCTGGCACTAAAATGCGGAGAATTAATCACAGTGGCGCTAGGGGTTATTTGCGGACTACCGATATTTTTGAAATAGTGGGACACCATGGTATGTATCGTAGTACCGGCGTCGGTGGCGGTATTACTGGGATGGGCGCTGATATTCTTATTTTAGATGACCCCATAAAAGATGCGGAACAAGCTGACAGTACAACCTACCGCGAGAAAACGTGGGAATGGTATTTATCTACAGCTTATACCAGGTTAAGCCCAGGTGGTGGCGTCCTCTTGTGCGTAACAAGGTGGAACGAAGATGACCTACCAGGTAGGTTACTTGAGGCACAAAAAGTCGGCGGAGACCAGTGGGATTGTATTGCCTATCCTGCTATGGCAGAGCAAAAGGAGGCTCATAGGAAAGTTGGTGAAGCTCTTCATGAAGAAAGGTGGCCACTAGAAAGATTACAAGCTATTAAGGGTTCTTACAAGGGCACGTATGGCGCTAGAATGTGGGCGTCACTCTACCAACAAAGACCATCACCGTCCGAAGGTGGCATCCTAAAACGAGCATGGTGGAAATTCTTTGATGAACCGCCTATGCCTATGGAGGAAATAATCCAGTCTTGGGATTGTTCTTTTAAAGATTTAAAAACCAGTTCTTATGTTGTAGGGCAAATTTGGGGACGTAAGGGCGCTAATAAGTATTTATTAGATCAAGTTCGAGACCAAATGGACTTCCCGGCTACAATTGCAGCCATCAGAATGATGACTAGGAAGTGGCCGAAAGCTAGGGGGAAATTGATTGAAGATAAGGCTAATGGCATTGCTGTCATACAGGTCTTAAAAAATGAAATACCGGGAATTATTCCTGTAGAGCCCAAGGGCGGTAAGGAAGCTAGAGCGCAAGCTATCAGTTGGGATATTGAAGCTGGTAATGTTTTTCTTCCTAATAACGCTCAGTGGGCACATGATTTTGTTGAAGAGTGTGCGCTATTTCCTAATGGTGCTCACGATGACCAAGTTGACGCTATGTCCCAAGCCTTAGTGAGGTTGGGCAGCAAGAGGAGTTATGCCAATGTTAGTCTTAGTGGAAATGAAGATTTTGCAAGAGAAAGTCCCAATTATGTATTTTAGAGGAATATAAATATGACGGACAAAAAAGATAGAGTATTGAAGCTCGATACAGGTGAGGTCGGCAAAACCGGCCTAAATATTTTTGATGGTCGGCTTTTTGAGGAGCAGTTACGGCAGCTTCAAAGTGAAACTGAACGACGCAGGGTTTATAAAGAAATGCAAGCCAATGACCCCACAATTGGTGCTATCCTTTTTGCTATTGAGATGCTTATTCGGCAAGTCCCCTGGACGTTTCAAGCAGCAAGCGATGACCCTAAGGATATTGAAGCTAAGGAGTTTATGGAGGGCGTTATTAATGATATGTCACAATCCTGGGAAGATACTTTGGCTGAAATTCTATCATTCCTACCTTGGGGCTGGTCATATCATGAGATTGTCTATAAGTTTAGAAACGGGCGGGATAAGAACGCAAGTAAGCGCAGCCGGTTTAATGACGGGAAAATTGGTTGGCGGAAATTGCCTATTCGGTCACAGGACTCACTAGATCACTGGGAAATGGATGATGAGGGCGGAGTAAATGCCATGATTCAAAACCCACCGCCTGAATACCAACTTCTTACGATCCCAATAACAAAGGCGCTATTGTTCCGAACGAGCGTTCATAAGGGTAGCCCTGAAGGTGAATCTATCTTGAGGAGCATATATCAATCCTGGTTCCTAAAGAAGCGCATTCAAACTTTTGAAGCTATCGGCATTGAACGTGATTTGGCTGGCTTCCCGGTTTTAACTGTTCCGTCAGAATGGACGGATGCTAATGCTCCGCAAGGGCTAAAAAACGCTTATGCAGATGCCAAAACTATTGTGCAAAACATTAAGCGTGACGAGCAGGAGGGCGTAGTCCTTCCCGCTATTTTCGATGATAACAACAACAAACTATTAGAGCTTGCATTGCTCAATTCAGGCGGTAAGCGGAATTTTGATACAGAGGCGATTATCAATCGCTATGACCAGCGTATTGCGATGACAGTATTAGCGGACTTTATCTTCTTGGGCACGAAGTCGGTAGGCTCATTTGCCCTTAGTAGCTCTAAGACTGAGATGTTTGCCGCCGCTATTGGTGCTTGGACTAATATGATTGCGGACGTATTTAACCGGCACGCAATACCACGGTTGTTTGAACTTAACGGCGAAAACCTTGAGGAACTACCGAAGTTAGTTCCGGGCGATATTGAAACGCCAGACTTAGCTGAACTCGGTGCTTATCTTGGCAACCTTACTGGCGTAGGGATTAACCTGCAAGGTGATGTCGAGCTTGAAAATTACTTACGGGATGTTGCTGGTTTACCTATGGCTCCTGAAGACGAAGATAGGGTTATTCCGGCTGCCGCAGAAGTGCCTGAGGAAGGTGTAGCGACTACTAAACCTAAGCCGAAACCTAAGCCTAAAACAGAACCCAAGGAAGAACCGAAAACACCTCAACCTGACGGCAAGGAAGAGTTGGTCGAAGCAGTTAAGGTAATGAAAAGTGCAGTCCTTAGTGCCTTAAAATCTGATGAATAAACTTGCCCTTTTAAAAGCATTTGATGATTTTATAGAAAAAGTCGAACCGGCTTGGCAGAAGTTTAATGATATTGCTGACGAATACCTTCCTGCTGTTCAGGAAGCGACGGAACAGGCTTTAGGCTTATTTGAAAAAGACGTTAGGATGGGGTTCCTTGAGGGAGCCTTAAAAGTTCAAGATCCTATCGGGGCCGAGATAGCGATTAACTTCGCGGGTATGGAGAAAAAGCTTATGCCTGTTGCGAAGGTATTAGTGGAAACTTTAATGGATGGCGCAGAAGCTTCAGTTGAGGATATCTTTGCCGTATCTAGGGGTGCTGAAGGTGTTACTCCGGCTATCGAGAAGCATGGATCAAGTGACGATCCTAATTATGGGAGGTATCATCCGGGAGCAGCTGCCCCGATAACTGTTTTCCATGGAACCGTGAGTAAGTATTTTAATTCAATCAACAATAAAGGAATAAAGTTTAAGCCACCTCAACGAACAGGAGATACGGAAGCTTGGAAGGAATTGGGTGTTGATTGGTATGAGGGTGAAAATGGTCAAGCGGTTTTTGTAACCAAGGACTTCAAGGCAGCTAAAGGAATGGCTAATTTTGCTACAGAAGCATATGAGGAGCGTACCGGAAGATCAAGTATCCCTATTATTTTAAGAGTTGAATTACCTCAAAGCATAGGAGCTAAGTTAAAACAAGATGAGAATCTTGCCGCAGGCTTGAAGCTTATAGGGCAAGATATTAAGCCTGAATGGATAAAATCTTCGAGTCGTGAAGGTAATGATGGTGTTTGGCGTGGTTCCCGATTCCGGAAGGCTGATAACACAACCTTGTTCATGCTGGCCCTAATTGACTTACTGCCTCCTATCGAAATTGAAAAAGCCGATGCACTCCTCGGCGTAGATGTTGCTGCTGGGTTGGGCATATCTTTTGAGCAAGCTGAGAGGTGGGCTGCTGAGAATGCGGCCATAATGGTTACTGCTGTTACTGAGCAAACGAAGTTAGGCGTGCGGAGCATTATAGCAAGATCTATAAATGAAGGTATTGTTCCGAAAGCCGCAGCTAGGGAAATACGACAAATAGTTGGCCTTACGGACAGACAAGCTAATGCCGTAATAAATTTCAAGCGTGACCTCGAAGATCAAATGGCTAGGGGAAAAAGCCCGTTCAAGACAGTACCGCTAACGCAAGAACGCATCGACCGGATGACAGAAAAATTCCGTAAAAAGCACTTGAAACTACGATCTGAGATGATTGCTAGAACCGAAACCATACGCTCCTCAAATATGGGGCAACAAGCTATCTGGGAGCAAGCAGCTGATAGGGGCTTAATAGATGAAAGCGTAGCCGTTAGACGATGGGTGGTCACCCCAGACGATCGTCTTTGCGACTTTTGCAGACCTATGGATGGGCAAATTGTTCCACTAAGGGGTTTATTTGAGTCTGGAACAGTGGAACTTCAAAGAGGTGGAACTAGAGCGTTTAACCCAACACTGACGCCACCGCTACACCCACAATGCTTAGTTAGTTATAAGACGCCTATTTTTACGTCAAAGGGCTGGAAGCAAGTAGGGCAAATTAAAGTTGATGATTTAGTTCTTACGCATAAAGGTAGGTTTCGCAAGGTAACTAAGCTTATTCAAACGCCTAAGCAAACCCCAACTATTGTAAAGATTAAATTGTATGGTTGCGCGACTTTGACCTTGACTGATAATCACCCAATTTTAATCGACGGGGAGTGGGTTGAGGCTAAGGATGCGAAACCAGGCCAAAAGATTAAGTATATGGCGGCTAAGTGTGTTCGTTGTGGTAAAGATATCCCGATGGATAATAAGTATTGTTCTGATAGGTGTTGCAGCCTTGATATAACTGATAGGCAGTGGAAGTCGGAAGAACATAGGCGGTTAATATCAGCAAAAACTTCAGCTCAATTACGCAGAGAATACAGCAACGGAACAAGGGACGGCGCTGCCATTACCAAGAAAGCTCATGAAGCTACTAGGGAAATGGCTGCCGAAGGAAAACACCCTTTTCAACAAGATTGGGTAATTGAGAAAAATAAGCTTGTAACAAATTTACCTCAACACAGAAAAGCAAGTTCTGAACGTATGAAGAAAAATAACCCTAGTTTGATCCCAGAAGTTCGTAAATGTATGACCGAATCTTACAAGAAAACTATGCTTGCGCACCCAGAAAAGCACCCTAATTCCATTATGGCTCAAAAAGGGTTTATGAGTTCCCTTGAAAAAAGAATGAAGATAATATTGGATGAATTAGGCTTGGAATATGTACCCCAGCAACCTATACTAAATTATTTTGTCGATTTTGGATTGCCGAAATATAAAGTTGCTATCGAAGTAGATGGTAATTATTGGCATCAAGATAAGGAAAAAGATTCGGTCAGACAAGTAAAAATAGAAAAAGAAGGATGGACTGTTTTAAGGTTTTCAGAAGATGAAATGAAGGATGAAAGTTTAGTTAAAGATGAAGCAAAAAGAATCCTCATGAATCATAATGAAGAATATTCTTTTGTAGAAGTTGAAATAACTAAGGTTGAGAAATATCAACCTACACGAAAAATTAAATTATTCAATTTTTCCGTAGAAGAAGATGAATCTTATATAGCTAAAGGGTTTGTTGTTCATAATTGCCGTTGCGCCATGGTATTAGATATCTCACCAACGGGAGTTATTGCAGGGGTGGATAAGCCAACCCCTATTGCCACATTACCTAAGAAGTTTAGCGATTTTAAAAACGTGCGAGAAAACTTAAGGTCAGGATCAAATGTTTCTCGTGTGGCTGAGTTCAACGACGAAGAGTGGTTTCTAAAAAGACCGGGAGATACTGAAGTAATCAGCGAAATTGTATCATCAAAGATAGGTAAATATTTTGGCGTGAATGTGCCAGCAGTAGTTTCCTTCAAGCATAGAGGAGATTGGTGGGTGGCAACAAAATCATTGAAAGAAAAGTTCCCTGGAGCCAGAACAGCAAGAATGTTTGAGAAAAATGTGCCAGAAGGGATAAAATTCACAAGCGAAATATCAAAAAATGTAGGCTGGCAGAGAATGAAGCTTTTTGATGTTTTCATAGGAAACGAAGATCGTCATTTAGGAAATTATATGATTGTCGGTTCAAAGGGAAATATTAATGAGATAGAAAATATATTGGCTATCGATCATGGCCTAGCTACTTTTGGTGAAGATATTGCGGTCAATGTTCCTGCAATATTTTCCTCTCCTAGCCTTAGGTCGCGCTTAACTCCAGATTTATTGGAAATGCGATCCGAAATAATTGTTTTATTAAATAATGTAACGCAAGAATTGTCTGATGATTGGGTTTCCGATATTCCTGAGGAATTACTTATTGATGCATTTGGTGTTGGCGGAGATTTGTTTGATGCAGGACATTTCGTTTTTCGGGCTAAAACGTTATTGGAGATATTAACATGATGTATTTCTCATTCATGAAGTTCTTTCCTAGTGAGGGAGCAGGTAAGGCGCTACTACTTACAGACGACGAAGGCAATGGATTTATATCCTTAGATGGTAAGACCTTCAGCGAAGACCCGGTTATAGATTTCATTATGGAAACCGAGCGATATAAAAAGGGCGGTCCATTAAGAAAGCTTGAATGGCTACAGCAAGGGTTTCAAAATGTAGCATTCATGTCAATGGCTAATATCGCTAAAGGTAGTTTAGAAAACGCTCTCGAAACACTATGGGTACAACTACAAGGATGGGAGCCTGAATGACAACAGTGAAGCCATCAACGGTCGGAATGGAAGCAATAAGGTGCTATGATTGTGATAAGTTGTTGGGGTATACAGATGGACGTGTAAGCATTAAGTGTAGTAGATGTGGTGCGATTAATATTTATGTTATTACATGTGCGCCTAAAGGAGTTGAACTTCTGCTTACAAATAGATAGATAAAATATTTGCTTATTAAAATAATCGGACTATAATGAATTCCAGAGGACCATTAGAGACCCAGCGAATTGTTGACTAAAGACAATTCGGTGGGTCTTTTTCTATTTATAGGAGTTTATAAGTGCGAATACGTGATATTCCTAAAGAATGGTTAGCAACAACAGATGAAGATAGGGCTAAACAATTCTTGCAAGCCAAACAAATTATCAAACGAATTAAAGAAGACGAAGCGAACAATGTTCCAATACCAGCAATTAAAGGGTTTGAACTAACCTTAATATCGAAGGACTTAATTTAAGTGTTCAATAAATTGAAAAGCATAGTGAAGACAATAAGGAAGCACAAGTCAAATACTAATGAATCGAGGGAAATGGATAAATCAGATACTTGGTCAACACAATTTGATATTGCTAAAACAGATGAAGATAGGCAATTGGTATTCGGTTGGCTATCGGTAGCGGTTGATAAGGCTGGTGAGGTTATTATCGATAGCCAGGGCGACATTATTGAAGAAGAAGTTTTAGAAAAGGCAGCATATGACTTTACTCTAGATGCTCGCAGAGCTGGGGCTATGCATAAGCGCATAGATGGGATAGGCCGCTTAGTAGAATCAATGGTTTTTACGGTTGAAAAACAAGAAGCTCTAGGCATTCCTGAAGGAACCTTGCCAGTTGCGTGGTGGATCGGTTTCAAAATCGATGACTCAGACACCTGGGCTAAAGTGAAAAGTGGGGAATATTCAGCCTTCAGTATCGGGGGAAAAGCAGTCCGAGAGGAGGTGAGCTAGGTTGGCAACTAAACTCAAAAGATTACGTGTAGATGAGGGATCGTTAGTTGACAAAGGAGCAAACCAAGCTGCAGAAATAGTTTTGTTTAAAAGGGGCGATGATTCCGAGGAAGAGGAAAAAATCGAAAGCATAGAGAAACTAGATGCAAAAGTGTTAACCGACATAGGAAATATCGTCGGTACAGATGATGAGGCAAAATTAGTATCCATACAAAGGGTGCTTGAGTCTTATCTTGAACGAATAAAGGGTAAAGAGGCTACTCAAAAAACTCATAACGATAATCCTTTTATTCCGGATGACGATGATCACGACGATGACGACGATGACGACGATGACGACGATGAAAACAAAGTCAAAGGTAAGAAGAACAAAAAAGATAATCAGATTAAAACAAAGAAGGGAAGTGACAGTATGCCTATTGAGGATGAAGTAAGGGAGGCTCTTGATGATAGTGTCAGGGAATATCTTACTGAGCTAGAAAAACGAGCTGACGATACCAATAAGGTTGAAGAGCTTGAAGCCAAGGTAGCTGAGCTGGAAAAAGCAGCTGAGGACACTGGCGACGAAGAGGTTGATATCTGGAAGGGTGTTAGCCCGGAGGTTAAGGCGCAATTTGAAGACCTCCAAAAGAAAGCTGAAACTGCTGAGTCAGTAGCTAAGGCTGAAAAAGAAATGCGAGTTTCCAGGGAATTTATTGAGAAAGCTGGTCAATATTCCGAAATTGGCTCGGTTGAGGATGTGGCTAAAATGTTACGTCAAGCTTATGACATCAGTGATGAGTCAGGCGAAAAGCTTGAGGAAACGTTTAAAGCCGCAGCTGCAAAAATTGAGGCCAATGATCAGATCACTAAGGAACTTGGGCGAAGCGGAGAAAGTGCTTCAGGCGGAGACGCTTGGGATAAGATCGAAGCTTTGGCTGACAAGATAGTTGAAAAGGCTGATGATGAAATTACCCAAGAGGTAGCGATCAGTAAAGTCTTGAAAACTAGAGAAGGCAAGAAACTGTACGACGAATATCAAACAGAGAGGAGCGTGAACTAAATGTCTTACGAAATTAAAGGATTTACTCTTGGAACGTTGCGTGCGCCGACTACTGCTTTTGGCAATCGGCAATATTACGGAGTGAATGCTTCTAGTTCGGAAGGTTTTATTAAGGTTGCTGTAGGTAACGCTTCTTCAAGTGGTTCACCTATTGGTATTCTGCAAAATGCTCCTCAAGTTGCTAATGAGGCTGCTGAAATTATGGTGATGGGTGTTAGTAAGGCGTTTGCTCTTACGGCAGTTAGTGCCGGGGCAAACTTCATCTTTAGCACTAGCGGGGCAATTGCCTCTAGTACCGCAGCTGGAGCCTTGACAACAAGTTGGGGGCCAGTGCTTGAAAGCGCTTCATCAGGTGAATATGCAACAGTGTTGCTACGACCTGTTGATCGGAGCACGTAAGAATGACTAATTTTGTTCCACCTAAAGGCGACCTCCTAGGAGTAGCTTTGAACGGTATCCCCCATGCCGGGGTGGAACGATTAATTTTTTCGAACAGTAATGGGTTCCGCTTCGGGGGAAGAAGTGGATTGAAAATTAACAAAGGAGTGAATTAAATGCCACAACCGCATCGCGGGCAAGTGCATGTCGATAGGCCGCTGACGAATATCAGCATTGCTTATCGGCAAGACGCTTCACAGTTCATCGCGGAAAAAGTTTTTCCACGTGTTTCTGTAAGCAAGCAGAGCGATCAATACTTTGTCTATGACATTGGTGATTGGTATCGTTCTGATACCCAACGCCGAGCACCAGGCTCGGAATCCGCTGGGTCGGGATGGGCAATCACAACAGATAGCTATTTCTGTGACGTGTTTGCTATCCACAAAGATGTAGATGACCAAACTCGTGCGAATGCAGATTCGCCGATTGAACTAGATAGGGATTCTACTGAGTTCATCACTCAAGATATGATGATTAAAAAAGAAACAGAGTGGACAACTGCTTTCTTCACAACAAGTTTGTGGACAGGAAGTACAACCGGCACGGACATTACGCCGGGTGATCTCTGGGATACCGTTGCTAGCACGCCTATCGACGATATTCAAGAACAACGGCAATCAATCGCCGAGAAGACAGGCTTTATGCCTAACACGTTAGTGTTGGGGCCAGAAGTCTACAAGGAACTTCGGGAACATGCCGATATCCTTGATCGGATTAAGTACACACAAAGAGGAATTGTTACCGAGGATATTTTGGCGGCATTGTTTGATGTTAGCCGGGTTTTCGTTCCTCTGGCAACGCGGAACACTGCAAATGAGAATGCTACCGATGTCATGGACTTCATCTATGGCAAGAGTGCGTTCCTTTGCTATAGTGCACCGTCACCGGGTGTCATGCGTCCGAGTGCAGGCTACACATTTACTTGGAGTGGTTTAGGCGCAAATGCTACTGGTCAAGCTGTTACTCGGTTCCGCCAGGAACACCTTAAGAGTGACCGCATCGAGCTTGAAGCTGCATTTGACCAAAAGCTAGTGGCCGCTGACCTGGGTGTATTCTTCTCAGCTGTAGTTAGTTAAGGGGGGTTGTAACATGGGAACACAAAAATTCTTCAGGGACAGTTACTTTACTGGGAATTCTAGTTTTGCTGGTAATGTTACGGTTGACGGGACACTGACGGCGACTAGCGGTTTTACAGCGTCGGATGTGGTGACCCTTACAACGGGGTTAGTCGTTCCGGTGGTAACCGCTGGCTCTAGCGAGAGTATTCCGCAGACCGGGTTAGTTAATTTTAACTCGACAGGTAAAGGGACAAATCTTCACCTGTTTACAGGTGCTCCAGTAGCAGGACAGACAGTGACTCTTTTCAATCAGTTGATGTCAGGGTCATCGTCAATCAACAAGTGCATTACGTCTACTGAGTTTGGCGCAGTCACTATCGTTTCAACCGGAATTATTAACGGTCGAAGCGTCACGATTGGGACACCAGGCACAGCAGCAAACGGCAACGGAGCGTATGCAGTTCTGATTGGTCTTTCGACAAGCCAATTTGGATTGATTGGCGGCGAGCCAAGTTCAGGCGTATTTGTAACAACTTCAACATCAACAGGGTAAATTCGATTCCTAAAGGGGGAAAGGCTTGCGGGGGCAAGCCGATGATTATGGAAAATGTAGTGACAAAAGAAAGATTAGTACAAACACAACCCGAGGGGGCTACTTCTACCCCAGTAGAAGAGCCTCCTTCGGGCGCTGTGGTTGCTCTACCGATTAACGAGACTCAATCAATTGTTATTAAACAACGGAAAAAGGTTATTATCTTAGGCTTTGCACCAGATACTAGAAATATGGCACCAGTTGATGACCCAACTTTTGATGTATGGCCATTGAATGAGCTTTACCTGGAAATGCCAATATTGCGGGAATATGCTACTGGCTGGTTTCAACTTCACGGTTCAGAGCCGTCTACAATTCGAGATCCGCAACAGAAATTAAGTTTATCGAAATTAAAGTGCCCAATTTGGATGTGGAACGTACACCCTGAGATTCCTAATTCGGTTAAGTATCCCAGGGAACAAATTATGAAGCACTTTGATACTTACGGTGAAGGCATGAATCCATTGATTTTACACGAACGTGATCGGGTTTACTTCACAAACACTATTAGCTGGATGATAGTTCTAGCTATTTATTTGCAATATGAGGAAATTCATATTTACGGTGTCAATATGGCTCAAGACCAAGAATATCAACACCAACGACCAAGTTGCGAAATGTATATCGGCTGGGCCAGGGGTAGGGGAATTAAGGTTCATTTGCCACATGAATCTGATCTTTGTCGATCATGGATGCTTTACGGGTACGACGATGATTCAGCTTACATGAAGAAGATGTATGCTCGAGAGGGCGAGTTGCAACAACGCATAAATGCAGGGCAACAACAAATAGCCCAATTCCAGCAACAAATAGCTAATCTATCAGCTCAACAAAATCAACTTATGGGCGCTAAGGAAAATGTTAAATATTGTATTGGCTTAGGTGCACCGGGAGGAACTAGCGACTTATTTAGAGAAGAAGTCAAACAAGAAGTAAAAGATAAGATTGAAGCGGAAGCTCTAAGGGAGAAGCAAGAAGCGGCTAGAAAAGCAGAAATTGAGGGGAAAGAATAATGTATAGAGTTAAGCGTAAGCGCATTAAAACTAAAGATAGAACTATGCATGCTGGGGATACGTTTGAGGTCGCAGAGTTGGGGCTTAAGCCGGGGCCGAAGCTAGACCGTCTCCTAGATAGATTAACAAGGTTGGATATGGTGATTGAAGTTGAGGGCAACAAGAAAGCTCCCGCATCGGTTGTTAATGTTGGAACGGTTGTTGTTGATTCGGGGCCTGAGCCAACGCCGGAAAACTTGCCTGAAGAGTTTCAACCGCAACAAAAGGCGGGGCTAACTTTAGGGGATTTAGAACATAAAGGTCCATGGTATTATCTGCCAAATGGGGAAAAGGTTAAAGGCAAGAAAGCAGCGCTTGAAGCTTTGGTATCCTTGAATGGAGGTAATTGAGTATGTATATAGTGCAAAGAATGGCGGTTGATGTTGCCCCTAATATTGTTAGAAATGTTGGTGATGAGCTAACTAAAGATGATGTGAAGAAGGTCGGCAAAAAGCGCATGAAGTCTATGCTGGCCACTCGCAGGCTTATTGAGATTGAGGTCTTAGCTTCTGAGCCAGAAGTGAGTGTCATTTCCGAAATTAAGCTTGAACCTAGAGCTCAAACTGGGGCTGAAATTAAAGTTGCCTACAAGAAGAGTAAGGCTAAGGAAAGCTAATGACCTTCTCATATAATGATGCTGATCTTTCCACTGACCTGAATAAGGTTAGGCGGTTAATCAATGATGTGAATTCTAGCTCACCCTTCTTCACTGACGAAGAAGTTGGCTTCTTTATTGATCAGGATTCTAATATTTTTGGTGCAGCTTCAATTGCTTGTAGGGCTTTAGCTACGAGGTTCGCTAGCGGTGTAAGTAAATCTGTGGGCAAACTCAGCATTAGCTTAGAACAAAAGTTTGATCATTATGATGCGCTATCGACTCAATATGCTTCGCTGGCAACATCTAAGGGCGCTCCGCAAGTATTTGCCGGGGCTTTGACTAAGACCCAAAAGAATACTTTGGAATCTAATACCGATAGAGTCGAGCCAGCTTTCTATCGTGATATGTTTGACTTTGTTGGAAGGGTTTCGTCCTCACAGGATTAGGTGATTGACTTAAATGACTTTTGAAAGCGAATACCTCGACTGCATGCCGCATTCAATTGTGGTTAATGCATTTAGTTCAATAGATGCTTACGGTAAGACGGCGCACTCAACAGCAGGTACAACTTATTCGGGGTTGTTTCAACAAGATCAAAAACTGGTTAGGGCGTTAGATGGTGAAGAGAAGGTTTCTCATGCTAGCGCAATAATCAGCAGTAGCGGGGCGACCATAAACCCTGATGATAAGATTACCCTTCCAGATGGGACTGTTCGGAAGATCATAGCAATTGCTACCCTTTATGACGAAGAAGGTCAGCATCATACAGAAATAATGTTTGGGTGAATTATGGCTAGAAATGTTTTAGGGAAAATGTTAACAATTACCGGGGATGACGAACTTATTCGGAAACTAAAGGATATTGATAGGCGGCACCCTAAGGTTACGGAGGCATCTTTACTTAAGGTTGCTCAAGACATAATGAATGACTCAAAAGAAAACTTTGTCCCTAGGCGTGAAGGGATCCTGGAGGCTTCAGGGCACGTTGACCCACCTGAAAGAACAAGTGGAAGGGTTACGATTAAGATAGGTTACGGTGGGTCGGCAGCTCCTTACGCTTTGGCGATTCATGAAAACCCGAGGGCCGGTAAGACTCGCGGAGAAAGTCCGTCAGGTAAGAAATATAAAACTTGGGCGAAAGTTGGGGAGTGGAAGTACCTAGAAACTCCGGTGATGGAAGCCACTCTTGATTATCGGCAAAACATGGTTAAGACGGTAAACGAATTTCTACGCAGGCAGGCCATACAATGATATTGGATGAGATTGCGAAATTGATAGTAGATAGTACAACAATGGCTCTTGGCACAAACATATTTAAGGGTTTTGAAAATAACAGGGCGCAGGATACTGCTACCTTTGTTCATGAAACTCAAGGTGCTGCGCCTACAAGAATATTCGCTTCATCAACCCCGGCTTGGGAGAATCCTAGGATTCAAATTGTAGACCGTTCAAGCGATTATCAAACGGGCAGGGATGCGTCAGAACTGAATTATAAAATATTGCAAGGACAAGTAAATGTTACATTAAAGCCATCGTCAAGTGCATCAGGGACAACATACTTAACGATTGACCCAGTTCAGTCCCCATTTTATTTAGGCTTAGATGACAGCGACAGGCACACATTTGCTTGTAATTATCAAATATTTAAAAGCTTATCAACATAGGAGGTGTTAAATGGCTTTTGTACATGGTAAAAATACGATTGTGTTGATGCAAGGCTTCAATATGTCCAACTATCTCAACTCTGTTGAAACGGATTTAACGGCAGATGTTAGCGAAATCACTGTTTTCAATAGCTCTACCGTAAAGAGTTATATTGGTGGCAACAAGGATGCTACCTTGAGTGCTGAAGGATTATTTGAAGGCAGTACGGCTGCCCCAAATGTAGATGCATTCATAAGCATAGTTCCCAGTTCTTCAGACGTTCTTTGGTCAATTTACCCAAATGGGACAACGCTCGGATCTTTCGGTAATGGAATAGCAACTGTTCATACTGAATATTCGGTTACAGCTCCTGTAGATGATGTGGTTTCTATGACTGTAAGCGGGCAATCAGTTTCCGGTAGAGAGCGAATTGCCTCACTCAAATCTATTGCGTCAGAAACAGCTAATACTGGTGTTGGGACTGGGTTTGATGCTGGGGTCGGGAGCAGTTCTGACGCTAGCGGCGGGGTTGGATATTTGCAAAAATTAGAAAACCTGAGGAGCTTAACCTCTGCTACGATTCAACATTCTAACAACAACTCATCTTGGGATGCCTTAATCAGCTTTACGGCTACAACGGCGGTAACAGCAGAGCGGATTGCGGTTACTGGTGCAGTTAAAAGGTATACAAGAGCAATTTTTCAACAAGCAGCAAGCACATTGAACGGCTCATTCAATATGGGCTTCAACAGAAAGTAGGAGGTAAGAAATGGCTTTTCAACATGGTAAGAAAACGGGATTTCATGTTACTGATTCCTCAACAACTTTGAGGAACATTACTCAGTTTTTAAACTCGGTAGAAATCTCAAAAACTGGTGATACTGCGGAGGTCACAACTTTCAATACGACTAATGCGACTAAGGCGTATTTAGGCGGACTAAAGGATGCGACCCTTTCTCTTGAGGGAAAATGGGACGCAACAGTTGATGGCTACTTGGATGGGATCGTAGGTCTAGCGAAGACTTACTACCTCCAAGTCCCATCTACAGATGCTTCAGCAGCAGATTTCGTTCAATACACGGGCACTTGCATTATGACGGCTTACAGTGGCCCGGCAGCTAGCGTTGATGACGCAGTTACATTTACTGCAGACTTTCAACTTAGCGGATCGCAAGTAAGAACAGCAGGCTCAACGTAAACTAGATTACCTTAGGAGGGTAAAAGTAAAATGGGGAAAAAAGATATGCTCACGGTGGACCAGATCCTTGATTCTGTTGATTTCAAAGAAGAAGTAATTGAGATCAAGGAATGGGGGGGCAGCGTGAAAATTCGTTCGTTAAATATCGAACAGATGCAACGCATTAGAAAGAATGCTTCTTTAGTGGAAGATGGAGAAATTGACGAAGAAAGGTTTGGCATGCTCCTATTTATTGAAGGAGTTTCTGAGCCTAAGTTTGATGAGTCTCATATCGAAAAACTTAAGACTAAAAACTTGATGGCTTATGGGCGAGTAATTACTAGGTTGCAAGAACTTTGTGGCCTTGGCGGGGACGAAGTAAAGGAAGCTAAAAAGCTTTTTACCTAAACCCTGAGCTAATGTATGTTTTTGGTCTAGCTGAGCGCTTAGGGGGGACTGTATCTCAGCTGAAGGAAGGTATGAGTCAAATGGAATATCAATTGTGGATAATTTATGATGAAGTTAGGGCGAAGAAAGAAGAAGAAGCTATGAAGAAAGCTAGAAAGAAAAGTTAACCAGTGGCCATTAATGTAGGTGCGTTAGAGGCAACTTTAGGCTTAGATTCAGCCCAATTTTCTAAGGGCTTAAATAGTGCTGCAACTACAACCAAAGGGTTCTCCAGAAGGCTTCAGGCCGCCAGAACAGGTTCTTTTGCTCTTGCTGGCGGTATGGCTGCTTTGGGAGCAGCTTTCGTTGGCTTGACCACATTTGGCTTCCAACAAGCTAGAACAATTCAAAATCAAGTTGCCGGAATTCAGGCTTTGACTAAAAACTCTAAAGAAGCCGGTAAGGTTCTTAATGACATGGTTGAGTTTGTTCAAGGTAAACCATTTGATAGACTTGATGCTATTGGCGCTGCGAAAGACTTTTTGGCCATGGGTGGCGCGGTTGAAGACCTTGATGCTCAAATGGACTTATTGGCCAGGGGTGCTGTTTTAGGCGGTACTAGTTTGCAAGATGTTGGCGCAGTTTTAAATGTCGTTCAATCTCAAGGTCGAGCAATGACCAACGAATTCAATATGATGAGCGCAAGAGTTCCTAGTTTTGCTAAGGCCATGGCCGAAGAATTCGGTGGAGATATGGAGAAAGTTCGAGAAGCTTTAGCTGATGGCGAAATATCGGCTGAAACTTTCACTAGAGTTCTCGATAAGTCACTAGATCCTAAAATTGTCGAAAAAGCTGGCAACACTATTGACCAACGATTGTCTTCTTTAAGCGCCAGATTTAGAGGGTTAGCATTTGATATCTTAGGCGTTGACTTTACGCAAATTGATGGAAGACCTTTGGTTACTCCGGGAAAACTCTTAGATAAGCTAATTGACGGATTTGAAGCATTAACCAAGTTTTTAAGCAGTGACAAACTGAAGGGAGCATTTAAGGGAATAGGTGACGCCATAGTTGGCGCAATCGATTTCCTACAAAAAAATAGCGCAACGATATTTGGACCATTTATGGCATTCTTAGCATTTGCTGCTGATAATAGCACAGCAGTAGCGGGGGCTATTGGCGGAGCCCTTGTTCCTGCATTTCTAGCCATGGCTAGCGCGTTATGGGCTATGATGGCTCCGCTTATCCCCTTCATGATTGCGGGTGCAGCTCTTGCGCTGTTAGCTAAGCACATAATTGATAATTGGGACACTATTGGGCCTAAAATTATGCCTTCTATTGAGCAATTTGTTGCAGCTGCTAGTGATGGTTTCAACCTAATAGTAAATGATGTTGTCCCGGCATTGATTGAAATTTTTGAGGAAGTCGTAAGCGTTGTTGGCCCAATCATAGATGAAATTACAAAATTCATAAACGTATTTGTTTCGGAAGCTTCTGACGATATAAGCGGTTTTAAAACTGCGTTCAAGACTATCAGCGCCATTATTGGAGACGTTGTTACATTTGCCAAACCACTTATAAGAGATATTTCTAAGTTTATCGTTAAGAACTTAAGATTTGTCACTGATTGGGTTGACGAAAATTGGCCGCTCATCCAAAGAACAATTACTGTTGTGATGAATCGGGTCAAGGCAGTTTGGGATGCAGTTTGGCCTGTCATTAAAACTACTATTATGGTTGTTTGGGAAATTATTAAAGAGGTTGTTCAGACTGGAACCCGAGTTATTTTAGGCTTGATTAAAGGTGTTATGCAGTTAATTACAGGGGATTGGGAAGAAGGTTGGGCTACTATCCGCAAGGCTCTTTGGGAAGCTATTAAGGGTATTTTTAGGATCATAGCTAAACTTGTTGTTGGTGTTGTTCGGATAGGTATCGATATAGTTAAGGGTATCTGGAAGGGCATCTTGCAAACAGGCGGTTTCCTGAAGAGAAAGATCAGAAAATGGATAGGCGATAAGATAGATTTCATCAAGCGTTTATTCAGGATTTCTTCACCTTCTAAGGTCATGGAGGAAATTGGTGAGTTTATTACCATAGGTTTAGCTGAAGGCATAGCCAGCAAGGGGGCCGAAGTTACAAAAGCTCTGGGAGGAATAACAAGTAAGCTGCTAGGTGGGCTCAATGGCGTTATTGATAAGGTTGTTCAACTTTCAGACTCCTTAATGGTACAAAAGGGAACTGCGGAAGAAGTAGCCAGGGCAGAACTTTCCCTACAAAGTGCCATTCTTGCTCACGGTGATGCTGTTGCAGCGTTGAATGAAACTAACATAGATGCCGAAAAGAATGAGAGTGACCGCAGGAAAGCATTAATTGCTGTTCAGCAAGCAGCCTTTGGGGTAACTGATGCTCAAAAAGCTCTAAATGATACGTTGTCCAAAATACCGGGGCCGGGAGTGTTGGATGCTATCAATGAAAGCCTATCCACAATGCAACAAAGAGCAACAGATATGATATCAGCATTTGATTCTGCGGCTAACGCTATTAAAAACTGGAAAGGAATATTGGATTCAGTTGATAAGCCTCAAGCAATAAGTGCTGATGAAATGCGTAAATTAGAACTTGGTGTCACTAAGGCTATATTGAGCCAAGTGGAAGCGCAAGAAGAACTTAACTTATTATTAGATGTTGGCGAGGCTACGACTAATGAAATCTTAAAAGCTCAAATAGCCTTAGAGGAATCTATAATGTCAACCAAGGCAGCTGAGGAAGAGTTAGCTACTGCACAACAAGGCAGGAGACCAGTAGAGGATTTAATCAATAACTTAGCTGGGCAAAATGACGCATTAAGGGCTTTTCAAAATACTATGGGTAAACTAAAAACCAAAGTTCCGGAAGATTTATTCAACGAATTATATGCTTTAGGCCCAGGTGCACTCTCAGATTTAGATGCTTTAGCTAAAGCTGCGCCTGAAAAATTAACTGAGTTTATTAATCAATGGAGCAAAAATCAAGTATTGAGTAATCAAGTTGGTTTTGCCGGGGCTGCTGCAGCTGGTGATTTTGGCGAAGAATTTGAGAATCATAACTTCTTCAAGAAACCCCCAGAAAATGTTGTAGCATTTATGGACGGCTTAAGGAAACTATCTGGCACTAAGGGCGTACAAATAGGCAAGAACTTGGTTAAAGGAATAAACGAAGGAATACAAGAATTATCTAATTGGTTGGGGAACAAAATCGGTGGCTTTGGGGAGAAAATGATAAGGCAGCTGAAGTCAGTCCTAGGTATCGCTTCACCTTCCAAAGAATTTGCTAAGATTGGTGCATTTATGACGGAAGGGTTGGCTTCAGGGATTAATAACACCGCCAATAACCCTAGGGAATCCGTAAGGTCGTTATTAAAAGATAATTTCAACACCTTATCGTTATCCGGGGCACAATTAGCGGGTGAAGGTGGCAGCGGAACAACTAATACGTTCAATATAACCATTAATGCAAGCGGTAATGTTGATGGTAGGGGGTTGGCTGGCGATTTTATGGACGAAGTGAGGCGCATGACACGCTCTGCTAATCTAAGGAAGCGAGTAACAACTAATGGCTGATGTAATTATATTGGGGAATTTGACTTTAACCTCTTCGCCATATGGGGTTAAAGTAAATGGTCATGACTTCTTAGAACCTCAGCCTGAACTTACTATGAGGGCAAGGGCTTTTAGGGACGGAGACGTACTTGTTAAAAAAAGATATCCTAATGTCATACGGACAATACAATTAATTGTCTCAAGCTCAGATGGCACTAAAGATTCGCTTAATGGAAACCTAAGGGCTATTGAAACCGAACTACGTAAATTAGATGTTGGCGATTCTTTAGTTCTTCAATATACACCCAATGGCGGCTCAGTAGATAACTTTTCTGATGTTATTTCGGGGTCAAGGCAAACAAGATTAGAATGGTTTTATACAGAGAAGAATACTGCTATTGAGGCTATCTTACACTTAGAATGTGAGCCGTTTTGGCGGGGAGAGCAAATAACAATTGCTCAACAAACATTTAGTCCAACCCCTGCCATCTTAGCTGCCTCTACAGTATCGGGAGACATAGAAACTCCTGTATTTGTTGAAATAGCTGCGTCTTCTAATGGGTTTGGTAATGACTTATATGTAGGAACTCGTAAGGCTCCTATTTCCGAAACCTTGTTCGACCCGTTGAAAGACTTTCAAGGTAACTCAAGTAACTCTACTGGGTTTACGCATAACGGAGAATTTTCCACTGTTGCTGTTACTTCGGCGTTTACTTCTGTTACGGGTGACAACGACGATTTGTACGCAGTTTCGTTTTCAACTGCTACGCCAGCGATAGGTTGGGCGGTTGGTGACGCCGGAGTCGTGTTTAAAACCACGAACGGGGCTAATACATGGTCGGAACAAACCTCAAATGTGGGGATTAGATTAACTGGTGTTCAAGCTCTAGGTGATAACACTGTATTTGCTTGCGGGAAAAGTGGAGTAGTTATTAGGACTACTGATGGAGGAGCGACGTGGAGCCTTAAGGCCACTGGGACTTTAGTAGACTTTAACGCATTAGTATTTAGCTCCTCAAATGTAGGGTGGGTTACTGGGAGCGGGGTAGCGTCATTTATCATGCGTACTACAGACGGATTTACTTCTACAGGGGCGATTACAACTCAACTAGAAGGAGTACCTGGAACCCTTAATATTGTAGACATTACTGCTCCAACTTCTAATGTTTTATATGCTTGCGGGAATGATGAAGATTTTGGGGCAATCTTTAAAACTACTGGCAGCGGTGAGGCGGGGTCAACGTGGGTAAATGATTCCGGAAATGCTTTTGATTCATTACGAAGCATTAATGCCCCAACTTCTAATGTAGTCTTTTCTTGTGGATCGTCAGGAACACTTGTTAGAACTACTGGGGGGGGCGGTTCTACGGGGTGGACAGCTCAAACCTCAAATGAAACTGGTGAGCTAAATAAAATTAGAATGAACTCCTCTAGTGTGGGGTGGTTTGCCGGTAACAACGGAGTTTTGCGGGTTACCGCTGACGGGTCAACGTGGACGGCCCAAGCTTCTGGTACGGGTTCTACTCTAATCGCAATTTATATAGTTGACGCTAATACTATTTATATAGTCGGGTTTGGATTCTTAGTAATTAAAACCGTAGACGGAGGCACAACATGGACTCAACCCGCTGCGGGGTGGTCTTTATCTTCGGTTCAGGATTATCGAGGACGTTATATAGTCTTTCTACGGTGTCGTTCAGAAACCCCTTCAAACACGGAAGTAAGGGCATCAGCGGGCTTTGCGGGCGGAACTGTAGTCACAAATGACACGGTAACAATGTTGAACAGTACAACGTTTCAAATACTGAACTTAGGCGAAATAAATGTTCCCATTACAAGGGTTTCAGACGAAATCAACCCGACACCTATTATTAAATTAGAAGCCAGGGGAACAACAGAAGGAAATCCCGACAAGAACTTTGATGCAGACATTGGAGTTTTATTACCGATAGACGGCGAAGCAGTTTTTATCGGTGGGAGCACAGCAAACGACGGTGCTACTCAAGGACAAGCTATTACGTTGGATTCAGATATGAATGCTGTCAATAAGGGATTTCAAAGAGTAACTTGGAACGGTTCCCCACCTCTTTTGCGACCGGGCCTAAGGAATAATATTGTTATTCTTGAAACTTCTACAGGTTCGGCAACTAATAAACAAAAAGGTATAAATGACGCATTGGTGACGATGAAATATTTTGCTAGGTTCCTCTCGCCGGAGTCAAGCGGATGAGTATAAACATTGTCACAAAAGATGGCGGCGGAAACCAATTTCACCCGGCGACTATTTATACTCTTAACTTTTCATACCTAATTGGTGCAGGTTGCGAGAAAGCAGAAATTCTATTACCTAACGAAATGGATTTACCTGAACAACTAGATGACCTTAGAATTTACGACAATACCGAATTACTTTGGTTGGGGAGAATAGAGGATGAACCTCTTGTAACAGAAAGCGGAGAAGTTCTTATTACGGCGGTGGGGTACACATCCCACCTCAAGGATGAACTCGTACAAAAATTGTGGGTAGATACTGGATCGGCTAATTGGGATGTAACTCCTCCTGTGCCGTACCCTAACGGCAACAACTGGGATGGGACGGATAGAGACAACAACAACCGTGTATTTATCAAAGTAAGGGATGGGACTTTACCCGCTCCTTCTTTTACGGGTCTTTATTATCGACTCTCTAATAGTGACGCAATCAATCAAGATATTTACAGTGTTGTGTTTGATTTTGAACTTGGAGGGGGAATTGGCACTAGTAGATTTGGCCGCCTAACTTCTTATGACGACGACATTACAAACCCTGTTACAGAATTTAGCCTAGAAGGTGACCTTACAAATCAATCAGGATCAACAGATATTGTATTAACTGCGGGGAAAAAGGGTGTAGCTTTTCACCTCGCTAATTCTGCTGTTATTACGGGGAATAGTTCAACGCATTTTAAGGGTACGAGTCTTCGGGTAAACGGTTCTTCAAATTTTACCGGCACCAATACAGCAGATGATTTTATTAAGGATATTATTCCCGATTTCGCAACTGCGTTATCTACGGACTTTTCCGACATAGATACTGGCACAGCAACAATTACAGACTTCTTTGCGGAAAACCCTACCACTCCTTTAGAGCTGATAAAGAGAGCTGTTGTTGGGGAAGATTGGAAGACTGGTATTTACGAAGTCGGTTCAGACGATAAACCTCGCTATCGGGCAACTGCAATATTAAGAGATACAATTGATTGGTTTATATCCGTAGACGACGGGTTATTAGATTTAGCTGGGAAATCAATTCAAGAAATGTTTAATTCTGTCGTGGTGGAGTTTTTAACTTCTGACGGAAGAACTACTACTGTTACCCGCACTGCAATTATAGATTTATTTGATAACTTTGGAATTACCAAAGAAGCTCATATTAAAGTTAACACAACATCAACAACTGCTGCCGAAGAAGCAGGTGACCAATTTTTAACAGAATTTGGGAGACCTCGCGCAAAAGGGCAAATGATATTAAAGGGGCCGATTCTTTCTAAATTCGGCAATAAGCCTGCATGGTTTATCCGCCCTAATGATATTATTCAAATACATGATTTAGATGCTTCGCCTGCGACCTTAGGGGATATGTCTGCTTCAACAGTAACAAATGGCATAAATATATTTGAAGTTACAGCAGTAAGTGTAAATATATCAGGATCAGAAGAGTCGGTTACTATTCAGCTAGAAACACCTGCTTCACGTTTAGATTTTGAGCTGGTGAGCCGATGACCCCCTTATATGTCAATTCAAAGATTAAATTGAAAGTGGTGATTTAAGTGTCTTTTTGGGGAAACGAGGATTTCTTTTTCCATATAGCTTCAGGTCATATTGATGGCTATAGAATGTATTCAATACCGGGTCGTAAAAATTCATTGTCTCAAGTCATTTTGGATGATTTAACGCAAATTCCTAGTGCATTAATTTATGATGCTCCTGGGGGTGCTGTCAGTGCAGAAATTCTATCAGATAGCAGTGCAGATGAAGCAGCTAGTTCCGGCGCTCGCACTATGGATCTACACTTTTTAGATGGTGACGGCATAGAGCAACAAGAAACCCTAATTATGAATGGAACAACTCCTGTTCAAACTGCGTCTACTAACATAGATTTTATTCAATGGGCACACGTTAAAACAATTGGGGGAACAAGCAATGAAACTGCTGTAGGTAATATTTCTATAAGAAGTACAGATGGGGCAACAACTTGGGAATATATCGCGGCTGGTGGCAATCAATCACTAAGCGGTAGGTATAAAGTGCCTTCTGATAAAATTGGTTATGTTATGGGCTGGCAAGTAACTGGTATTTCTCAAAGAATTGATTGTCGACTGAGGGCCACAGTTGAACGTTTTGATAGATCATTAACAGCAGGTGTCTTCTTATTCCAAGATATTGTAGTTTTGAAAGATATGGCCAGTGGTTGGATCCCGTTTACTGTTCCATTAAAAATGCCTAGTGGGGCAGAAATTAAGATGTCGGCGATTTCTGCAGCTGCAGCTGGCGATGCAGGCGGTCAATTTGATATTATGCTTGTAGATGAGAATGCAAAATTCAATTTACGAACAATGAAATTAAGATAAGGAGTGAATTAAATGGCGTATGGTAGAAGAAATTACGGAATACTTGGAAGCATTAGGCTGCTTTCCTCAGCTGGATCAACCACAACTAGCTCAGGGGTTGCCTTGGGTGCAGCCTTTTCTAAGTTAGGGATGCAAGTTGTAACTTCGGCGTCTAGTGCTGCGGTGCAATTGCAAGTTAGTTTAACTGGCGGAGGCTCTTCGGAATGGCGAGTTGTTGATACTTGGGCAACTAGTTCTGGGGACGTTAGTGGTGATATTCTTTTCAATATTGATCAGCCGGTGACGTATGTGAGAGCCAATCTAATTAATCAAGCTACAACCGGCGCTGCAACCAGCGTTTGGGTATCGGCATCAAATTAAGGAGAAGGCATGGATGCATCATTTTTAGAATATGGGGCACTAGGAGTTCTTGCGGCAGCATTGTATTTTCAGCACGTAAGGCAAACAAAATTAGATCAGATTAACGCTAAGCATGAAAGTGACTTACAAAAAATTGTAGCTAACCACTTAAGCCATATGGAACAAGCTACTTACAAAATGGGAAGAGCTTTCGAAAAACTTGCCGAAGTAATACAAAACTGTAAAATTAACTCAACGCCAAAAACAAAAAAGAAAGAAGGGTAATAAATGGCAATACAAAGACTAATATTTCCAGTTCAATCAGCCAAGATAGTAGGCTCAACTGTCGATGGTGCTAACTATATTACCAATCCTGCAGGAATAGATGGAGGCCAAAATACATGGGCGCTCCTATTTGATGCTTCAACAGCAGAACAAGCTACGTGGACATTTCAAATGCCTAGTAATTATACAGACAGTCCTTCCGCCAATATTCAATTTACTATGACATCAAGCTCAGGCTCAGTAGATTTTAATATTGACACTAAAGGGTTGTCGAGCGGGAACCCTAATTCTACGGTGCCTGGGTTTGCGACCGCCACAAGTTTTGCTGTCGCAGTTTCTTCTAGCGTAGGCTTTATTCAAGAAATAACAGCTTCGCTTACTACTGGAACTTTAGCGGCAGATAGGTTTATCGTTTTAAGGTTATCCAGAGCTGTTGCTAGTTCTAGCGATACTGCTTCAGGTGATGCTGAGGTCAGAGCGCTAACTTTTGAATATTCAACATAGGAGATAATGATGATAGCGAAACAAAAGATAGTTCAGGCGTTAGTTCAAGCAGTTATCGAAGCTGACGAAAAGTTTCAGCAAGGTAATAATCTTTTGCAAACGGCTAAGGCTAATTTTCAGGCTTTAGGAATTGACCTCACGGATACAAAACTTACAGCGGCAGAAGTAACAGCTTTAATTCAATATGCTAACGACGCTCAAGCACTTGTTGATAGCCCAGTAGCAAGCGGAGCTAAAAGTAAAGACGTACCTAGTCATAGTTCGGGAGTTTTAAAGTAATGCCTATTCTATTTGGCGGGACAGACGAAATAGTTAGTGTTGATGATAATGCGACACTGGATTTTGGGTCAGGGAATTTTTCTTGTGCTGTTTGGTTTAAACATAATACCTTGGGTGCTGCCCAAATTGGAACATTTGTTACTAAATATGATATTACACGTGGATTTTTCACAGAATTAAGGCAAAGTTCGGGCGGAGCTATTTCTTGGCAGGTTTGGACAAATGGGTCAGCCAATAGACGAGTTAGAACATCAGCGGCTACTGGCCTAGATGATGGAGCTTGGCACCACGCAACCTTTGTATATTCTGGAGATTTGCCTGATATATATATTGACGGTGCCTTATCTAATGGCGCTACAGTTTCTTCCGGGGTCATGGGGAATATAAATAATGCTGTTTCTTTATTCATTGGTAGCCTTAGGGATGTTGCATCATATTGGGACGGAACTATTGGTGAGATAGCTTTTTGGAATACAGATTTATCTGCTATTCAGGCTGCCTTATTGTGCGATTCAAGGGTTAAGAGAATACCCTTACAGGTTGCTCCCGCAAATCTTGTGGCCTACTGGCCAATGGACGATAAGCCGCATGGAACAAATGCTAACGGTGACACGGTTCTTGATATTAGCAGCAATACCAATAACGGAACTGGTGATGATGGTGCTGGGAATGTTCTTACGTGGCAAGCGGAAGAAGTTTTAAGTTACCCAACATATATAATGACACCGCAATCAATTGCAGCAGCAGCAGCACCAGTAGAACTAATAGCAATACGAGGTCCATTTAGGGGCATCAACAGAGGAATACAAAGAGGAGTAGCATAGATGGCAGAATTACACAAATATGGTACATCAGGCAAGTTTTATGTTCCTTTGCTTTTAGCGAGCACACAAAACTTTGCCTCAACTTCAATAATTACGTTTGCATCTTCAGATGTAACTATAGTTAAAGACGGTTCAACTTATCGAAACCTTTCCAACACTCCCACGGGCGTAGCGATGGGCTCAGCCGCAGTTTTTGAAATAGTTACAAGTGCTTCCGAAATGGGGGCTAAAAAGATAGCTATTCAAATTAAAGACGAAACTGGAGCATTAGTTCAAGATCAAATGCTTATTATTGATACTTACGGTGCCTCTAGCGCTGCTCATGAATTTGACCTAGATCAAGCAATTGAAAATTCAACTATTGCAGCCGTTGTATTTGTTAGTTCAGATGTTAGAGGTAAAGTGGTGGGTGCAGTTGCCTCAGTAACCGCAGATGTGACTGTTTCAAGCACATATGCTGATGATATTACGGATAAAGTTTGGGACGAAACAGTTGCCCTACATGCCACTACAAGTCAATTTGGTGGATTGATAGGAATAACGCTAGACGATATAATCACTTCTCGTTTAGCAACTACAGAAGAAGTACAGCTAAGTTCATGCGCTATTAGTCAGATATGGAATGAAGCAGTACTCGGCCATGCGTCTTCAAGTCAATTTGGCGGAATGTTTACCTTACTGCTTGACGATTCAATTACTTCAAGGATGTCTAGCACCAAGTCAGTATTGGGTTCAACAGAAACTGCTAGGGCAAATGTAATTCAAGTTGTTGGCGGAACAAGTGCGGCAGACGCATTAACTGCCCTTACTACTGGGCGCATAGATAATTTAGATAATTTAGATGAATTGATCAGCTCCAGATTGGGGACAACCGTTGGCGCTCAATTAGCTACAACTGCTATTGATAGTATTTGGGATGAGCCCACTGTTGGCCATGCGTCTTCTAGTCAATTCGGAGGATTCATTTTGAATCGAATGGATGATCAAATTACATCTAGAATGTCTTCAACCAAGTCAGTCCTAGGATCTACGGCAGTAGCTTTGGCCGACCTTAAGAAAATAGGTGGCTCCACTGTTACCTTCGATAACCTTGAGGATGATTACGATGGAACTGGTTACACTAAAGTTAATAGTGTTATTGGTACTGCCTCAGCGCTTACAGCCAACAACGACAAAACAGGTTATGCTCTAGCAACTACAGCCCAAAATGACATCGTTGATAAAGTTTGGGACGAGCCCCTACTTGCTCACTCAGGTACTTCTCAAATGGGCGGCTTGATAGTAACTCAGCTTGATGGGACAATTACATCTAGGCTTGGAACAACGGTCGGGGTTCAATTTGGAACAACTGCTCAAAATTACATTACTGACGAAATTAATGATGCATTGTTCACAGATGCCACAAGCGAATCTACCGGGCTAGCCGGTTCAATAGCTAACAAAGTATCGTTGACTTACGAACGTTTCTACCATCACGTACAACAAGATGCCTCAAGTCAAGTGGTTATGAAACTTGGTAGCACGGTTAATGTTAAGGCAGTTATGACGGTTACGGAAACAACTGCCCTGCAAACCAAACAACAGGCGACAACAGTATGAAAATAGATGAATTCGGGTTTTCGTTTAACGGGACATTATCGTCAACCGAAATAACCAGATTTATCAATGTTGGATTTGACATACAACCATCTACTGCTGCTGCGCCAGTTTTTGGTGACTTGTTTATTGAAAGAACGTTGCAGCTAATTGACAAAACTAGAGGGATTACATTAATAGATAAAGAAAGAAATTTGGTGTTGATATGAGCCTTGATGAAGTTCGAATAACGGTAAATGATTCGCTGCCTAGTATTGAGTACACAATATCAAGAACTGGCAGTGGAAGCACGACGCCTAATCTTTCCGGTTTTACGGCCAACCTAAAAGTAAGAGAAGTTGGAACTACGGCTAATTCTTTTACTATCTCCATAACGTCAGGTTCCACGGCTAACGGTCAAATCACCAACCCAACGGGAGCGGTAATAAGGTTTGATTTTTCAACAAGTAACTTTTCTTCATCAGGAACCTCCATAGGTGAAATATCTTTTGAGAGCGCAGCCGGAAAAACTGAAACAGCTCCAGATAGGCAATTATTTGTAGTTGACTCAGAATTCTAAGAATGGATGTCATTATGACAAAAATAGCAAAGAGTTTCCATATGTTCAACTTCATCAACGACGCCAAGCCCATTTCGTAATTTATGATGGACGTGTAAACTTTTCGTGGAACCGCATTTAACACAAGTATGGTTATCTCGCTCCAGGACTTTAAGCCGTTTTCCTCTGTCGCGACGTCTTGCGTAGTGTAAAGTGTTTAAATTACCTCCAAAAAGGTTTTCAATGATGCCAGGGGGTAGGTCTGAATGAATGTCCATATTTTTAGTATAGCTGACCTGCGGGGATATGACTACAAAGAAGTCAAGTCCCGGAGAGCCACTCTAAGCCACGAACAGGGCGTGACCCTTATGCTAGTACCCCCTAAACCCCAACAGAAAGGAGCTAATATGCCTAAATATATCTTTCCAGTAGATATCAACCATATCAATAAGGCTTCAAGGGGCGATTACTGGGTTGATGCCGGGTGCGATATCAATGTTCCGAGGGGCACACCAATTGTTGCCGTCGGTGACGGAGTTCTTAGGTACGCGGAATATGGTCACGTAAAAGCAAAATGGTTGCTTCCGCCTAACGACCCATTTAGTGTTCGCTACATTCTTGACGAACCTATTGCTCGGAATGGTAAATTGTATTATGAGGTTTACAACACTCACCTAAAAGAAATCCACTTCAGCCTCAAGGGGAAAAGTTCAATCCCGGTAAAGCAAGGGCAATTATTAGCTTGGTCGGGAACGGCCAATAATTCTCCGCACCTGCATATTACTTTTTATGAAGGTTGGGGCGGCCAGCAAGATTATATCGGAAATACCGGCAATCGCTTTGATGATCAAGATATGATGTGGGATGAATGGTTGCCGGTGCAGCGCAGTCAACCGGCTCAGGAGGGAAGGGAAATGGAACAAATAGGAAAACGGCACGGCCATGTCATCTTAGATGAAGATACGGCTTTGTATATTGCGAATCAACATAAGTCGAGCATTAAAGTATGGGTGACGAAGACAAACGAGGCGGGACAAACTGGAGCGGCTGAGCTAAAATCGCTCAAAGCCAGGGAAGTCCACGGGATGCCTTTAGGCGATTTCGTTGGTCAGATAACCTTGTCTTCAAGAGCTTGGTTTTCAACGAGACTCGCTTAGCAATTTCCCCCTTTTAGTTGGGAGGTGATAATATGGTAGAAGTCATTTTGGCCTCTGTTTTAGTTGAGACCATTACTGAAAAGGCTAAAGAGCTTGGCCTAACTGGTGTCAGTGGTTGGCTATCACTCGTTGTTGGTTTTGGTGTTGCTTTTGCGACCAGCCTACAGCTAGTGCCGGTTGACATCATTAACAATGAAATCGTTAACATCGCTATTTCAGGGCTTATCCTTTCTGGTGGCGCAAATTACGCTAACAGTGTGAGAGACAAACTCAAAGGAAACTAAACGCAGAAAAGACCCCCATCCCGAGGAAACCGGGTGGGGGTCTTTTCTTTTTATTGAACAGAAAACTTTCTCAATTCGTCCTTTGTTCCGGCTAGCCCGGAAAGAAGCCACAATATAGCACGCTCTGACTTTTCAGTAAGTAGTGATTGTTCCTTTAGTGACGGCTTAGTTGTAGTGTTCACAAAATGAACGGAAGCTTCTTTCCGTAGGCGCAAGCCGGTAGATATATCTCCACGTGATTCATTAAAGCTCTCGGGAGCATCGAGTTTGTAAAGCGCTTGAAGTAAGTTTTCGTGCGTTTCTACTGAAGTTTCGGCGGCTAGAATTGCATCGTCGCCGTCATCAACTGCAGCTTGAATGGAGAAATAAGCATCATCGGAAAGGTTTACATATTGCTCAACCTTAACACCATAAGCTTTAACGGTGTCTCTTTCGGCCTTTGCTTCATCAAGCCAATTTATGATCTGCTTTTCATTTTTAGTTAGTTTCGGTTCAACCCTTATGCTTTGGTAGATCCCAATAAAAAAGAAAACCGCAAATACAGAAAGCGCTACCTTATACCATCTAGGCATCTTCGGCGCTCCTCTCCATCCAATCTTTGAGCCAATGGTCTATATCTTCGGACGTAAGGTGAAAAGCGTCTTTGGTTTGCGCGGCAATGACTTCCCGCTTGAAGCTTTGGTATACGGCATCTTTAGGTTCTTCTCCTATAAGATCCCATAGGATACACCGGGCTAACTCCGCTGGGCCACTACCCTCGTATCCCCAATTGAATCCGTCGAGGCTATGCTGAACGTGGTGTGTTAAGCGTACCGGGCTTTGCCCTTCCGCAATAACCACGACAACATTGCTTTCTTCATATCGTTTACCGACGTATGTTTTACTCTTCATTCTCTTGCTCCTTCTCCTCCGGGAAATATATGAACGGAACTTTCCTGCCTTCTGGCGACCTCTTCCTTAAAACTCCTTCTCTTGTCAATCTTCTTAAAGCTGAATTAACGGTAGATAGTAGCAGCCTGGTTCCCAAAGAACCTTCGCAGCCTCTATGGATTATTCTTGCTGTTGTTCCGGGTTGCTCATATAGAAATGCTTCAATCGCTTGTTCCAGTCCCGGTATCGGTCTTCCTCTCGCCATTTTTATCACACCCTTACACCCTTTATAGATAATTAACTTGGCCATTAAGGGTAGGTCCCTGAAGCACAGAGACCCACCTTTCCTGGTCAACTTGGCTTAACTGGCCAGCTTAAGCAGTGAGTTGTAAGCGGTCGCCTTGACCTTGGCGCGGGTGCCGAACAGAACGCTTCGATCGGCGGCACCATCTTCGCCGCGACTGTTCCGGTAGTCTTCAACTTCGACAATACCGTTGTACAAGCCCCAGCCAGTACCCTTACACGCTTTGTTGTCAAGGGCAGTACCGTCACCTTCAAGAAGCTCGTGCACGGCATTACGTCGCTTGTTCACGCGCTCCATTTCGAAGGTGTGATACCTTTGCCGCTTCTCCGTCATTTCCGTAGAAACGCTGCGCTGCGGTGCATCCGGCATCGGGTAGCAGGCCTGAAGAACTTGCGTAACCTGCCTCTTGGTCACATTGAAGTTGGCCAAGGCATCAAAAGCCTCTTTGAGTGTTTCAAGCTTTTGCTCCGACCGACCATAAACGTCGGTCATCCAGGCGGCAATGTTCGCCTTGATGTGCCGGTCATGGATGATCCGGTAGACCTCGGTGCAAGACCCTTCAGCTGCACTCAAGGTGTTTTGGCATACAACCCTGATGGGGGCGACCATAACCTTGGCCGATTGAGTACCGTTCATGGGTGAGACCGCAACAAGGTAGTTTTCGATCTCGTCCCCGTGAATGTCCATGCCCGGCATCTTAGTAGTAATAAAGATGTTTTCACCTTGGCCGAGAACGCCTAAGGTTTCAACCGGGCGACCGACCTTGTTGTCCCAGATGTCGCAAAAGTCTTGCGGGGCGAGCAGGTGATACTTGCTGCTGACCACGTTGAAGACTCGGCGGTGCGGATCATCTTTGGTCTTACCGCGCACGATGGCCTTTTGGTCGATGGCCGTTCCGTCCGTTAGCCTCAAATTCCTGAGGCCCACCGTGTAAGAACCGACCTTTTCAAAAGCCGCAGCTGCGCCCATATCGCTCTCGGTTATTTGCCCGAGGCGGTGCCATGGCGGCACTCTCTTACTCAAGAACCTTTCTCCAAATAAATTGTGCATATACTTGCCTTTCTCCGTGAGAAGCGGCGTTCTACCGCTTCTATTGTTTAGTCCGACCTTGTGCCGGGGTTTGTTTCATGAGTTGCTCAAGCGTTTGCTCAAGCTCGTCACCTTCCTTACCTAGTAGCTGATTGCCAAATCTCCTCAGCATCATCTCGGCTATACGGTTGTAGACCTGCTTGGTCTGACCTTGCCGAAGTACGTTGTTCTCAAACTCAAGGCTTTCAATCCGGGTATCTCTTGAGCTGATTGCCCGGCCAATAACTGCCAGCGCGGCGTCGATATCGTCTTCGCCGTTGGTTGATTCAGTTGGCGGCAAAACTGGCGCTGTTGGCGCTGTTGGTTCAGTATTTACTTGACCCTGAAGGTATTGTTTAACCTTAGCGATTTGACCAGGCACCCTCCTAGGTCTACCCCTCCCTGCTTTCAGGGGCGGTAGCGGGATCTTCCACCTTGATGGGGTGAGCCGCAACCGCATAACAGTATTTCCCGAAACACCGTGAGCTTCACCAACCAAATCGTCGTGGATGCCCAACCCATTCTTCAGCAAATATTCCGCTGAATTATAGATTTCCCTGGCTTGCTCAACTCTGATCTTGCCCCTGTTGTACTTAGTAGGTTCAGGCGGTGAAGGCTGGCCATTATCCTCTAACCACTCACGCCTAGCTCTGCTTGCTGCCGTTCGCAAGTTGGTATCCCCAGCGCACAGCTCACAAGTTTGGGCATAGCCTCCTTTATATCTCCCCCCTTTGACTAACTTCCGAGGATTTGAACACCCAGGAACAAAGCATGTAGGGTGATCCTCCAATTCAACATATGAAAACATAGGCGTTCTCCTTTCTTAGCGCTCATGCGCTATTTGAACTGTTGACCTTCCGTTTTATTCTTCTCAACTGGCTTGTTTGCCATTTGCGATCCGAGCAAGTTGCCCTGCATACTTCAGCATGCTTCTGCGGCCAAATGTCATTTGTTTAGTTGATAAAGGCCGACCAGCCGCAACTTGTTTGGCTAGTGACGTTAGGAAAGGAGCATCAGCACCGTTAAACCCGACACCGTTATCCTCGATAGTTTCCTCGGTATCAGTTTCTTGCCTGGTTTGAAATTTGAGGATCGAAACCAATCCCTTCCTGACCGCTACATCTCGTGTTTCGAGCATTGTGCGAATTTCCTCTTTCTCCCACGTTTTTTCTGGCATGTGACCGTGCCTCCTTTTGTTTCTATTTAGCTGTGATGGGGGGATTCGAACACCCCGTCCTCTCCCTTTCTCAGGAAGCGCTCTCCCGCTGAGCTACATCACGCGATACGCCTTCATCGACTACCGGAGCATCGGCTTGGGACACCCGCCCCCCATTCTCTGTTTCACCTTCTAGGCTACTCACGACCTTCCATGACATGCCTTATCCAGCGTCCACCCCCGTGACTACCCAAGTTCACATCTCAGCCACAGGATTACCTCGTCGAATAGTGGAACTGGAGGGATTCGAACCCCCAAGTCGCGGATTATGAGCCCGGCGCTTTATGCCATTTAAGCTACAGTTCCCTTTGATTCCATACCCTTAAACGCAGGGCATCAATCCTAACAATTATGGATTCGTCTTGATCGACAACATCCACGTGGTACTCGTGGCTCAGCAAGCCTTTAGTTTCGGCTATTACTTCAGCATGAATTCTCGCTAAATTCACAGCGTTTTCGAATTTCGGAATCCGCATACTTTTACCGTTGTATCTCTCAACTACGAAATATTTTTTCATGATACCCCCTTAACAACAACAGCGTTTCCTCGGCACCCCGCAAATCCGGCACCGTCGTTCGTCAAACGGTAACTGCGGAGTTGTATCTAAGTGGCTTGTTCTAAAGTCTATCACCCAATTATCGCAATCCTTACACTTAAGCGAACCGTCGGGCTGAACTTCATATTCACCACCGCATTTAGAGCATTTCATGAAAGACCTCCGTTAGCTTTCTGCTGTGTAAGCGTCGATGGCTGCATTCTCAAGTAATTGGATGATGAGCTCCGGTGTCACGTAGCGTGTTTCCGCCGTCTTCCCGTCGATTGGGTTTGTGTAGCTGAGCTCGATCCTTGTACCGGCTTCGAACAATGTGTAGTTTTGGCTGCCCTCGGTCGGCCTGATTTTCATTTGCACGTTTTTCAACATAAGTGCCTCCTTGTGGTCGCTTCTTTCCGCCTACTTTGAATCACCTGGGTTCTTGTGCTGAGTAACTGCACCATTGTCTACGCACCCCTAGTGAGAAGGGATTAGGAATCTTTTAGTTTCCCGAGACAATTCAAAGTAAGCGGTTTGTTAACAAGTTCCAAGGAGCAGCTGGTTGCCATGCCTCGCCACGGTACGCCGTTAAACGTGTCGCTTGATTGAAGAACCAAACTAAGGATTTTTATTCAATCAGCTACTCTTAGCAACTTGTTATTGCTTGGCTCTCCCTATGCCCTACTTCCGCGCCTTTCGGCTTTCCCTACGTTTTCGGAGTTCATTCGGCTGAGCTCTTATTTAGTTGTTTCACCGCTCTGACCACTCGGTTCTGGCGGATTCACTATGTCAAGGTTCGCTTACAAACTCTATTATAAAGTATTTTATAAGGGAAGTAAATACTTTTTACAAGTTTATTCAGGTTTTTTCTAATATTTATTGTATTTTCTTCTAAAAAGGGTACTTTGGTGCAGCACTGTAGGCGATAATAGAGGTATGACCTTAGCAAAGCTGTCTATTAGCGGTAATCGTTTCAGGCTCCAAACGGAGTATCAATTCAGGGTAATCCCCAAACAAATACCGGGTAGCAATTGGTCTAAGGCGAAACAGCTTTGGCAAATACCGCTAGGTTTAGAGAATTATCAAGCTCTTGTTAACGCCTATAACGACATAGGCATTAATGTTGACACAACAGCTCAAGTTGAGCGATACATTCAAACAGCACTATATAAGATAGAAACCCTTGATAGCATAATTAAAAACGGTTACGAGAATGCCCCTCTATATAGAGAAGGGCTTTATAGTTATCAAAATCAGGGGATCCAGTACCTAATAACTGCCAAGCGTTGCGTGTTAGCGGATGAAATGGGCCTCGGGAAAACGGTTCAGTCCTTATTGGCTGCCAAGGCTGTTGCTATTGAGGTGGGCAATCCCTGCAAGGTGTTAACAGTCGTGAAGAATAATTTGAAGCCTAATTGGGTGGCTGAAATAGCTATGTGGTTGCCCAAGGCTAAAGTTTGGGTATTGGATGGATCAACTAAGGTTAAGCAAAAGCAGCTAGATGAAGTTGGCGCTGACGAGAGCGGTTTCATTATCGTAAATTATGAAGGCTTGCGGGATCTACCTGAACTTCAAAAGCGCAAGGACATTGACGTATTGATAGTTGATGAGGCCCACTATCTAGGCAACCGTAAATCCCAAAGGACTAAGGCGGTCAAAAAGGTGAAAAGCGATTATGCCTTCTTCTTAACCGGCACGCCCATAACGAACAAGGCTGAGGATTTTTGGTCATTGCTCAATATATTAGAGCCTACTTTGTACGGGAGCTATTGGCGCTTCATGGAAAAGTATTGTGACCTGAGACACAATGGCTTTGGCCTCGAGGTTGTTAAGACCCATAGTGATAAGCTTGCTTACGACCTAAGGCACATGACCATTAGGAGGCTTAAGAAGGGCTCTACCGGCGTCCTAAAGGACTTGCCTGATAAGACTCACCAAACGATTTATGTTGAGCTAACAACCCAGCAAAAAGAAATGTACCGGCAAGCTCTTGAGGATCTATTTGTCAAGGTATCCAACGATGAAGTTATCGATATATCAAGCGTGCTCACTCAGCTTCTAAGGTTCAGGCAGATAACGGTGTCAGCTAGGACTCTTGACGAGAATATCATTGAAAAGAAAAACAACAAGTTTGAGTTTGTGAAGTATGTATTGGAAAGCACTGCACCTGAAGATGGCCTGGTTGTCTTTAGTGCGTTCCGCAAGCCGCTACGCTACCTGGCACAATATTTGATTGATGCCAAAGTGTTGAAGGCTAATGACATTGCCTTGTATGATGGCGAGCCGGAATTGATTGAAGAGTTCCAAGCCGGTAAGCGACGGTTATTCTTGGGCACAATTAAGAAAGCGGAGGGGTACAACCTATACCGAGCGAGTCGGTGTATTCGGTTGGATAGAGAATGGACGCCGCGCGAAAATGGGCAAGCAGAAGATAGATTGCACCGCATAGGCCAGAAGGAAAATGTGACTATATATGACATAGTGGTAAGGGGGAGTGTGGATGAAATAGTTGAGGAAACTGTAAGCGGGAAATCAAAACTGTTTAAGTCGATTTTTGACAACAAGAAGGTTTTAGAAAGGGTGATTGCAAGTGGCAAAAACATTGTCTAAAGGTGCGAACGAAGAAATTGCGTTCCTTCGAAGAAGGATAGCGAGAGCCTACGGCAATGGCGATATTGATAAGGCTAGATTTGATAGCCTCATCGAAAGACTGGAAGGGCTTAAAGCGGAGATTGAAGAACTAGGGGGTGAAGGTGCCGAAACTACAAGTTCTTAGCAACAGCAAGCGGAATTCTTACTTGGGTTGCGAAGCTAAATATTATTGGGAGTTCGTTCGTCGGTTAAGGCCGAAAGTAACACCGCGCTCCCTATGGTTGGGCAGCTTAATCCATGAAGCATTGGCTGAGTTCTATTTGACGATTAAAAATTTGATGAACGATGGTCGAATACGGGGTGTTGTAACTAAGCCAGAAGCTTACCGTGAAGCCAGAGCACGAGCCCTAGCAAAATTCGCAGATAAGTACGATGAAGAAATGCAATATCTGCTTACGTTGCCGGACAATCAGTTTGATCTTGAGGCCCAAGAGCGTGCTCAGGAAGACTTCCATTTAGGCGTTTCAATGCTGAATCAGTATCATCGGTTTGCGCTAGAACAAGATGACTTTGCCGTGATTGATGTGGAGTGCGAATTTGAACTTCGGTTGCCCGGAACGAATATTGTGCTTAAGGCACACATTGATTTACTGGGCAAGCTCCCTGACGGAACGCCGCTTATCCGTGAACACAAAACGGCAAGCAGCCTTTACGACAACTACATTGATTTACAACTAGACACACAGCCTACTGTTTATTCCTTAATGATGAAAGAACATTATGGTTGGGTGCGCCCTAGGATTGAGTACAATTTTTTGAAGAAAGTTGCGTTGTCTGAGCCTAAAGTCTTGAAGAACAAAAAGTTAAGTGTGGCAAAAAACCAATTGACAACACCGAGGCTTTATCGGGCAGCCATTGAGAGAGAAGGGCTCCAAGAGGTTGATTATGAGGAGTATCTTGATTACCTTGAAACTAACCCGATAAAGACCAACCACATTGAGCGCGTTACCCGGAATGAGTACGAGATTAATCATGACGTTCAATCGCTGAAGTCTGTTGCTAAATTAATGCGGCAGGTAGGACAAAGAGAGCCTATTATGACGCCGTCTCATTGGTGTAGAAGTTGTTCTTACAATTCTCTTTGTAAGGTTAAGATCGCTGGGGGCGGTGTTGAAGACGTAGTTAATGCCTTGTTTAAAGAAGCAGATTATTTACCTTAGGGGGTGAAAGATGGGAATTGAAGAACTAATTAAGCCGATAGCCGATATTCAAGAAGAAGAAACTTACAGCATTATTATCTACGGTGAACCAAAAGTTGGGAAAACTCGACTTGCTTCAACCATGGGGGAAAAATACCGGACGCTCTTGATTGATACCGAAAGTGGCACAAAATCAATCGACCGGGACATACCTCACCTAGATGGTGTTCGGCTTGAGGGTGGATATCCTCAAATGTTGAAGTTGTACGAATATTTGGCAAAGGGGGATAGCGGTTATGAGGCCGTCATAATTGATAACCTTAGGGATCTAGAGGATAGGATTATGCGGCATACGATCCATGAGTTTGCCAGCGTTAAACGACCGTATGGAGATTCGCCGGGTCAAAGTGATTATGGTCGCACTATGGATTTGTTGGTGAGAACGATTAAGGGTTTTCGTGACTTACCGATGCATGTTATTTTCGTGACTTGGGAAAAGCTTCAAAAGGATGAAGACGTTGGCAGCAAGCTAGTGCCAGCTATCGTCGGGAAGTCATTGCCTGAAGAGGTTATAGGCTACATAGATATATGTGCTCGGATGTACAAGCAACAAACTGACGATGGAGTAAAGACTAAACTTCTGTTCACCAGCATACCGCATATTGCGGCTGGGGATAGAACGGGGAAACTTCCTGATGTAATGGAAGACCCAACAATGTCTAAGATATTTGGATACCTGGAAGGGGACAAGAAAAAAGATGGTAAGGGTTAACACAAACAGCGAGCGCGGCGCACTTCTGCCTGACGGTGATTATGAGGTGAAGGTGGAAAAGGCTATCGAAAAAGAAAAAGAAGAAACCGGCAACGTTAGTGTTCAAATTGACGTAAAGGTTATGGAAGGAAACTACGAGGGGCAAATGATTCGTGACTGGCTTCCGTTCTCCGAAAATGCTCTTTGGCGGACGCTCCCGATTATTAGGGGGATGGGAATCGACGTCCCTGAAGCTAGGGATGATTGGAACTTTGATCCCGCGTCTTTGAGTGGCTTGAATTTCGTGGCTACATTTACGCAACACACTTACGGGGGCAATACTAGGAACATCATTTCGGCAACTAATGCGAGCGACAAAAAGTTCGGAGGAAAAGCGATTAGCGACGACATTCCGTTCTAGCTAGTGGCGCAATATTGAGCACAAAATTGACCGGGTGGCTTCAAACTGCCCGGTCTTTTTCTCGTTAAAATAAGTAAGCGAGCGTAGTTAAAAAGGCGGAGACATAGTCAATAAGCATCATGAAACAGGTTTTTGAAATAGTGATCCTTATACGAGCGCTTTTGTGAAGTCCGTAAGCATTGCGAATACGGTTTAAACATTGCGAAAAAAGGCGGTATGTCTAGCCCGACGCTGCTACCAGGGGGTTCTTAAAACGCTAGCGAGCGGCGAAAAAAGTTGACAAGCGCTCTACCGGGGGTTACGTGAAAAAAAAATTATGTGACCCCTAAAGGGTAATAAACTTTTAGTGAAAATTTATTTTTGAAAAATAAATCTGCCTCACCGGGGGTCAATAATTTTTTTCGTGATTCCGTAACCTGCGGGTTCTTATTATTACGTTAATAGTAATTCCCTAATTACACAAATAGGCATATGTGTAAAATATGTAAAAGTGATATGTCTAATGCGTTTTTGTAGGTAGCGAGCGGTGTTTTAAAACTTTCTGAAAATAGTTGGTTATGGCACAACATTATGTATTATGATAGTTATTGTAAGGTGGTCACGGAAAGAAAAAGAAAGGAGCGTATACAATAAACCTTCAAGCCCCAAGAGTGAACCTCAGTAAGTTTCTGCCTGTGACCGGGCTCTCCTTTTTTGAGATTGTTACTGTTCAAACAATCTCCTCCTTTCGGACTTACTGCGGTTCACCCTTAGGGCTTGTCATTTTATTAGGAATATCTATATCATAGATATTTCTTTTTTCTATTTATCTATTATTTAGTATTTATTATTTAGTTATCTATTTAACTCTCTCAAAAGGAGAGGGTTAAAGTGACCAATAAAGTAGAAAGTGTGCCTATATGGCAAAATATTACTCATTCTATAAACAATATTTCGAAAAACTAAGAAACAAAGAAGGTGAAAATCAGGTATCGTGCTGCTTTCACGACAAAGACGAAAACCCCTCAATGTCAATCAATTTGACAACCGGCAAATATATGTGCTTTGCCTGCGGTGAGGCCGGTGATGCTTATAACTTTCATCGTAAACAGCATAATAGTAATTTTCCCACCGCTAAGAAGGCAGTTGAAAAAGCTACCGGCGAATGGGTTGACGATGATGAACCTCAGAAGAAGCAACCCAAACAGCCTATCAAGGTCAATATTAGAACTGAGAAAGAATATCAAACTCTAGAAAAAGAAGTTAAGGCTTGGCACGAAACCTTAATGAAATCTTCTAAGAAGAAAAAGTGGCTTGAAACTAAACGAGGAATATCGGAAAAAACCATAAAGAAATACCAGTTAGGTTGGGACTTCGAGCGGCTCACTATCCCCATCAAGGACGCGCAAGGACGCATTGTAAACGTTCGTAAATACAAACCGGGAGCTAAGGGCAAAGAACCTAAGATGACGTCTTACAAGCGGGGGCATGGCGCAGCAAGGCTATTCCCGGTTACTTCTTTAGATGATGATACTATTTTGATATGCGAGGGCGAGATGGATGCCATTATTGCCAATCAGTTAGGGTTCAACGCAGTTACTGTCACGGGCGGAGCGGGTACTTGGAAGGAAGAATGGAACGCCTTATTTAAGGGCAAAGAAGTTTATATTTGTTATGACGTTGATGCACCGGGCACTTCCGGAGCCAGAAAGGTAGCTCAAAACTTATTTAGGGTAGCCAGTGTTACCAAGATTGTATTGCTACCTTTGGAGGAAAAGGGTTCAGACATTACTGATTATTTCCACGGTAATGGCCAAGGTAAGAAAGACTTCCAGGGCTTGATGGCACGATCGCCTGATTATGAACAAACTGAAAAAGAAAAAGGTAAGGACTTCCCAATTGATACGCACTTAAGCACTTCCGATAGGGCTGCGCTCACAGGCAAGAGGTGTAGAATAAATGCAATTGTAGCCGGGAAGGGGGAATCCTCATTTACAATTCCCTCCAAAGTTAAATATAAATGCGATCGACCTGGTGACAAAAAGTGTACCTTGTGCAGCCTGCAATATAGTGGGGAAAAGATTCAAGAGTTTAACGCTCAAGATCCAGTTGTTTTAGAAATGATTAATGTCAACAAAGATAGATTATGGGAAGTTATACGAAAAAAAGCAGCAGTCTTCAAAGGCTGCGGCAATGTTAGCCGGGAAACCAAAGGATATATGAATATTGAGATGGTTCACCTCATACCTGAAGTAGATGCCGGGGAAACAGAACAAAATTATGTTCGAGCAATGGGTTTTTATGTGGGGCACGGGCTTGTAGCTAATCAATCATATACGCTTGTAGCGCTATCGACCGTTGAGCCCAAAACTCAGCACACTACCTTATTAATAGAAATAGCGGAGTTGGCTCAAGATAGCGTTATGGCATTTGAATTAACACCGGAGATAAAGAAAGAACTTGAGGTTTTTCAATGTGCGCCTAACGATGATGCTATTGAGCATAAGCTAAAGAAAATACATGAAGATTTAACAGATAATGTAACCCAAATATATGGCCGTAATGATTTATTGATGGCGATAGATCTAGTAATACATTCAGGATTATCATTCAACTTTCAAGGCAAGCGGCTCAAACGTGGTTGGTGTGAGTGCATGCTCTTAGGCGACACCAGGACGGGCAAAACGGAAGCTGTTCAATCATTGATGAGTCATTACCGAGTGGGCGAAATGGTTACGGGGGAAAGCTCAAGTAAGGCCGGATTAACTGGGGGTATGATACCAACCGCAAATGGTTGGCTTATTGCTTGGGGAAAAATACCGCTAAATGATCGCAGGCTTGTAGCTATTGATGAAGTCACTGGCTTAAGCCAAGCAAAGATAGGCGAAATGTCGGGAATCAGGAGTAGCGGTATTGCCGAAATTACGATGGTTCAAACATCTAAAACTCACGCCAGAACTAGGCTTATTTGGATCAGTAACCCCAGGGATAATAGGCCGCTTAGCGAGTACCCTTTCGGCATTGAAGCTATCAAGGATATTATCGGTAAGCCCGAAGATATCAGCCGCTTTGACTTCGCTATCAGTTGTGCCACTGAAGAAGTTGACCCGGATATCATTAACCAAGGCGAAAAAGATAAGAAGGAGCATATATATACAGCTGATCTTTGCAATAAGCTAGTTCTTTGGGCCTGGAGCCGAAGGTCGGAGCAAATTGAGTTTAAGCCGAAAGCAGTTAAGGCTATCTTGGGGCATGCCAAACTAATGGGCAAGAATTTTAGTTCGACTATCCCCTTAGTTGAGGGTGCTGATCAGCGAATCAAGATAGCCCGATTATCAGTATCCATGGCGGCGAGGCTTTTCAGTACGGACGAAACCGGCGAAAAGATCATAGTTGAGCCTGCCCACGTGACCAAGGTGGTAGAGTTTTTATATGAGATTTACAACAAAGGCAGCTTAGGCTATTCCCACTACAGTGACACTAAACTGGCAAACAAGCGTAAGGTTGAAGAACGCTTAACGAAAATTAAGGAGTTTTTGGCCGATAAAGAAACGTTGCGGGAGCTGTTTTACAACACCCGGTATGTTAGGGTGAAGGATATGATTATTTGGTTGGATGAAGATAAACAGACTTGCGAAGGTTGGACGAGATTTATGTTGCTTAACGGCTTGCTTAAACAAAATACAAACGGCTACGAAAAGACGGCGGAGTTCATCAAGATATTGAGAGGTGTAATGTGAGCACTATTGGGATTACTCATGTAACCGGGAGCGGCAGCGAGTATCCAATGAAAGTTTATCACAAGGTTATTAAGCCTGAAGAGATAATTTTGCTCGAAGGCAATAAGGCGGATTATTGTGTAGGGTGCAGTAATCATGAGAAGAATGGCGGTTGTGCTTGGTGTGCTCCCGACTTCAATAAGCTGGCTAAAAATTATCCACTCTTTCACATCATATCTTTGCAATCAACTTATGATACTATCCTCAAGTTTGAGAAGATGGCTATCTTTCATAGGCTGTCTAACTTGGAGCGGTTGACGGCGAATATTATGAATAAGTTGGCGGCGAAATATATTGAAAGCGTAACAGAAAAATCCTACCTAATTTCTCAAGGAAACTGCCGGAGTTGTCGGTCAAAAGGTTGCGTGGTTGCTGACGGCGAAAAATGCGTTCACCCAACTCGGCGACGTTATAGCCTAGAAGCTACTGGCATAAACGTAGTAAAAACAGTTAAGAAACAACTTGATATTAAGCTCCTATGGTATGAGCGCGGGACGGGCGTGCTCCCCGACCACATGACTAGGGTGGCAGGAATATTGACCAATATGACAATAGAAGAATGCAACGAAGCTATTGAGGAGACAGTGAGGTCGTTATATGGAGGAAAGGAATAGTTATGAGTAGGGAAGGTTTTCACAAGGAGCTGGCCATCAATCAAATGGTTGCAGCTTACCCAAACGAGTTATTCGTGAGGGCATTTGAGAGTATTTGCCAGGGAACAGAAATAACAGTAAAGGGGGAAAAGACGTTTGAATTACAACCGATGATAAGTGTCTTAGAGCAGCCTCAAAAAAGGGTGCTGACAATACCATACCGGCGCTTAAACCCGTTCTTCCTTTTAGCTGAATCATTGTGGTTATTGGCCGGTAAAAGTGATGCTGGGTTTATTACATATTTTAACCCACGTTTAAATGAGTATCTTGATGAAGGAGAATTTGTCAGGAGGGACGGGAGTATTGGAAATAATTTTCATGGAGCTTACGGTCAAAGGTTGATGGAATCACCAGGGAGAAGGAGCAAATATATCAACCAGTTAGAACAATGCTATAAGCGATTGAAGGCAGATCTCAACAGCCGTCAAGCAGTTATGACTATTTGGAATCCATCTAGGGATAATACGGAGATTGAAACCAAAGATACGCCTTGCAATATCGCTATCAGCTTTAAGGTTCGGGACGGCAAGTTGAATATGTCGGTCTTCAATCGTTCTAATGATTTTGTTTGGGGTTATTGTTCGACCAACATTGTCCAGTTTAGTGTGATTCAGGAAGTGCTTGCCGGTTATTTAGGCGTTGAGATTGGACGGTACATTCAATACAGTGATAGCATGCATGTCTACGAAAGCAATCCATACTATAAAGCCTATCATCAACCGAATAGTAAGGTTAAAGCTGCGGCTCATTATCACCACGTTTGGAATAAATACGATATCTATAAGTCAGTTAAACCGTTGCCAATTAAGTCGGAGAGCCCGGAAGAGTTTGAGGCAGATGTTCAAAAGACATATGATATTATCGATAGGCTGATTACAGGGAAAGACGTTGAGATATATTCTGTTAAGAATGAATATTTGAAGCTTACTAAAGAGGCATTGTCAACTTGGATGTTAATTCAGGACGGCTATTTTCTAGAAGCTACCGAAAACATTCGGGATATGGTGCTTTGCGATTGGAAGGTTGAAATAATCAGGTATATGTACACGCACCTAATGAGGCAAGGCTGGGAGCAAGGTAACATCGTAGATGAGCTAGGGATTGAACAATTGCCAATAGTGGCAGCCACGTATGTGATGCATGATGACGGGGAGGCGCTAATATGAGCGGGGGAATGACGGATGAATATTTGGACCACTTGATCGAGGAAAGTGAGGGAGGGGAGCCACCTAAACAACCAAAAACATATTTACAATTCAGGCCGGAAGGTGATCAAACGCGGCCAGGGGAATTGACCGCGAATCTTAGTCGGTTGTCTGAAGCGATGATTAAGTTGTGTGCTAAGAAGAACACGGTATATCGCGATAGTTATGCAAAACATGGTGAATTACTTGGGCTTTTCAGCAATTTAACAAGAAAATACGATCGAATTGAAGCTATTATGACCAGCGGTATCGATGGTAATCCGGTTATTGGAAACTTAGGCGATGAATCGAAAGCTACTACAATAATGGATTTAACGCTGTATGGGCTGCTCTGGTTGGAGTGGCTTGCTAAAAATAAACCAGAAGAATTCGACGGAGTGGTTAAGGAATTGGAGCAATGGGGTATACAACTCTAGAAAACCAGATCCTCCATTCGCGCCGGGGCGTTAAACAAAACCGAGGAACTGACCTTGAGGTGATAGCGCAAGGCATGTTAGATAGACTTGAGAAGCGATATGCTGATGAAGGTTTTGATATTAGCCAATTAGGGAATAAACAGCTAATGGAAGCTTGGCGTCAAATTATTGACGAGGAAGTTAAATATGTCAGGGTGTATTCGCCCACACTAGATGACGAAATTGTTCTGAGTCAATATGGCCAAGAGAATTGGCCGGGTAAGAAGAAGATATATTCTCGAGACGAAATGAAATTGTTAATTGGGGCCGATAAAGAACTCTTAAGGGCGGTTCATTTATTGAAATCAGAAATACCGGGAATGGAAGTAGTGGGGGTGGAAGATATATGAAGCAAGCTGTATTTGCCGTAGATCCCGGGGATGAAATTATGAATTGGCTCGTTGCGGGGTCGGATGGGAATATTCAAAGGTACGGCGAAGGCAATATGATTGAATTTGAGGAAGCACTTCTTGAGGCGAATCAACATTATGTGACTAAGGCTGGGATGGTTGTCGTCATTGAAGATTACATCAGCTATCCGGGCAACGCTAAGTTGTATAAACCGCTTTTAACTGCGGAGAATTTGGGTGTGGCTAAATATATTTGTGACCGTGAACAGATTCCGTATGTTCTCCAAAAAGCTGGGGAAATGAAGTTGTTTGGTGACGATTATTTGCGGCTCAAGGGGTTGTGGGTAAAGAATCGACATTATAGGTCGTGCCTGAAGCATTATTTGGTTTACAAGAAAAAGGAAGCAGCAGGTCATGCCCCGAAAGGGATATAAGCAAACAGTTGAACACCGAAAGAAGAGAGGTGACGCACTCAAAGGCAGAAAACGCAAAGAGACTTCTGAAGAAACTAAGCTTAAAATAAGTAATGCCCTCAAGGGTAAGCCGTCTTGGATGAAAGGTAGAAAGCATTCTGAGGAAACCAAACAGAAAATGAGCGAATCTCAGAAAAAGAGGGTTGGAGTTTGTTGGCCGAAAGGCAAGAAACATTCTGAAGAAACTAAGCTTAAAATAAGTAAGGCTAAACAAGGGGTATTGCGCGGTTCACCTTCAGAAGAAACTAAGGACAAAATGCGCGAAGCATCTGCTAGGCGATGGGGCGATCCCGAGGCAAAGCAAGAACAGTTAAGGAAGATGCGAGAAGGAAGAACATATGCTGGCACAACCATAGAGCTTGCCATAAGGGCGGTCTTAGATGAATGGGGCGTCACTCATATTGATAATAAATATTATGCAGGAAGGGAATGCGATATATTCATCCCTTGTTGTAACTTGAATATAGAATGTGACGGAGACTATTGGCACGGTAGGCCGGGGGTAAGGGAAAGCGATAGGGAACGAGATATATTTATGAGAGCGTTAGGCTATGAGGTAGTAAGAATTTGGGAGAAAGATATTAGGGAAAACCCTGAGGTGGCACTTGAAGCAGCGTTAATAGAAAGGATAGGTAATGGATAAAGCCATCATTGTGGATATTGATGGTACATTAGCTGATATTTCTCATAGAATTCATCTTTTAGTTGGGCGCGATAGCAAGGACTGGTGCAATTTCGAATCTGGTTGTGTTGATGATGGCGTTTACGAATGGGCAGCAAATTTAGTGCGGATGTATAAGGGTGCTGGGTATAAGATTTTGCTGGTTAGCGGAAGGACAGAAAGTGTTCGGGGCGAAACAGAGCGTTGGCTGAAGCTTCATAATATACCATACGACGAATTGCATCTTCGACCTGTTGGGAATTTTATTTCTGATTGTGAATTAAAGCAAGAAGTTTATATTTCTGTGCTTTCGGGTAAATACTCAATTGAGTTTGTAGTGGAAGACCGCGCCAGAGTTGTCTCGATGTGGAGACGTAACGGCCTTACATGTCTTGCTTGCGCAGAGGGAGACTATTGAGAAATAGAGTTAACATAGTTTTTCTTGGCCTAACAATTATTATTGCCGCAGGGCTTGCTTTTGTTGTGGTCAAGTATGGCCCTATGCAGCGAGTTAAACAGCGAGCAGTGGTTGCACAGAAGGTATTAAGTCGAGCTGATAAAACGGTTAAGATAGATGAATACAATACGATATTTTACATAGACAATGAGTGCTTTATTTATCGTGACAGACCAAACCATTACCCAGAATTAAGAGGGTGTAATTGATGGCAAACCAAAAAGGCTTCACACTCGTAGAGCTAATGGTTATAGTTCTGATCATCGGTATTTTGGTCGCAGTCGGCATTCCGGTTTTCGGTAGTGCCGCTGATAAGGCACGAGAGAGGGCTGAGGGCGTTCCGGATGAACCGGAAAAGTCTTTGATCCCTAATAATGCCACAGACGTTGAAGTAATAGGCGATTTCACTATTTTCTATTTAAACGATGACTGCTTTATGCTATATGAAGAAATCGTCCCGAACGGTACTAAGTATCATGACCTAAAGGCGTGTTGCGAAAATGAGTCATAGGATCGCAATCGTAGGTTCTCGCGATTATAATAACTTAGGCTTGGTGCGGAAGTTCGTACGCAACTTACCGGCAGGGGCAATAGTTGTTTCCGGGGCAGCTCGGGGTGTTGATAGAACGGCTGAGGTTGAAGCTATAAAGAATGGGTACGAAGTAGCCATCAAACCACCGAATGTGCTTAAATATGGGATACCATTAGCTCTATTTATGAGAAATACAGAAATAGTTAAGGCGTCTGACGAAGTTGTTGCATTTTGGGATGGGCATAGCACCGGGACGTTTGACACCCTAAGGAAAGCTAAAAGGGCGAAGTTACCTATAACGGTCTATAACGAAGAAGGGGAAAAGGTGGATTGGGAATGAGCATAGGTGTGCACGCAATACTTGAGATATTACAATCATCTGCATTGGCGCTTTTGTGTGTAGTTGTTCTTGCGAACGTTCTACTAGCAAGGCGACTTGCGAGCAGCATGGGGCAAATTGATATGTTGGAACTAAGGATGGATATACACACAACCAGGCTTGAGGGGCTAGAAGGGCATAAGCACGAAGGTGATAAGATTATTAAGCCAGAAATAATGCCAACGCCTAGGATGAAGGAGTGGAAGGATAAACTTGAAGGTTTATAGAGAAAATGGACTTCCAATAAAAGCGTGGCTTGACGATATAGAAGATGGTGCGTTGAAGCAGGCATATAACTTGGCCGAATTACCGTTCGTCTATAAGCATATTGCGCTTATGCCGGACGCTCATGTCGGGTACGGAATGCCAATCGGGGGTATTATGGCTACTAAGGGCGTTGTTGTGCCTTATGCGGTTGGGTACGATATTGGTTGTGGTATGTGCGTGTGTAGCCTTGGTATTAAGGATATCAGCAAAGAAGATTTGAAAAAGGTTATGGGGCTTATCCGTAAACGGATTCCAGTCGGCAAAAATTGGCATAAGGAAATGAAGGCGACGGGCTTTTTGCCTGATTTGCCCGACAATACACCTATCGTTGAGCGGGAATATGCTAAGGCTCGTAAGCAGGTTGGAACCTTAGGCGGGGGCAACCACTTTATTGAAATTCAAAAAGGTTCAGGCGGCTATATCCATATAATGATTCACAGCGGTAGCCGGAACCTTGGGCACCAGGTGGCCGGTCATTATAATAAGGTGGCGGTTGAGCTGAATGAAAGATGGTTTTCAAAGGTGCCGAAGGAATGGCAGTTGGCATTTTTACCGACGGATACCGACGAGGGCAGAGCTTATATGGCTGAGATGGAATACTGCCTTAAGTTTGCCCGTAAAAACCGGGCGTTCATGATGAATGAGGTAATCAAGATTTTCGTCAGCGAGGGAATATCTGGGCCAGAAGAAACATATCTTGACGTGGCGCATAACTATGCCGCTTGGGAAAACCATTTTGGTCAAAATGTTATTGTTCATAGGAAGGGAGCAACGAGAGCTTATGAAGGAGAGCGCGGAATTATACCGGGTTCCCAAGGAGCCTTTAGTTACATTGTTAAAGGTAAGGGTCACGAAATGGCGTTCAAGTCTTGCTCCCACGGTGCAGGTAGAAAGATGGGGCGCAAAGACGCTATTCGCAGCCTTGATATGGCTGAACAAATAGATATCCTTGACGCTAAAGGGGTTATTCATTCGGTGCGGAACAAAGGCAACCTTGACGAAGCACCAGGTGCTTATAAGGACATAGCTGAGGTTATGGCTAACCAAAGCGACCTAGTTGATATTGAAGTTGAGCTAACGCCGCTGGCGGTGATTAAGGGGTAGAAATGTTTGTAATTCCAAAAGAAGAACAAGAGTTTACAACAGAAGATTTAGATACAGAATTATTACAACTAGGGCTTGCGAAAGAACAAGCAGGAAAACTAGGGCTATCTTTAGAACCTTATGAAATAAGAGAGGCCATTATTAAAGATAAACTGGGATTGGTTAAATGTCAGGTTACAGTTGATAGTGACGGTGATTTTCGGCTTAATGTTGGAGGTGAGTCGGTAACATGTACTTCTGGGGGGAACCACACTAGATATTTTAACAAGATAGCAATAGAAGATTTCAACGAACCGATTCCTGCCGATATATTGAATAAGTGTGGGAAAGTAAAAGAAATGTTTAGCTGTGAAACAGCACTACATATTTATACACCTCAATGGGACAAAGATCCATTAGTTATGTTAAATTTCCCAACCTGGAAATTAGATTACATAGTTGCTCAATGGGAAGAATTTTATGAGATACCGCAAGAGAAAAAAATAATAGCTAAAAAACCTGAACACGATTATTCAAACAATTACAACATCAATGACCATACCCCCGAAGAAAACATTAAACGTATAAAGCAGAAACGAGGTTGGTTTAGCAGATGAAAATATTAGGAATATGCGGAATCTTAGTTTGTACATATTTCGGTTGGCTTGCAATAGAGCGGGGCCAATGGATTATGTTACCGGCAGTCTTGGTTGGCATTTTACTATGGGCTAATCTTTTAGATTTGCCAAGGCGACAGAAAAATCGTTGGGCGAAACAAGATGAAAGAATAGGGTTATGAGTCAAAAACGAGGATTCAAGTCTAAAATTATAGAATGTAGTTGCGGGTTTGGTGATGCTTTCCTTAGGATCGGTATGGAAGATTTTGATGGAGAGATTAAGGAATCGGACGAAATTGAGCGTGATTGGTATGTGCAGGTTATTCATGTTCACCGAAATTGGCGTGATCGTTTCGGTATGATTTGGAATTTACTGCGTCACGGCGAAGTGCATCACGGGGAGATACTTCTTGATACGGTAGACATAAAAGAGCTTCACGAACTTACCGGGGAATGGTTGAGGGATTATGCAAAGTATCACGATAAACGGCAGGCGCATTTATTGAAATGAAATTATGCTCTAATTGTTTAGATAAAAGCGAGCTTATTTGTGATTGGTGTAAGCATTTCCCTACTGATGAAGAGCTAGGCGATGATTACACTGGGGATGCTCTTTGTAAAAAATTAAATAAAATTGTAAATTTGATACAACCAGCGTGTGACGATTTTCATTGTTTTATGCGGGACAAAGAGGAAGAACAGGGGGGATTGTTTTGAAAGATATGCGTGAACACATCAAAGAGTCGAACTTAATAGAGGGCGTTGACTCACGTAAATCTGATGGGCATTCGTTTGCGGCTTGGCTTTGGCTTACTCAGCAAGAGGAATTAACTCATGAAGTTATTTGTGGCCTTCACGGTATGATAATGAAGGGGTTGCTTAACCCGGAATTAAGAGGAGTTTATCGTCAAGACAGTAGGGAAGTTGGGGGCCGGATGACTCCTCATCATGATTATGTTGAAGGTTTAATGCAAAACTATCTCTATGATATGAAAGTATCGGATGACCCTACAAGTATGCACGTGAGATATGAATATATCCACCCGTTTGTTGACGGCAACGGAAGGACTGGCCGCATGCTTTTATGGTGGCACCAAATGAAGCTTGGGCAAGAGCCGACGCTTTATAAGGCTAGTGAACGTGAAGAATACTATAAATTGTTTGAGGGACTAGGCAATGGTCCATCTTTGATGCCCTGATTGGAGCAATATGGCCGGTAATATTTATAGAACTGAAATGATTGAAAGATTGATGGATGAATTTACTCCGTTGATGCGAAGTAAAATGGTTTTGCGTGGTAAGAAGTTAGACGAATATGGCACCAAGGGTAGCATGTACTTCTACAAAAGGATCCATGAAGAGTTATTTGAACTTACTGAGGCATTAGTTGAAGGGCGAACCCCTGAAGAAATAGCGTTGGAATGTGCTGACGTTGCAAATTGCTGTATGATGCTGGCCGACAAAATATTGGAGGAAGATTAGGCGTGATTGTTTTTGTTTGTGGAACTAATGGGTCGGGAAAAACATCTGTAGTTAAATATCTATTGGGTAATGATTATGAAGTTGAGGTACACGATGGCTATAAAATTACGAAGGGAAACGGCTATGTAGCTTTCGGCCCATATTATCCCGATAAGAAGATGGGCGGCGCTGATTGTAATAATATGGGGGGCAGCACAACCGACAACCTCAAGCGGTTTATAGTTGATTTCAAGGAAGAAGATTGTTTGATAGAGGGATTACTGCTACCCAACATGATTAATATTAGGCGCTTCAGGGAAGTTCAAGGACGGCAGGTTGTGCCCATATTCCTACATACTGATTTGGAAACGCTCCTTCATCGCCTAGAAGTCAGAAATGGCGTCAAAAAGGAATATAAGAACGGTGCTAAAAATATCGAAGATAAAAATCGGCAATGTACCCGGACTTACGAATATTGTGTTGAGGAACACCCAGACATACCTTCCTTATTCATAGATACGACGGAGGCAACAGTCGAAGAAACACTCGCAGAAATTGTTAGCCACATACTGGCTTCTAGAGCGGCGTTTTGGTAGGCAATAAGTTATGTGTGGGATTCTAGGCGTTAAGGTTCAAAATAAGGATGAAGGAACTATCAATTTCATTAAATCATTGATGTTGGAGTTGCGGATCAGGGGAACGCATTCTTTAGGTGTGGCCTATTCGCTAGCGAATTCAATTGAACTAGAGCGTATTTTTGGCGCTGGCGGTATCGGTATTAATTGGTTTGTTGAAGGGTTCAAAACTTCGGAGGCCGACACCCTTATATTCCATAGCCGTTACTCAACATCCGGTAATCATGAAGTTATGGAAAACAATCAACCTATAATCGTCGGACGTACTGCTATTGCGATGAACGGTATCCTCACGCAAGCAACAAAACAAGTATATGAAAAACAATATTCAGTGCAATGCAATTCAGCTAACGATGCAGAGATATTCCTTAGGAAGCTAATCATGGACGGGGTAGATATTCCTGAATTCGTAAAGGCTAATCCGTTGTGTAGCTTTGCTGGCGTGTACCTTGTTGGCGGCCACTTGTACGCTTTCCGGAACAATAAGAGGCCGCTTTATTACGGGGAGTATAAAAATTGTAAATACTTCACATCAACGATAGACGTAATTGCTAGAGCTGGCGGGGATTTGAACAACGTAGAAATTGTGCCGCCTTTTGAGGAGAAACTTTGTGAATAGGAATGTACCATTGTTCAAAGAATATTATCGCCTAATGATGTGCGCGGGTGATTGCGACCCGTCGTATGCAGCTATGAACTATATTGCTGACCGATTAGAGTTGAACATGTCACAAAGGTATTGGTTGGCGTTCCTTTATGGCTTAACGTATTGCGCTCCAACGTCTTACTACATACTGAATGAATTTCCCGATATGGAAAACGTAGACTTGGGCAGGATGGAAAGATGGTGGGCCGAAAAGAGAGGTTCGTTATTCTTTCAAACAGACCGAGCTAAGGTTAGGAACTTTAATAAATTTGTGCGTTCTTACGAAAGCTATCGCGATTTAATGGGCGGCTTAGAGCAGGAAGCTAAATTTGCGGAGTTCCTTGATATTCCATACGAAGATAGATATAAGGCTGTGTACAAATTTGCCGACAACATCTATTATTTCGGGCGGTTCTCCTTATTCAATTATTTGGAGGCCATCAATGAGCTTACTAGCTTAAAAATGACCCCAGATACCCTTGAATTAAAGAAAGCAGAAAGCTCTAGAAATGGCCTTTGTTATGTATATGGCTTAGAGGCTCAAGTCACCAAGCATCACCAAAAGCCTGAAGAACCCATAAACTATGAACTCTTAGAGAGTACGTTGCTCGGGTTACATACTCAACTTACGATTGATAACCCGGACATCCCGGTTACTTATTGGAACATTGAAACCGCGCTTTGCGCCTACAAGAAATTGTTTTGGGGAGCACGCTATTTAGGCTATTACATAGACAGGATGCAACAAGAAATAATAACGATGCAGGATAATATCCCTGAGGGCGTTAACTGGAATATACTTTGGGATTTCAGGCGAGAGTTTTTTGATCACTCCTTGTTAGGCGAAATTTCTGGATGGGTAGGGGTGCGCAAGGGTAGATTGAACTTGTTTAAAGATACACGTCAATTCCTAGAAAAAGGGGAAGTGGTAAATATCGGTATAGGCACATATAAACAAAAGGTTGTTTTACCTAATATTGGGGATGTGTATAGGTAATGAAGGTGCTATTTGTTTGTACGGGCAATATAAATCGTTCGCCTGCTGCGCAGATAATTATGGAAAGCCTTGCGCCTGATTATGAAGTTGATTCTTCTTGCTTGAACGGTAACGAAGGGAACATAACGCGCAAGCGGATGCGTGAAGCTTTAGGGCGGAATGGTTTCGAATACCGCGAGATTAGATCAAAGATGACGACCGTAGAGTTAATTGAATGGGCCGATATGGCTTGTTATATGCAGCCGTCTCACCTAGAAAAGCTTATTATGATCGGCGGCGGTAGTCGTGCCCATAGGCGTAAGTTTGTTAACTTTGCGGGGCTCATCAAGAAGAAACGAATCCACGATCCTAACTATGAGATGGACATTAGCAAATATGACGACGTTGTTCGCGATCTAGTTAATTGCTGTGAGAAGTTCATTGCGTTATAGCGTGTTGGGCTTTACATATGGCGTTGAGTTGGAATATGCTGACGTTGATTGCTTTGGGTTGCTACCGGAAGGGGCTGTTTGGAGTAGGGAAGACTACACTATTGTTAACAGCAATGGGATAGCCAACGATCCCAAGGGTAAGCTTTATGGATTTGGGGGTGAGGTTAATACCAAGCCAACACCTACTATGGGCGAACAAATAACCCATATTAAAGAAATAAACGCATTACTTCAGCCTAAGCCGGTAATAAATTACAAGTGCAATCTTCACGTGCACATTGGGGTGCCAGGGCTAATAGACGATATTGATAGTTGTAAGCGGGTTTTGAAGTATGTTCATGATTTTGTTAATCAGTCATTTGAAATTTGTGACCCTATCATTAAGCCCACGGCGGAGCTGTTTCCCGATGCTGAGGAATTAATGTGGGCTAAGAAGCGGCATAGGAAGAACCTACTATCGCACAGGTGTATGCTACCGGAAGCTAGGTATGCGGAAGCTATGAGGGCGGAAACTTTTGAGGAGTTTTATGATGCTCACGCACCTGTAGGCAAAAATGGTCAAAGACTATTCCAATTCGCACCACGAGCGGCGGTAAATATGAAGAGCCTAAAGAAGCATGGCACTATTGAGTTTAGGCATTTCTTTGGAACGCTCAACATGGTTGAAATGAGGAATTGCTTAATTTGGTGTGCAGAGTTTTTGAATGCCGCACTGAATAATATGGGTGAACCAGCTGAGATATTAGAGAGGTTGCCGTGGCTAACCTTCCCTCAACCGAAGCCATTCGATGTTAGGCTCGCCAAGGGGTTTGACCTAACAACTGTTAGTAAGAACACAAGGGAAGAAGCTGAGCGGAACATAATAAAAATTATATTGAATAAGTAATTCTAAGTTTTTCTTCGAAAGCGGTTTTATTGTTCATTGTTACGGGTATAACTTAATAGAAAACGGAGAAAGGCAACGGAAGGGGAACTATGGCACCAGCGGCTGAAGAGGAAGTAATACTATCTCTCAAGGAGAGCTTAGAGGAGGCTAATGAGTCCCTCTTGGCTCAAAAACAATTTATTGAGGACATCACTGAGCCACCGTTTGCATTTGCAACAGTATTAGATATCGGCGAGGAAAAGAAGCAGCCCGTCGAAAAACCATCTAAGAGCTTGGACGGCAAAATTATTGAGCCTAAGAAGAACGGCAAAACAATCAATGTCCGCCGGGTGCTGTTAGGTAGCAACGGCAAGCTGATGGAGATATGGGCGTCTAGTGAAGTGGTCAAAAAGTTAGGGTTGAAGGCGGGTTCACCTGTTAAGATGAACCCGGAACTTATGACGATAGCTGACGAGCCGGTGAGCCAAGAACATATCCCCGGAAATATTGGAACCGTTTCCAAGGTCATAGATGGCAAGTATTGCGAAGTCAACATTAACGAACAAGTTCGCACGGTTTTCCATGGGCAAGAAGAACTTGAAATCGGCGATCGGGTTTTGGTCGATGAATCAAACATGGTCGTCACCCACAATATAGGTAAAGGCGAAAACCAGTTCGCCGCGCAATTGCCGGCAGCCGTTCATTGGGAAGATATTGGTGGCCTTGAAGAGGCTAAGCGGGAAATGGTCGATGCGGTTGAATTACCGCATACTAATCCTGGTATTTTTGAGAAATATGGTAAGAAACCTATTAAAGGCATTCTTCTTTATGGACCACCAGGTTGTGGCAAGACGATGATCGGTAAGGCCGTGGCAACCTCGTTGGCTAAGATCTACGGCGTAAAGGACGGAACGTCAGAAGGTTTTATCTATGTCAAGGGGCCGGAAATACTCGACCGCTATGTTGGCGTAGCCGAAGCAGCCATAAGGCGCTTATTTGCTTACGCTAAAGATTTCCGCGAGGAAAAAGGTTATCCGGCGGTGGTGTTTCTTGATGAGGCAGATTCCCTATTGGGTAGGCGGGGGAGCGGAATAAGTTCGGATATGGAAAGAACTATCGTGCCTATGTTTCTTACTGAGATGGATGGCTTGCAGGAATCAGGCGCTTTGATTATACTGGCGACTAACCGGCCAGACGTGCTTGACCCGGCAGTGGTTAGGGAAGGGCGAATTGATCGCAAGATCAAGATAGGTCGCCCAACTAAAGAGAGCGCTCAAGAAATATTCCGGCTTAACTTGGGGGAGACGTTGCTTCATTCTGAATGCAATATCGATAACCTTAGTTTGAGTGCAACTGAGACCCTATTCTCTAACGAAAAAGCATTCTACCGTATGCACACCAAAGAGGGCACGTTTAGTATTTCTTTAGGCGACTTGTGTAGCGGCGGTATGATAGCCACGATAGTTGAGCAGGCGATCGCAAAGGCTATCCGGCGTGAGTTGGCGGCCAAGAAGGAAGGGCCGTCCGGCATAACGGAAGAAGATCTAACTGCATCAGTTCGTTGGATGCGAGCGCAGCAAAAGGATGTTGACCATCGGCCAGAAGTTGAGGAACTAGGCAAGAACTTGAATGCGCCTATTCTCAAGATAGAGGCAGTAGCCTAAAAAGGGGGTTAATATGGTAAGTCAATCACAAAGGTCATCACAAGGCAGCGGTAAGGGTGCTAATACTGATATTGTCTTTGATTTTGAGGTAGGGGAAGTAAAGACTCCGAATGTAGATAAGGTTTTAAAAAGCACTACTGATGCTATTGAAAAGTCTAGTGCGGTTCTTGCCGCGCAAAAGAAGGAAAGGACTGCTCAGAAACGAAAGGTCAAAAAGCAATGTTGTGGTGGGGTTTGCTGTGGCGGCTGAGTTAATTGAACTATTAGCGGTTAGCCTAGCGGTCTCCGGGGTATCTATTACTATAAGCCGGTCGCAAATGTTTCAAACCGTGCGGGTTTGGGCATTCGGAGTTAATGATTGGTTCGGGGAGTTACTTAGTTGTTGGTGGTGCGTGAGTCATTGGATAGCGTTTCTATTTGTGGCTTACTATAGGGTGACGGTACTTGAGTCAGAGTTCGTGGTGCTTGATTTATTTTTCAATACGTTTGTAGTTGTAGCCCTAGCAGGGTTAACAAGCGCATTGTTTTCAAAACTATGTTGGCGGATATTATGGGGAGGTTAAGGATGGTTCAGGAACAGAAGAAGAAAGCTGAGAAAAAGGTTGGCCTAAATGCTGAGGTTGAGGTTAAGCAGGGAAAGGTGCAGGTGCCGGAAGTTGATGCGACTATCGATGGTATCGACAACGTTTTGGCCAAGGCTAAGGTTAAAAGCCGAATGATTCAACTCAGGGGTTCATCGGGCGACGAACCACTGCTTGAGTGGGAAGCGGATGATGTTGAATCGATTAAGGCGGCTAAGGTTAAGTTCAAGCAACTAAAGAGCCAAGGTTGGTCTATTTTAACGACTGATGGGGAGGGGGTAAGCGAGGTTGCTCACGAGTTTGACATTACAGTTCAAGAGTATTTTGTTATCCCGCAAATGGCCGGTGGCGAGGAATTGAGTTAGACATGAATGATATTGTTGGTGGTTGTGATTGCGAAGATTGCCGTGAGGCGAGGCGCATTCAAGCCACAATGAAAAAGGAAGGCAAAGGCCGGGTGATGTACGATGAAACAAGCGTACAATTCAAACGACTTTGGCGAAATCTGAGCGCCTATCAGCGTGAAATCCTTGAGAAATATAACCGCATACCTATTCGGGGTCAAAGCGGAACGCTTTACGTTATGCCTTATTCAAGGTTTCATGATCATACGTTGAACGGGCAAATGGAGTCGCTTGCGCACGTTACGCTTCAAGTGTTCAAGAAGGACGGTAAGGGCGAAGACATCCTAAGTGACCATTATTGCGCGGGGCTAGATAAGACGCATGCGGCGATTAATGTGTTAGCCGTAAAGTTATTGCTCGAAGCTGATCAAGGCGCTTACTTAGAGCGGGGGCATTCATTTAGGGGGCCGTGCGGGGCTTTTGAATCTTATGCAGGTAGGACTTTCGAAAAAACGCTTGAAGTTAATATTGATCCGTTAGCCTACTTAAGCGAGACGGTTTAACTAATATGATATTAACTAAAGAAATACTGCGGTTGGCTAAGGAGTCTGTTCAAATAAGGAAAACTTGCAGCATGTATATGAAGAGTGACGGTTGCGATTCTTGTGCTACGGCTGCGTGCGGGAAGGCTATGGCAGCTTTCGTAGACTTAATTATAGAGGCCGGAGAAGTCGAGGAAAAAGATCAATCCGAAGAAGAAAGGGTACTACACTAACAACAAGATTACTCAGGTCGTCCAATGGTAGGACAGCGGGCCTTGGACCCGTCAATGAGGGTTCGAACCCTTCCCTGAGTGCGAAATTTTAATTAGAAAGGGGTTTGAGTATGACCTTAGAAAACTTTATTGTTTATTATATGTTTTTGTATCCAACAATTGTAACTGTGGTACTAATAGTAGCATTGAACAAAATAAAGAAGGATAGTCAAAATAAATTCTTGATAGAAAGGCGACTCATATGTTACATGGAATATATTGCGCCTAAGGATTCGGAAGAGTATCGAAATCATATTGATAAGTTTCAGGGGATAATGGGCGATAAAGTAAACCTAAAAGCTATGGAATTGGCAAATATAGTGTGGACCGGCATTCGCTCTTATGAAATAGACAATAAGCTTTTGCCGGCGATAAAGTACGAAGATATGGAGGCATGGGTAATTGGTGGGAAATAAAGTTAAAATATTTCATCTGTTTCCAGTCATTTTATTTGGTGTAATGATGGGCTTGAACCTGTATAGCGGTTTATGGTCTTGGGCTGTGCTTTTTGGTTTTATGACAGCGTGGTCTTTCGGGGGGTTATTTCGTGGGCGGTAAATTCTTTAATAGTAGCTACCGCGAGTCGTCGGTTAAGAATAAGAAGTTCCGCCAAGGCGGTAGTGATGAACCGCCCAGGGTGAAAAAGAATAGCCGCAAGAAGAAGAAAGAAATAAAGGTTCAGTTCTTACGTGAAGCGCATCACTGGTACTTTAATTGGCAAGGCGAACCGGGTTGCTGGGAGTTGTTTCCTTGCCAAAATATTCATGATGGGTTGTTTTGGATAACTATGGGGAAATATGAAAAACTTCGGGATGCCCATAATTCCCTAAAAGGGCATATTTGGTTTGATTGGGTGGCTTGGCGAATACTAGACAAAGACGGCAACATAATTGATGGAGGACTAAAAGATGCCTGAGAAAGATATTGAAATAACCGAAACAACGGAACTTTACTTGCACTGTGCTAAGTGCGGGTGCGGAAAGCTTGAGATCGTTGTTAAGAAAGAGGAGGGGAAACTATTAATCGGTTGTCCTGAATGCGTTATCGCGGTAGCGGTAATGACGTTGCCGGATGAACTTAGGGATGACGTGAATACTCAAGGTTGTCATGAGTGTGGGTGCGGCAAGGAGCATTAAGTGCAAAAGTTTATGAATGGAGAAAAGGATGTATCGAGCATAGATATACCAACTGACACTATAAAGGCGTTAGGGCATCAATTAAGGATTGCTGCAAATAATAAGCTTTATTTAACCATCACCCCGAGGGAGTGCAGGATATTAGGCGCGGAATTGCGTAAGATGGAGAAAGAACTTGCGGAAGCTAGGGAACAATTGAGTGAGAATGAGTAATGTTGACATTAAAGAAGCGGCGGACAGGGTTGGCGTTATCGGCGATCTAGAATATTGGGTAGTGCCTAACCCTATGATGCAACGGGAACTTGATGGCGAAGAGCCTTGGTGGAAAGCAGAAGGTAAAGACCCGGAGATGTTTGATTTTGCTGGGTATAACGGCTATGTAATTTATCCTAAGAGACCGGTACGTGAGAAAGGGTATTGGGGTATTTTAACTTATGTTCCTGTTCATGGCGGCATTACTTATGCGGAGGAAGACGAGCTCGGCATGGTTTATGGCTTCGATACAGGGCATCATGATTCGCAACAGTTTCCGCGTAAGGACGGCGACTGGATACAACATCAATGCGGCATTATGATTATGGGAATAACTAAAGCAATTGAGGTTGAGAGGAATTACCTTAGGTGTACTACTAATGAAGGAAAAGGTAAACATGCTCAAGCGGTAATAGATGTTGTCGGGGATGTTCCGGGCTATGACGGTAATTTCGGCATCAACATTAATCTTATGTTTGGCAGGCTTTAATGGGGGCTAGTTATAAACTCATTAAAAAGGGGAATAAGGTAGGTATAATGTGTCTGCGGTGCGACCGGATTAGTTGGTGCCCAGACGATGTTGAGTATAAATATTGCGGCAATTGTCATAAGTTCCACGAAGAGGAGGCGGAGGCTGAATGATCAGTGCTGACGAACGAATAAGGCAGGCGGTTATACGGGAGTTAAGAAGCACAGTTAGTCCCTATACTCAACCTGCGTGGCGGACGACGTTATTCCTAGTTGACGGGTTACCGGTAAGTGAAGCTCTTGATGTTGTGGCTAAATTGGCTGATAGCGGCCAAAGAGGGTTTGATGCCGTTAATAAAAAGTTGTTAAAGATTACTTTAGTTGGTGAAGATGAACAAGCCACTGGGACATAAATCATACGGCTCGATTCCACATATTAGTGGCAGCCGGTTAGGGCCAGGTGATCATAAGATTGAGGCCGGTCAAGAACGGATAGCGCTCGAAAAACCACGCAAGGGCGATACGGTTATAGTTCAAGAAAAGCTTGACGGTAGTAACGTCTCGGTAGCTAGGGTTGACGGTAAATTGTTAGCGCTAGGGCGTGCCGGGTACTTGGCCCAGTCGTCACCATTCGAACAACATCAACTATTTGCCGATTGGGTGCGGAAGAATATCGAGCGTTTTGAATTCCTAGAAGAAGGCGAACGGTTGGTTGGTGAATGGTTAGCTCAAGCGCATGGGACTAGGTATAACTTACCTAATGATTGGACTGAAGATCCTTTTGTAGTTTTTGATATTATGCGAAATGGCCACGAAAGAGCGACATATTATGAACTTTTCCACCGGACGTATAAATTTAATCGGACATTTATGCTTTCTTTTGGTGACGAAAGAGCTGTTAATCTTGAGAACGCATTAGTTCTTTTAGGCGAGCATGGGCACCATGGGGCGATTGATAAAGCTGAGGGTATTATTTGGCGGGTTGAGCGTGAAGGCAAGGTTGATTTCTTATGCAAATATGTTAGGCCGGGCAAGGTAGATGGTTGCTATCTTAACGGCGAAGAGGTTTGGAATTGGCGACCTGGGGGTATAAATACCTAATGAAAAAATTACTTCAAGAAATAAAAGATGCTAGGGTCATTAAGATAATTTGGCCAACACTCCTATCAACAGGTATCAACCTTTTGTTTGTTCTTGCTGTTGGCAGTTCACTTTCTTATTTTCTACTAGGCGTTCAGGGTACATTCTTAGTGGTGTTTTCCTGGCACGTAGTTAGTAGGCACCGCTTACTTCAAGAGTTTAAGGAAAGCCTAGGGGAAACTGAAAAATTTAATTCAATAATTGGGAAGCGCTTAGATCAATTAATCCAACAAATTGAAAGATTGCCTGGGGAAAAGGGGGGAGAACATGAGGAGCCGATAGAGCCACCAGTACTTCATTAATCATGTAATCAATTTAAGGGGGACGTATGGGTTTAGTTAAGTTTTTAATGTTTATTATTGCATTTGCCGGTCTTGCGGCGTTCGTTTTCGCAGGCTTCAAGTGGAATCGGGTCGGCGGCCAAATCCGGGGTGCTGAGAAAGTACCATTCGGGCGGTTTTTTGTTAGCACTTTATTGCTGATTACGCTGCTGATATTCTTCTCGGCCATCCAGATTATTCCGGCGGGTCATCGTGGGGTCGTCTTCTCTCAAGGTTCGGGAGTTAAGAGCCGCATCCTAGGTGAGGGTTTTAACGTTGTTACACCGGCTATTGAGAGCGTAATTTTGATGGAAGTACGAGTTCAAAAGCATCCGGTTACGGCGGCAGCAGCTTCAAAGGATACGCAGAATGTCAAGACCGTGGTTGCCATTAACTATCATTTCGACCCAAGGAAGGTCCATAAGATTTATCAGGATTACGGGTTGACAAGTGAAGTTAACGCTAGGATTATTGCGCCTAAAACGCAGGACGCTATCAAGCGGTCTACAGCTAAGTTTGATGCTGAGGATATGATAGCTAACCGGGATAAGCTAGGCGATATGATTCTGGCAACGCTAGGCGCTAGATTGGCGAAGTCTAATATCATCATTGATGATGTTTCGGTCGAGAACATATCGTTCGACGAGGACTTCATGTTGGCGATTGAGGATAAGGTTAAGCAGAAACAGCTTGCTAAGAAAGCTCAGCTCATTGTAGTAACTAAAGAGGCTGAAGCTAAGCAGGCGATAGCGGAAGCTGAGGGTATTAAGCAAGCTCGTATTCTCAAGGCTGAGGGAACGGCTAAAGCGAATGAATTGCTTGACCGAAGTTTGACACCGGGGGTTCTAAAACAACGCTACTTAGATACCTGGGATGGCGTGTTGCCGAAGTTTGTTGGTGCTAGCGACATATCGCTATTGATGCAAGCGCCTGAGTAAGTTAGGCACGGCGAGCGGTATGCGCA